GAAAGTTTGCACCGCTGACCAACGGACATATTGAATTCATTCGCCAGGCGGCTTCTCAGGTTAGTGCTCTGTATCTGTTCCTGTCCTATGACCAGAAATTCGTTGACGCACAACCAGAGTGGATTCGTCCTAAGCTGGGACTTGCTGATCGTTATCGTGACCTGCTGGATGTCATTGCCGACGAGGGACTTGACAACGTGAAGGTAGACTACGTTGATGAGTCGAATATCCCAGGATACCCTGAAGGCAGTGCTGCCTATGCAAAACTGATCCGTGAAAAGCAACCGTTCGTTAAGTACGATTTTGCTTTCTCTTCTGAGCCGGAGTATGAGTCTTACTTCAGTGAGTTCTTCCCTGAAGCGAAGCATGTAGTTATCGACGCAGAACGTAAAGCTGTTCCTATCTCAGCCACGATGATCCGTAATGATCCGTACAACAACTTCTACAACCTAGCGTGGCCTGCACGTAAGCGCTTCATGAAGAAGGTTGCCATCATTGGTGTTGAGAGTACGGGCAAGACAACCCTGACAAAACATCTGGCGCATACCTTCGGTGCTGGTTGGATTCCTGAGATCGGGAGGCTTATCTGTGAGCGTGAATACCACTCCAGTGAGTTAGCAATGTCTCGTGGAGACTATCTTCGTATCGCAATGGAGCATCGCCTGAAGGAAATGGAGTTAGCTGGTTGGGGTGGTTGTGGGGTTATGTTCTCTGACACCACAAACCTGATCACTCACTTCTCTGGCATTTGTGCAGAAAAGATCGACTACTCCGATCTTCTGTTCCGCACACTGAGCCGTGAAGAGAGCTACAACTTCTACGACCTATTCCTGTTCCTCACACCAGAGGTTCCGTGGGTTGCTGATCCTCTTCGCTTGCAGGATACGCCAGAAAAGCGTAAAGAAACACATTCTTTGCTTGACACAATGATCAGGACATCTTACGATACAAGCAAGGTGGTGGTTATCTCCGGCAGTGATTACGACGAACGTACTCAGAAAGCCGAAGAAGCTGTCCGTAAATTGCTGAATATCAAAGGAGAACAGAATGGGGTTTCCTAAACTTGAGATTGGCGATTTAGTATTGGTTCGCCAGTGGAACGGTGAGGAATCTGTAGAAATTTGTCAGTACCGTGGAGCAACAGGAAACCTGATGTTGATGGTATATCATCCTGATGCAATTTTGAAATCTCAAAGTGAGCGTTTCATTCGGGACACCGACAGTATGCCGTACAGTGTTAGCATCGTTCGTAAGAGCGATTCAGAGGCATGGGCTAGACTCATGGTAAAAATATCCGCACAAAAAGGAGAACAAGATGAACGTAACTAATTCAAGCATGAAGCAGGCTTTTGGTGTTCTGAAGATTATTTTGGAAAAGGCACCTGAATTGGTGGAAGGTCTTCAGGCTTATGCCAACTGTCGTGAGCAAGGGTTCTCCATCATGAAGTTGGACTACTCCGGTGGAGAAGATAATTGTCGCCAAGTGTCATTCTCAGAATGTCGTAACAGTGATCAGATCACTGTGTACTGGGGCGGGACTCGTGACTTCAATTTCCAAACTAACATCCCAACTGATGATACCTATTTCAATCGCCGTAAATTCTTCGGCTATGAGGAGTACGAAGAGGTGGCTGACTGGATTATTGCATACTTGAAGGGTGATAACGATGGATCAAACTAAGCTGGAAATTCTCCACTTCTTAGAGAAGTCTTTGGAGGAAAAGCAGGGATGGACGTACCACAAAGAGGTAGCTGATAAATTTGGCGAGCCTGCCACTACAGAGGCCCTAGCTTCTCTTATCGGGAATGGTAAAGTTATGGATTGCGGCTGCGGGTGTTCCGGTATGATGATCACCCCTGCGGGTCTTGAGGATATTCGCCCACCAAAACGTATCATGGTGTGGAAAACAGAATCCGGGAAGGTTGTCAGGCTGACCCATATGTCAGATGACCACTTGCGGAACGCCATCATTTGGTTGCTGACAGACTCCAGTCTTACTGATGAGCACGAGGGTTATGGCATCACACAATGGTTGGTGGCTATGTCTCGCGAGCTGCACAGCCGTGTGACTGTCTAATGGCTAAGGTTCTCAACTTTTACCACATCGGTAAAGTGATCCCTGAAAATGCTGAGTACATGGGGCGAGCAATGCCCCACTTGGGCCTGAAGCAATCTAAATTCGCTAACCCATATAAGTTGTCGAAGGATGAGCCTCGCGGGGCAACGATTGAGCGCTATCGCGTATGGTTATGGCAACAGATCCGTGCTGGGAAAATTACTATTCAAGATCTTCTTGACTTGGATGGTAAAGACCTTGTATGTTTCTGTAAACAGCCTAACAAAGAGGTAGCATGTCACTGTGATGTGATACTTGCGGCAATCGAATGGGCTAAACAAAGGAGTCAAGATGTCTAAAGAATTTATGGACTGGTTTGATAAAAACGCACCCGCACATCTTTTTCCAGACGCAGAGGAGCGTGAAAACCTACAAGTGATGTGTTGGTTAGCATGGCGAGATGGGATCAGATCTGTCTTACCAGTTGTAATGGAGGGTTAAAAATGGCAATTCATGCAAAGAGTAATGGTCTGCTCATCGGTGGTAAAATTCTCGACGATACTGAGAAAGGCTGGCTTTTCCAAGCGCTGGACAACAAACGTCCAACCTTTGTTGGAAAAGGCGATAAAAGAAATAAGGTTTTTGATGGGCCTAATGCAGTAGATGAGGCCATCGCGTGGCAAACTAAAGTTCGGTCAGAAATGAAAAATAAAGAGAGAAAGGGGCGCAAAAATGGCTAAAGATACATGGGAAGTATTTCAGGATGACGATGAAATAAAGGTCATTGTCTCAGGCTCTCTTGAGGTAGGTTCCGGGTGGCGATCTTACAGTGACGTGTGTTCAGAGATTAATAACCTTGATGATGCCAAACTCATTGCCTCAGCACCTGAATTGCTTGACGCGGTTCTGGATCTGAAGTATAAGTTATACGGTAACGGCGCGGCGAATCCTAAAATCGAAGCGCTTCTTAAACGATTAACAGGAGAATAACCATGAATACAAATCTGTACATTAAGACAGCATGGACCGACTTTTATGGCTGGTCAAAACTTGAATACCTTTGGCTCCTCATCTGCTCGGCATCGATCGCCATTGTATCCTTGACTATGGGCGGCGGAATAGTAGAGTTCATCTCTTCGGTCACCGGGATCATCGGGGCTATCCTGGTGGCAAAAGGTAAGCTCTCCAGTTATTACTGGGGTTTTGTGGCAACGGTGTTGTATGCTTATGTGTCGTTCACGTACAAACTCTACGGAGAAACGATCATGTACACCCTGTTGTTCACCCCCATGCAGGTCATTGGTGGGATAATCTGGGCGCGTAAGTTAACCGTCTCTGCGGATGGTGAACGTGCGGATGTCATCAAGAAGTATCTGACCACAAAACAGCGCTGGATTGTTGGTATCGGGACATTGGTGACGATCGGATTATACGCCGAGTTCGTTAGCCTGCTGAAAGGGAGTATGCCGGGTCTCGATTCTGCTACAGCAATCCTGTCGGTTCTGGCAACCTACCTGATGATGGTTCGTTATGCAGAACAATGGTATGTCTGGATTATTGTTAACGTGGTTGCTGTGGCTCTGTGGATTCAGACAGCAATGCATCATGAAACACAAGGATGGGCAGTTCTTGCAATGTGGGTAACTTTCCTGTTAAACTCTGTGTACGGTGCTTACAAATGGCGTAAAACAGAAAAGGAAACTACACATGCGTGATTTAATCATTCCCACAACCATCAGTGTAGTGGTGTTCTTCTTTGTGCTTGCAATATCTATCTCTCTCGGATACTATGTTGGTATCAGTGCGGGAGAAGTATTCGGAACACCTGGCTTTGGCGAGTACGCCCAAACCTCTGTAATACTTGGTGGGTTTTTGGGATTAGTTCTCGGCATAGTATCTTTCGGCATAAGTTCAGGGGTGGAGTGAGTGTGAAAAGAACAAAGCATATCAATAAGAATGCTTTCCGCAAGGTGGGGCGTTATGCCCTGCCATTCGCGGTGGCAATCACAGTTGCAGGTTGTGAGCAAGCAGACATTGACATGAAGATGTACAAAAATGTTGATGAGTGTATTGCAGATACTCACAAACCGGATCAGTGTCGGGCAGCAAGACAAGAAGCAGAAAAGGTTGCAAATGAAACTGCACCACGCTATGCGACTTATTCTGACTGCTACGCGGAGTTCGGTGACCAGTGCCACCACAATCCAAGCAGCTCAGATAGCGGTTCTTCGTGGATGCCGTTGATGATGGGATACATGATGGGTAACAGCATGAATTCCGGTTATCATTCAGCACCGCTATATCAGAATCGATCAGGTCAGTATATGGACAATAAATTCCGTAACTACAATGCACGACCTGGTCAAACGTTCAAGGTGACAAGCTCTGCGGCAAAGCCAACAGTACAGTCTCCTCGTACAACGGTTTCTCGTAGCACCACATCCTCTCGTGGTGGTTTTGGTAGCTCTGTTAGCAGTCGCTCATCTTTTGGAGGGTAGTTGATGATTGGATTCTGGGAATGGTTTACAATGAATCACAATTGGGTATCTAGCCTGATCCCGCTTGCTATGTTTTCCTACATAGGATGGTTATTGTCGGGAGGGCTTACTTGGAAGGGAAAAGTGGCCTCCTATGTGTTTTCAGCTGTAATGTTTGGGGCAATGTTCTGGGCAGTGACTTACTTGGGTGGTTATGGAATGTATAAGCGCCATTATACTACTTGCGCAAAGCCAGAAGCTGTGGCATCATTCTATGTGTTTGATGCAAAGAAAGAGCGCTGTTATAAACCTGTTGTTGGATTTGCACCTGTTGATGATAATCAGGTAAAGACTCTGACACCGAAACAAATGGAGACTGGAGAATGGCTTTAACTCGTGAAGAACGTACCGGGGCTAAGTTTGTAGAGATGTATGAGGCCCGTGTCGGTTCGAAACCCACTCTTGAAGAGCAACTGATGCTTGCATACTTCAAGGAGAACGTGGATGATCTCCCGGTTGACTGGGGCGACCCAACATCTTTCCACAAAGCGTTCAGACAAACCGACGTTTGTCGTCAAGGATACCAGGATATGGTCATTTGGAGTCTTATGTCTGGTGGGCCAAGTGTAGCAATTTGGGATGTATTGGAGGAATTTTATGCTGGTCGATGAACTTGGTGTTCGTAGCCTTGTCCCAGATGCTTGGGCAGAGGCCTATGGTAAGCCACAAGCTGATCCTCATTCTGTTTTCGCAGAGCTGCTTGGTGTAACACGACAGCAAGCGAAGGTGATCGGTTATGAGTATATGTACTCTGAAGAGACCGAACATGTTCGGGCGATCAAACTGTGGCACCTATCGGGAAAAGAAACTCGATATGTTTACCGGAAGCTTGCTAACCTCTTGTTGGAGAATGGGGTTACTGTTCCTCCGCTGAGAGAAATTCTTGAAGAGGTAGATCGGGATGAATAAAATCCGAAAATTTTTCAAATGGTTATTGGGATTATTCAGTACAACAACGGTCGTATCTATAGGGAAGGGAAACAGCACTTTTGTTAGCCAAACAACCAAGGTGACCACAATATCTTCTGAAGCGCTTAATGAGACGCTCAACGAGGCCCTTCGTCAAGCAAGACAAAACAATGAGCGGAGATTGAAAATGTCACCCCCAACGCCACCTTCACCGTCTAAAAGGCGTGTGGTCGTGGAGGATGGCGGTTATCGCCGGAGAAATGATGATGCGGCGATCATCAATACAGCCACGATTAGTGATACGTATACCCATCATACGCCAAGTCACTCGTCAAGCAGTCATGACTCGTATTCCTCCTGTGATTCGAGTTCATCATTTTCAGGTAGTTGTGATTAAGGAGATAAAATGAAAATTGGTTTCTTCGGTTTTTTGGCGCTGATACTTATCACGCTTAAACTTTGTGGCGTTATCGCTTGGTCTTGGTGGCTTGTTTTACTACCGCTCTACTTCGGTGTTGCCGTTCTTCTTTTCTTCTTCCTGATGGCGATTATCGGGTGGCTGGGACTGGCAAGTGTAGGCCGTGTGGCTGAAATGATGTCAAATTCAAAAAAGAAAAGAAAGTAATTGACATAACAAGTGTAAAGGGGTAAGATACCCCTTCACTAATAAATGGAGGATTGATGACTGAAGAAGTAACCCCTACCAACGAAGCACGATTCCTGGGACTAGACCCCAATCAGTTCGGAACTGTGATTTTCCTCTCAAGTGCCAGCGTTCAGATGGCTGACCATATAAATTCTGAACCCGTCAGAAAAGAAATGGAACGTTTGATCAGTGAAGGCAAACACGAAACTATCGAAACGGCGTTGGCCTGGATTCGTGGTCAGCGTAATGCTGTGATGCAACTGAGTGGAGCTTCAACCTTCGCGCAAAATCTTTTGGCGCAAGTTGAAGATATGTTGGTTGATCAACTTCTTGCTGTACCAGTTACACAAGCCGTTGAAGAAAAATCTGAGTAATAAAGGAGAGAAGATGAGCGTAGTAAACGAATACAAAGACCCAATGTCCGGCAAAGTAAACCACTTCGCAAAGGGCAGCATCAAATTTGTCAGCATCAAGCCCGTAAAAGATGGCCCGAATGTTGTCAACGGTGTTAAGACCACCTACATCAAGGTTCCAGGTCAGCCTGACAAGAAGATCGAAGCAACCCACGTCATCAGCTTCCTGATGCAAGATGTTGACGACAATAACAATGTTATCGATCCGCAGAGTACAGGTCAGTGGATCAGCATGGGAGAGAAGAAGCTTCATGCTAACCATACTGACAAGGTGCAGGTGAAAATGGACAGCGGGTACAAAGATATCTTAGCAGGTATGGTTGTGTCCTTCCCTCTGAAAGTGTCTAAGAGTGGTGAAAACACCTACTACAACGGTACTCTGAGTGGTAAAGTGTTCAACATTTTGGATGAAAGCAAAGCGGGACAACCTGCCCCTCGTCAACAGCAATCTTCTGCCCCAGCAGCACAGTCAGGCGGTGGTATTAAGATCTACGGTGAGATTACCGAAATCGTAGGTAATCTGGCGACTGTTAATGACGAGAAGAACGGCCCCGGCGGTGTAGTTCTTTCCGATGAACAATTGGCACAGGTATCTGTTGGTGGACGAATGACTGCCTTTGTGGATATGTCTAACGGTAACATCCTGAATGGATTCAAAGCTTACGGCCCCGCAGGTCAGAACAACGGCGGTTCTGGTGCCAAAGGCAAACGTAGCAATTACGATCCTGTTGGTGTATCTGCTGGTCATGCCATGAATGCTCTGGTAAACCTGAAGCTGTCAGGCTTTAAGGGCGATGTGGAAGCGGCAGGCAAGATAGTGCATGATGTTACCACCAAACTGATCAAGGAACTTTCAGAAGCTGAAGGTAAAGATGTTGGTCAGACCGTGGGTAACGCTGTAAAATATGCGGTGACGAACATTGCTGTCAAAGGAAAGACCATCGATGCAGACGAGCTTGAGAAGGCCACACGCGAAGCGTATGCGCTTGCAGCGACGTTCTACAGCTATGCCAGTGCAACGGCACAGGAAGAGTCGCAGAAGCCGTCACAGCCCATTCAGGAGCGTTTAACGACACCTCCTGCTCAAGAGGCTCCGGCTATGGATTTTGATGAACCTCCGATGGACTTCGATGATGATATCCCCTTTGCTCCAATCGGACTGCCGTATGGTCGTAACTTCATCCACTGCATCTAAGATGTGATTTTAAAAAGAAAAGGCTCCCTTTTGGGAGCCTTTTTTATTACGGTCTTTGATAGACAGCTACATCATATACAGTCCCTCTTCCACAATAGGTTACTTGTAGAATTGTAACTGAATTTGCAGTAGTGCTGATCGCACCACCATTTATGATTTTATAAGATGCATCAAGGGTGACGGCGTGTCCGCCAGTTGCATCCTGGAACAGATAGATCGTGGCAGTAAAAGCACTACCAAGATTTGCCCAAGGCCCGATAGTTAAAGTATTTGTCACATCTACGTTGTAGATGTTATTCATCTTCGTCAGATCAGAACCTGTCCCTCCTGGTGTCCAAGTTGTCCCTGCGGAAGGTGTGGTAACAGAACCGGGGGTTGTTCCTACGAAATTCGCAGTGACCTTCGGAGCCGTCGCTTCACCTGTAATAACGAGGGAGGCACCTTTTAGAGATCCGTATGCCTCTATTGTGGTGGTTGCCAGAACGGAGTTAGGGTTAATGTCCTTCCCGTTGACATCAATGGAGACACCTGTCAGAGTCCCAAGTACGTTAAGGTTGTTTACGGTTGTTGTGCCTGTCCCACCATTATTCAGGTTAGCGTTTCCAGTAACTGTAAGGTTGGTGCTTACCGTAGCTTCCCCAGTGACTGCAAGCAGGCCTGTGATGGATAGATTTCCTGCAACAGAGCTGGCACTACCGGCTGTAAATCCTCCAGTTAATGTGCTGTTTCCATCGACTGTTAATGAGCTTACTACACCCAGATCCTGAATAGTGGTACTTCCGAGAGTTGTTATACCATTCACAGTCAGATCAGAACCTATCTCGGCTGTTGTCGTTGTGACAATGGAGTTGGGGAGAATGTCTAAACCATCAACCCCCACATTGACACCGGACAATGAACCAGTTACTCTTACGTTTTCAAGTTCTGTCGTTCCGGTTACCTTAAGTCTTGGTTCCGTAGAGGCCTTGGAAGAGTTCCCTCGGATATACACATAGTCGAAGGTGTTATTACCGACACCAGTTAATGACATTGTGGTGTTATCTGCACTAGCTGTCCCATTCACAATAACTGCGGAAGTCAGATTATTGGTTTGAACAGAGTTAGGAGATATGATAGTCTTCAGATAGTTAGAGGCAGCGGTGTAGTCAAAAGAAAGAGTGGCAGTTTGTCCAGATAACGAAATTTTCTGGAATTTACCAAGCACACCAGAGGCATCAAGCATCCCACCAAATTGGGATGTCCCAGAAACAACCAATGTGTTAAGGGTTGAAGCACCAACCACCGTAAGAGCAGCATAACTTGGAGAAGACCCAGCAAGAGAATTGATCGCTGCTGCGACAGCCAAGTTGACAAATGCAGTTGTCGCTATTGCACCACTATTACTTCCCTGAGCAGGGGTAGGCGCTGTCGGAGAACCGACAAATGCGGGTGTGTTAAGAGGTGCAAATTTTTCAGAAACCACAACGGAGTCATTGTAAACTTTCCAAGCGGTACTTGTGGACGGATCGGCAGGTAAAGTGATAGGTGTAGATGGTGACGCTCCTGGGGCATACCACCAGAAAGTCCCTGCTGAATTGGTGAAGGAATACAGTTGATTAAAAACTGTCGCCTGTGTACCAGCCACCCAAGGTTGTGGTGGTGTTTTAAAATACACATTGTCAAGAAGCGCTTTACGTAATGTTGGAATCGTGCTACCATCTTCTACAATAACAGTGTCGATCGCCGATCCGTTGACCACCTTATGGAGACGCTCAGAATCCTCGATAACCTGATCCACAGCCTGTTCAAATTGTGTTGTATCAGCCATTTAAGGTCTCCTTATTTAATTTCTTGTTTATCTTCATCTTCCGCTGCCTTTATAGCTAAACCCCAGCGAAGTGAGATTAGCTTGCTTATAAGTTGTGGAGCTGCTACAGTAGGTGCATATACCCACATGTACCATTCTGTAAGGGTCCCTTTAAATCCCCAGTACAGGAAAACAGCCGTCATGGATGCCAGTCCTATATTGCTCCAAAACTTGGTATGTGAGGCCTTATCAGGGTCTATAGGGGACCTGACTAAGTCCTTTAGGAACTTCATTATTCGAGTTGGCATTTTACCTCGGGGGTCAATAAGTGAAGAATGATAATGCCCTGGCAAGCACCAACAGGCTTATGACAGTTGCAGTTTTTATCCATTCCTTTATCGTCGTGTCTTTAAAATTTGCACAAAGTATGATAATTTCCATCCAAGTTTGGTAGGAAGAATTTATTACAAAGTCAAAGAGTCCGGGGATTATTAACGGAAACTGCATGGATATTATCTGGCAGAAGAGAATTGGTACTGCTACAGAGAGTGTTAGCTTTTTCTTCCATCCCGATAATATACACGCAGCACCAAAGATAAAAGAGATATCCAGGAACCAACAAAGATTGAGGTAAAGAGATAGATCGAAAAACTGGGTGTTTGAAGAAAACCACCATAGAAGGGTATTCTCAAGAAAGATATGGACCATGCCAAGAACAGACATGATCCTTATACCTTTATCGGAATGAAACAACAAAATAATAAAGCACAGGAAATAGAATACTGAGCTTATCATTTTGCGGATCTCTCCATTAACATCTGGAACTGTTTGGTGAGATCTGTTCTTAAATCACCAACATCTCCCTTGATATCTCTTCTAAGATCTGAAACATCATCCCTAATCGCTTTTAACTTTTTATCCAAGATATCATCCAGCTTTTCTTTAGTGACCATTTCGGCCCTTATACGGATGATATCTTTGTCAAGCTCATCAAGGCGCTCTTGAGTCTTTTTGTAATCCGAGTACGTTATTCTTAGGACTCCGATCAGGACAAAGGTAATAACCCCCCAGACCGCCTTCAGGATAGCAAACAGGTCAATAGACATAGTGCCCCCTTAGGCTGTCTGCGGAAGCTCTGGTTGAGGGTCTCCCTTGGTCCATCCTCTGAGATCGATGATATATTTCTTCATTGTCTCAACCTTATCTTCTTCACCCAGTGCAGCATAAGTTGATAGCAGTATCGCGGCCCTTTGGAAAAGTCCTTGTTTCTTATTTTCAAATATTCTGTCTTCCATCCAATCAACTTTTTCGAACTCTTCACCGTTAAAGATATGAGTTCTATTAGAGAAATCACTTGGAAGAGAATCTACAAAACGAAAGTAACAATCTTCGGGGAAGAATTTAGTTGGGTCAGTATCTACCATATAGACCTGGCCGTTAGAATCGTATTGAATATATAGGCCTTTTTGTATTTCTTTCAGTTGAGATACGAAATCGTACCAATCTTGGCCTTTCTCATCTTTTAGATATAAGGCACCAGGAACTGCAACCTTTTCTGGAGAATATCTAACCCATTTCATATCAGTTATTTTCATTAAAGCCCCACTGTATACCAAATGCCATCAAGAGCTTTCTGTAAAAATCGGAATCTTATCTCATCAATATCGTGCAGATAAAGGTCTCCACTGGCGTTTGCATCAATCAGACCAGTCAATACAGAACCGTCAGGTCCACGCGCCAAACGTCCGCTTGAACCATAATTTTCAAAGTCAACTTGAACTTTGTTTTGCTCACCGCTCCAGCGAATGTCAGAAACACCAATACTGATGGAAACGTCACCATTGGCGTTTGCAGCGGTACTATTTACTGCACGAACAACGGATCTTCCACCAATTGTTGCGTTGTTGGAGTTTACTACGAGGTTTTGTAACGTAGCTGTACCACCAACACCAAGGCTGGTTGTCTGGATATTACCACCATTATTAATGGTTGTGGAAGAAACTGTACCTGTCGTGGTAGTTCCTGTTGCCGTAATATTCCCTTGCACCTTTAGCAGCGCCACGCCATTAGACGTTGCATTCAGTTCCATCATGTTGAATGGTGAAACTGTACCAGAGTTGTTTACAGGAACAAAGCGGAACCTCATGACATCTACAGTTGGTTGCCCCGCTGTTCCTACATTATCACCAATAACGAAGTCTAAATAGACTTGATCCGTACCCGTTGTGGTGGTGATATGAGCAGTATCGCTAGAATCAGAGGGGAATGTTATTCTGGGTACTGTTAGCGCGCCAGTCATTGTATCACCAGAAGCATTTACATACCGGGTATCACTTTCCCCCTTGCTGTAAACATCCAGAGTGCTTCTTGCCGTTGGGATATCAGATACATCGCTAAGGTTTTGATCTTTTCTCAGATAATCATTAGAGAGTCCTGGGATCTGCTCTTCTGAGATGTACGTCATCCACCAGGTCATCATGTTAAGAACATAGTTAAGTTCTTCACAAGCGGGCTTCTCACCCAAATCCCAACCCTTATCCCAAAGATCAGCGATAGGGGAGATTTTATTTGCAGTGTGAGCATTAGGTAACACGACGTCACTTTCAGCCCATATCTGAAGAGGAATAGTAGGAATTGCCATGATTCTCCCTTATAATAGTGTGTTCTCTTCTTCGGAGGTATAGATAAGACTGGATAGGCCACCAGGCCCTGTTCGCGATGTGCTTACAGACCCAAAACCAATTGCATAGGAATCGTTTTTAAACCCAAAAGGTAGTCCTTCTGATTTTACCAGTCGAAGGTACGTAGGCATAGGGAGCATATCTTTTATTTCTTGTATAGCGGTTTCTATCTCGAAACAGCTATTAAATATATTGATATCAAAACGATAATTATCACCTTTGTAAGTGGTAAAATTCTCTGCCCCGAAGAGTTGCTTCAGCGTACCAATTACCTCAGGTCTGGTCCCGTGTTTAGCTGTGCTTGAGAGAAGGATTGTGATAATGGCACGATAATTCATATCACTCAAGCCATTTCTGTCAATCCCTACTTGAGCACCAATCTCATCCAAGTTTACCCCCCCAGCATTCTGGAGGAGACGCCCTTCTGCAAGATTGACCATCATCTCATCTACAGCCTTCATTCGTTCCAAATACACGGATAAAAATTTTACAAGGTTTTCTTTTTCTCGTAAAAAATCCCCAGGCAGGTAGTCGATACCGTCTGAAACGAAATTATCCAAGGGATGGATGTGGTTGACATCTTTTACTGTATCTGCCATAATCCCTCTTAGATTATCTGTAGGAATGTTATATTATCAGTATCGATAGAGAATACTTCATCCATCCCTGCAACAACATCAGAGGTTGTATAAGAAGTATCAGGATCCCCGACGTTCTTGACATCCACATAAAGTTGTGTAAATCTACCCGCAGAGATAGAAGAACCTACAGCAGATACAAGCTGGATGTTGTATAAGGTGTCAGCAATGTTAAGCGGGTCAATAACCCCTTTGAGAGCGGACTTTATAGTATCCTGTTCAGTGGTTGAGAGGACCTTTCCCTTATAACGGACACGGATAGCCAAATCCCTTGCCTGTGCCTTGCTGTGATAAATTCGTTCTGTCTGATTATCCTCAGTGGGGACATCATAAAAAACATTACCATAGGTAGCGTTAGACAAAGCAATTGAATTATAAAGTGCCTTACTGATGTCCTCAGTAGACCCACCATACACCACTGTCTCAAACTTGTGCGGGGGTATCCCGTTCTGGTCTGTAACCCCTGTGTTATTTGAGAAGATTTTAACCTTACTTACACCACTCACGCCAAGGACAGCACTCACCACCGCAGGTCTGGTCGCAGCAGCACTCGATGCTGTTGTGTTAGAAGCCCTGACCTTGTATTCGGTGTCGGTCTCAACATCTGTGCCCTCCGTGAAGGCATTCATGTTGTTAAGGCTGACGAACCCACTAGGGGTTGGGGAGATCGAAGTTACTGTATTTTTCTCTCGCGACAGTTCACCTGCCTCGACAGCAACAACATCCATTGTGATTGTACGCTCACCAACAATCGGCGATGTTCTGAAATCAACACGGCTATTAAGGCCGATCATTTCAAGATTAGTATCATACCCAATGTACAATGCCCCGTTTTGAGAGTCAATGATGATTCTATCATTATTAAGCTCGGAGGTATTGTTGACAATAAAGCTCTTGACAGATGCCATGAAAGTGTTAAGCTGAGAGCTATTAGGGGTTTTATTGGTCAGTTGAATGGTTGTTTGACTTGTTGTTCCGGTGTTTTGATTATTGATCTGGAAACTATAAGTGCCTACAACCCAGTCCTTATTGAGAATTTTTTGTGCCAGTATGTTACCAGCAAGGGCGGTGTCGTCATTTAATACAAATGTACCACTATCAAGTGTATATGTGTTTTGGGCATATACCATGTTGTAAGGGACAGTGTTGTTAACTGCCATCTCAACAGAACCTGAACTTTTTGTCTTTCCTCGACGATAAACACCCCTTCGGGAAAGAAGTTCGTCAAGATAAATACCCTCAGCCCCCGCAAGGGTCTGAGCAGAATAGACGGAAGCTGCCAGAAGGATAATCTGGTATTCCCTTTCGTTAAAAATTGTTGTCAACTTGTCAGCAATTGTGTTAGCTTGTGTGTTGAAATTTTCACCAAAAGTTCTGATAAGGGTCTGTTTTGTGTCTGCGATAAGGTCATCAAGAGAGGGGATAGTGAAACCGTAATCGCTCAATCCATATTGAGTTGCCAATTCGTCCTCCTTTCAGGACCATGATTCTTTTGTATATTTTACCATACGTGACAGTGTTTTGCAAATAAACGGAGGAAGGGCATAAATGAAAAAACCACCCCGGAGGGTGGTTAGTTGCCGGACAAAGAATCTTCCAAGACTGAAAGGCGCTTGTCCAAGTCCTCCTGAATTACAATGGTTGCTCTAAGTATCCAAAATAAAAGCTCTTCTTTTCTAAAAGCGAACTCTTCTCCTGCCGGGGTATTCCCATTCGCCTCCCAGCTATCGTAGCAGAAAGCTGAATACTTTGTCCAATCAAGACCATACTTGAGCATGACCTTAATAGCATCCTGCACAGTAGGTCCTGAGTGAAGCCTGGCAGCACCCTTCTCAGAAGAATACTTAGACAACCATTGCCATACAGAGTCTAGCTTCCCAATTTCATAAAAAGCTTTTGCTTCTGTAGGTGTAATTTGTCGAAGATTTGTTTTCTTCTTTTTATTTGAGGTGGAGATCACACTGTTAACTGCATACACTTGACTCCAACGCAGGGATGTTGTACCGTTGGACAGTACATTATCTGTCTTGGGAGAAAAGGATGCTGAAGGAGTTGATATCTGAACTCCATAAGTTCTTTGCACAGGACTTATAGAAATGGTATCAACATGTGATCCAATCTCATTCCCGGTGGTGGAGAAATAGTATAAATTCTGCCAACTATTAGAAAGACTGTCCAAAACTTGCTGGACAGTGGCCCCTGAGTGGGTTCCGATAAGAGATGCACCGGTGATCCCAGTCACCTCACCCCTTTTCAGGATGCCGATGTCTGTAATAAATTTTCGTATAGTTGTTTTCTCTGTGTCCAAAGATGATTGGATTATTATCTCATCCGTGTCGGAAACTAATTCTTTATCATTAAGGTTTTTTATCTTAATGATTGGTATATCAGTAGTGGCCATTTTTCAATCTCCAAATCACTCCCAAGAAATGTTAGTAGGCGGGGCGTAAAAGGGGCATCTCTGCCCCTTGAAAAAAAAAACATTTACGATATAACCCTCCCTCTCACTATCTGATGCACAAAGTAAGACGACAGCATCTCAATCATCACTCTGTTATGGCTTGAGACAGTTGTTGGCATACCCGTCGCAAGACGTGGAGAGTGGTCATAAAAACGCCCTGATGAATAAGGATTAGCCAGGAAATCCTTTTCATATGCCTGAATACAGGCAAGCAGGGCATTACCGGTAGATACTCGTCGAACCAGCATCATTGTCAACGCCACACTAACTGGAGTTGAGATAATACCTCTACGACTTTCAGAAAGAATGAAGTCAATGGTGCGAATACGCCCATCACCACACAAACCCTGAAGTCCGTAGTTGACGTTGTTAAACAGAGGCGTTCCACCAAGTAACTCAGTCATCATGAGGTATTCAGGTGCCAGATCTATATCATAATTGTACCAACGGCTACGAGCCAATGACGTACTAACTGGCATTGAATCCAGCATAGATGGTAAATAACGCCCAACGGTACTGCTATTAGTTAGGTTAGTCATCACCGTGTTATAGCACGACTGGTACGAACCATCAGTGTCCATTTCAGCGTGAATTGCTAGTGCTACAAGCATCATACTGTATATGTTGATGTTTACTGCATCACTGACAGAAGCTGACGTATACGTATTTGGCACACCCCCTTTTGCTGCGACTGCCGTCACCATCGCATCAGCCCAAGATTTAATATACGGTTGCATGGCCGTCATCGTTGTAGTATCACCAACGAACTCAGCTGCACGATAGATAGAAACACAAGGCTTGAATACAGTAGCCACTAAGTCAGCTACATGCAGTACACCTTCTAAATATCGCGTTCCGATATTTGTGCTACGCCAGTTATCATCCCAGCACCGTTTAAATCTTGCCCATACTGCCGAAATATTAGGAGACGGCTTTTGCAGTTCACGATACGCAAGATATCCCCACGGGGTCTTCGCATCATACTGTCCAGCATTCACATCCATACCACCGATCCCGGCTGAATCACCATTCATCCAGAAGTCAGCCACACCTTCAAGCAATTCACGAAGTTTACGCTCTGCTTCTTTAACTGCAAAGTTTGGAAGTTTGCCCTCACGAGCAAAACCAACCGGGCGGTTATAAACTTTCTTCGCAAGTGTCAGCGGGTCAGATTCTGTTTCATAGGCATTCAGCCAAATCTCGATTGGCCACGTCCAGTTTTTCTCTACTGGCCAGTTCAGTAAAGAGTAGTCAGTAAAGGAGTAGAATTGCCACCCGGTTGTGACACCTAGTGTCAAAGTCTGTGAATTATTGGTCATGGATATACCAGCAGTTCTTGTTGGCCCACCAGCTGTACCATCCCTATGTAAGTCACCATTTACAATGGTAGGTACATAAGAGAATTTACCACCACCAGCAGTATTACCATTGGTAATTGCTGCTGCTGCTGATCCTGCATAGACAGGGGTTGTCCCGGACTGATATGCAATATTTGAGCTAATGGTTTCGCCATACATTTTACCAACAGGGATTTCCTGAAGCGCTGTAACCGTATTCTTAACGATGACCACACCGTTCTTAAAGATACGATACCGTGTAGTGGCTTTAAGAATACCAGCCTCATAAATGGCACTGGCAGCATTGTAACCAATACGTTCAACCTCGGTAAAAAGTGGACCGGAATTGATGACCTTCAGCGTAACGTTATTGGAGAAATACTCGATAACCTGAGCACCTGCGTTCACATAGCGATGCTGTGGGCTAAGTGTGCATCTGATACGGTTGGTATCGTCATTTTTAGCAGCATCAATGGATGTAAGGCCATAAGCTCCACCAGCAAAAGCAAAACGATAATACAAATCGCCTACTTTAATGTTATAACGCTTCAAGGCATCAGTAGGTGCATAATATTCAAGCCCCTCTGTATAAACAGTATCGTCGTAACGATAACCATAAATATCAACGTTATAATATTTCTTTTGACCTGCTGCTACAGAGTCAACGATCCATACTGAGCCAGTTTTGAACGATCCATCGGGGTGATAACCTTCATTTGACTGAAAGCGAAGGTTAACGAAGTCATCAGCAGAGAACTGAGCATCGAACACATTTCCATCTGAATCAGAAACCTTAATGCAGTTATGTCCATAGACCAAGCCTTCAGGGAAACTTACCTTTAATTCAATAAGCCCACTATAGTCAGCCGAGGTATCATTTGCTGCATCCGTAACAAAACGAGTAAATGGATTGTTATCAGACTCTAAACGAGAGATCCCATTGTAATAAAGGATATCAGCATCAATGGTCAGATAAGCATTTACAGAAATGGTTACAGGTTCAGCACCTAATTTTGCCAGGAAAGTTGTTTTATACTGTGAAACGTCTGTACTTCTGTAATACAGATTGACATCATCAAAAGAATCATAGAAGTAGGATTTCACCCCTTCCTCTGTAAGGTCGTATCCAGCCCCAGTGATAGCAGAATACGGGAATGTCAACGCAATCGCCGTTTCGCTCGGGGTACTACTACCATATAATGCGCAGTAGTTGCCATCAGTTCCATATTCACCAGGTGCCGCTGAAATAAACCCACCGGACTTATCAATAACAGCATAAGAAGTGATCGAGCTATAGGTATTGATAAGCGGAACATTAGTAAAAATTGCTCGGGCAACTGAATTGGTCGCATCAAGCAGCACTGTTTCAGGTCTTATTTTTGCCAACTGTACTGAGTGATAAGGTGAGTTCAGAACGTTGTCAGCGAAATATTCCGCAGGAAGCAATTCAGCTACAACAGTGGTTACACCACTTTGCAGCTCTGTAACTTTCAAAGTATTTTTCTGGTTACGGGCGTTTGACGTTTCAGCAGCGGACAGGGAGTTAATGCGTAAAACGGATTCTTTACCTACATTAACTACAGTGTCACCAGGTGCGGTAATGCTTGTAAAGGAAGTCAACGGGAGTGAGGAAAATTCTCCAAGTAAAGCATTGGTTCCACTAATCTTACCATCCAGCTCACTATAAGATTTATTTACTCTGTTTTCAACACCTGCTTCCGACGGTATTCTTGCTCCCGTTTCTTTCATCGTTCCTGAGGCGTTTATCACCTCTACAGAGAGCACGTTATCATCGGTGCTGCGGTAAAATGCAGTAGAGCCAACCAGAATATTTCCAGCGTCCGCATCAGCCTGCGCTGCCTCTAATGTTTCATATCCCCGGATAGTCTTTATAATCGCCCCAGCACTAGGTACAGCCGCAACTTCTTGAGCAACCCCTGCATTATTCTTGTAAACTTTGAACGCTACAGAACTACCACTTCCCTGAGGGACTTGGAAATATTGCCCATCCGTAGTTGCAGCAAGACCTTCACTAACAGAGGCATATAAGTTTCCCAGCTCAGAGGCCTGCAATACATATGCCTGAGCCTCATCTCTCGCATCCCCTGCTTGGTCTTTTGCCTCAACTGCTTCATTTTTGATCTCGGTTACTTCATCTAGCAGACTTAGTCCGCCAACCGTAATCCATCCAGATCCTGTAGTGGATGGTGTTAACCCAGCAGACACAGATTTTGGAAAAGTACCCGACCATGTGTAACATTGCGCCCCCGACATATGCCAAATAGCATCGGTTGTGTAGGTAAGGGTCGCTCCTTCCTCAAAAGAACCGTCCACAAGTGTCAAACCAAGGTCGTGCAGTGCTCTTCTCCAAAGCTCTCTTGTGTTTGCGCGGTCGGTATCAAGACTCTTCTGAACTCCCTGTCCATCTTCTGTGCCGATAATAGCAGCCCCACCAAGTCCTGTCAAGGATGATTTATTTGCCAAGTCAAGGTCTGAGATAACCTGAAAGGCAGTGGCCTTTTTGGTCTTATCTGGTTGTTCTACAACAAGGTAGTCGTCTCCGACCACTTGGGTTGCGGAGGGTAACTCCGCAATTTTAATTGTATCAAAGGCCATTTTTTGCCCTCCAAGAAGTTTATTTAGAGTAGTCAATGATGACTGTCAATAGTTGTTAAAGCTTTGCATGGCAAAGATGGGCCATCATATCTGCTACGGCAGGTTTTTCTTCACTAATCATTGCAGGCTATAGCCGGTGTGAATCTTTGCGTATGTCATATATTACCTATGATTATTCACTATATGACTTAATAATCATTATGATAGATAAACCTGTAAGGCGCGCTCTGCTTCAGATATTATATTACTGAGATCGATGAACTCAAAAGAAAATAGCCCGTTACCTGTTTGCTCAACGCCTTGGACTGATGTTGTATAGGTTACTGTTGCGCTATTTCCGCGAATATCTGTAATACCGACAACAGTGTAGGTAACTTCAATGTTTTCAACTTCAGCAGGGCAGGTTATACCAAGCCCTGGGATCTGTTTAAACGTATTAAATTGTTTATTTAATGTAAATGACATATTATACCCCGTTCACTCTTGAAATTTCAGTCCACCCCTGACGAAACGCAAAGTTTGTCGCCATGAGAGTTATCGTACACGCCGCAGTTACTGCACCACCAGGTAGGAATATATTCCCGCCCGTAACCAGGCGGTTTGCCGTATCAGGACAACGAACAACCATCTTCTTACCAGTATGGCAGTAACCAAGGCTGCTAACTAAACCACTGGCCTGGAAAACGTATCCCTCATCTATGCCAATGGGGTCGTATCCACTAACCAGTGAGCCAACGGCGTTCTGATTGTTTTGTAACTTCAGTACAATCTTGGATTTTCTCCGTGACTCGGTAGTCATATCAGCATTAACATGAATCAAGCCTGTAACCGCCCCCTGCTGCTGTTTGACTGTAATGTCAGCCTTGACACTTGAACCAGTGACATTAAACAAGGCAGTCTGGTTTGCTGCTGTAATAGTTCCAAGCACTGTCAGGTCATCGATGGTCACTTGGCAATCGTATAGAATATCAATGAACCTGTTTGGGTCTGCCACTCTCGGTGCCTTAATGTTCACTACGGCATCATTTTCGATACTAATCGGAGCAACCCCATTATCACCTAGTCCATTGACATGCATCATGTCGATGTCGATAACGGCACCCACGCAGCGAGTTGCAGAAACCCAGTTATCACGGTGTATCCTGAACCATTTTTTTGCAGTTTGCCCTGAAGTATCCGAAGGACTCATGTAAGAACCACCGCGTAATGATAAATGACGCGAGTTGCTTTCAATAAACCATTCGGTGATGTTCGCCGGGTGGCTGACAAACGGATTATCTATTTTGATAGATTCTGCCAACGTGCCATTGATGGATACGACTGGGTATTTAGCTCCAGAAGCCGCACCTCTAGAGTTATTCTCAAATTTAGGCATAGATGTAAATGCGATGTTGTTTGACCGCCCAGTAATCGAAATAACGCCAGTAAGGTTGTTCTCAAAATGAGGTGCAATGAATCTGATAGCGTTGCAGTTATCGTATTTCCCTCTGAACATGATGGGATGTGTAAAGATATCACTAGCATTAGCTGGATTATGTAGATTACCACAACTGTTGATACGTAAGTTATAGAACTGAGTATCAAAAAGGTCATCAGCAACGATAGCAGAAAGCCCAGCACTCCATACATGTACCGTATCAAAAACACAATCCCAACCAACACCACCCAGATAAAACACCGGGCGTAAAGTAACGCCATCACCCAGGAAAGTAAAGTTTCGCAGGTGAACTTCAAATAAGGTTCTTGTGGCGTTGCTTACCCATGATGGGCTGGAGAAATCGAAGAAGTACTTATATTGCAGCTCAGAAGAATTTGCTTCTGGGTGCGGAGTGAATACGGTCTGATACATCCCTGACCCTTCCCAGTACACAGTACCTTTTGTGACTTTTACCGTTTGTTTTAGGTAGTATTTTTTAGCCGCAAACCTGATCCCTACGCGTGGGGCGCGAGTGGTGGTTCCGCTGTTAATTGACTCAGCAAAATTTACTGCGGCCTGGAATGCTATTGCGTCGTCGTAAACACCGTCCCCTTTGGCTCCAAACATTTCAAGAGTGACCCAGTAAATGGCGTCTGCAACCGTACCTCCTTTCGGTAAACCCACCTTACTCGCTCCATCAGGCTGGGCCAAAGCCGCCAGCACCGACTGTTCAACGGTATCTTCAAGGTGGCTAAAAACTTGAAATAAAGTTGCCTTCTTTGTATTGTCTGGTTGATCAACTACGATCAGGTCATCTTCTGTTAGAGTGGTCGCACTTGGCAACTCTGAAATTTTAACACTCTGTAGCATCTTTTATTTACCCCTCTTCTTAACATTAGTACATTTTACCACAAAGTTCAAAGATTTAAAAGAACAATGGTCTGCCTTAGGTAGCACAGACCTAAAAGAAATCTTGAATTGTAATAATTTTTATTTTATGGTGTTTATCGTCTTATCAGCGGGGGTGACTACCGGATCACTTTTTCTGGTCAGAAGGGTCCCTGGTGGTACAGGGTTTGCCATATCACCCGCCCAAGTATTCCACCAAGTTGCATCACCAGTCTTAGGTAATCTAAAATTGATAAGGTAGTATAACTTATTCCCCCAAGGTATCCAACCCTCATCTCCGCAAAGTGTTGTTGTTTCAGGGTTTGGCGTCGGGTAGTAGTAATCATCAGCACCCACGAAGGCTATTCTTACAATCTCCTGCTCTTTTGTTAAGACTTCAAAAAAGGCAGAATAGCTTCTTGTTGTATGGTCCATTACAGACTGGAAATCTGCAATTTCTAAAACATCCGGTTCAAGACGGGTTATTTCCTTTATCTTATTATCAAGGACCGTCTTCATAACTTTTTTACTTATGTAGGTTCTGTATGGAAATCCAAAGGTCTCATCAAAATACCAATCCCCTGCCCACACATTAAACCTTAGCCATAAGCGCTGTCGTAGACTTACCTGATTGGATTCTATCAACTGGAGGCCTGTAGAAACATCAAGATCTCCAGTAACAGGATCCATCAAGAAGTCAGAATAAAGAGTTGCCATCTATTCCCCTTATGCATTTGGAACATCGGTATTGTTCTGACCACCATCATCTGTCCAAGTATAGTGATGTGTATGGCGAATAAAATAATCATAAAAATCATTCATATTTACACCACGCGCAGTAATAATATTACCATCAGGGGTGACTTGAGCGCCATTCATCTTAATCGTACCACCAGATTCTGCTGTCAGGTTTGCCGCCCCATTATCGAACTTGAAATTCCCAGATTGGTCAACTACTAATTTACCTACTGGCGTCTCCAGCGTGAAATCACCCGCAGGCGTCATTGAGAAATGCACCTTGTCGTTCCAAAGTTCAACATTGTCTGGATCGATCGTCATGGCATTCCCATCGCTGTGAACACCAATTATCGCCCACCCAGGAAACATATTGTGAGTTGTCTGGTCATTATTATCATTCTCATTTCTTTCTGAGAAGCTCAGACCCACAATATCACCAGGTTTCACAGGAATCGTTAGGCGGGCTTTTCCTCCATTACCTGAAGGCATTGATAGGGGAACATCAAAAACAGAACCATAGGCATCCACGGTGCCATCTGGGAAGTTTGTACTTGCAAGGGGCTGAACTGTTGCAGACGGGATGCTATAGTCTACATCAACTACCGTTGCCCTTAGCCCTGTGTGAATATCTCTGGCCTGTTTTGCAAACCATTGATTAAGGGCTGCATCCATACGGGTTATTGCTGCCATTAGGCCTCCACAATTCCACCACGGGTTTCTGCAAGTCCTAACTCTGTGATCCAATCCCCACCTTCGAGTTGGCCTTTGTGAGTTAAGTATACAACCTTGTAAAAACCTGTGTATTTCTGGCTCTTTAAAAATACAGTTGATTCTGGTATGATTGCACCATTCATTTCTGTTACCACCACCAACCCCGCGTCCTCTTTTATCTCTGCGGAAGTGGGTACGTGAGGCTTAGAGGATTTTTTCTTAGACTTGGCCCTTTTTTCCTTTCTCCTCTTTGCAGGCTCAGGGTTCTGTGGCGTTGGTGAATCATGCATTCCAGATTCAGCACTGATCTCAAAAACTGCCCTTTGAAATCTTTTCCCTTGCGTGGTCCAATATACAGCCCCATCTTGAACACTGAAAGTAGATCCTGTATTCTTGGCTAATCTCTCTAAGTTATTTGCGGCAAGTCCTGTAAAGGACATAGAGTGCTGGAGCGTTTGGTCGCCAAACTTGACGATCTTCCCAATGGGGAGCTTCATATCAGAAGCAAGGTCACTGACCACCGTGTCTATTGGCGTACCTTTCTTATAAGAGCGAGAGGTCTTTGCCGTTTTAATATTTACTGTTGCATCCCCGAGGATCATCTTTGTCTGACGGGTATTGCCGTCCCACTTATCCTGAACAAACTCTACGGTCCCAGAAAAGATAGTCTGATTCTCGCCATCAAACCCGGCCTCAAGAACGATCGCAATGGACTCACGTTGGTTAGCATCGAGGTAGCTCACCGTCTCATCGGAGAGGTTGTAGATGGTAACATAACCCTTATTAGGCTCCTTCGAATTGTCCTTCTTGACCTCAAACTCGATGTTTGCGGCACCAGTTTCATTACTGATATAATACGCATCTTTAGCATTCTGGTTGGTATAGTCCGATATATTGGTAGGCTTTTCACCAACATACACTGGTTTACCTATCGTCAGCTTATAGGTTCTTGTTCTGTAAGCAGGCATTGTTTACTCCTCATCGGTTGTTACCTCATCATCAGGAGACGAGTAAAGTAGTTGCAAGTCTGACAAAAATCCAATATTGTATCTCCCTACACGTTTAGTGGATTGAGTAAAAGAAAATACTCTCAACTGACCATCGGGAATATTGTCAAGATATTTGAAAGGCGCGAATATATCGAAAATTGTAGTTAATTTGAAAGATATTGTAGGCTCAGAACCCACATCCCCGAAATAGACAAGCCAAGACTCGTCTCTTTCGTTCCATTGAAAACGCATTTCATAAGTTTGGCTGTCCAGAACCACACGCATCGTCTGATCAGCAAAACCGTCTATGTCCCAAGAAAATGTGATCGCTGCCATTAGTTACCTACCGCTTTATTATAGTCGAGGGTATTTCCATTCAGATCCTTGAGTTTACCGTCCGGCGTCAGTGTTCCCACCACTTGATCTTGCTTGGTATAATCCCCAATGCCCATATCGTTTGCAACCTTTTGCCAACCATCTTGGTTAGGTCCGGCAAACTTGGTTCTCCTTGCGGTGACTTCTACTTCATCGTCAGTGGCGGAAGACTGAACAGCGCCTTTCTGTTTTGTTTTTCCGCCTGACTTTTTAGGGTCTGTATACACCGTAGCCAAGGCTGTCTTCCCAAGAGTAAAAGTACGGAACTCAGTAAACTCAAGTTGAAAAACCAGCGCTGCCCCATCTGAATTGCTGCGGCTTGCTTCCAAAGAAGTCAAGATATAGTTTTCAATGATGCGGTCTTCCGTTACAAGCGTAACGATTTGGCGATCAGTGATGAGCCTTTCCAAAACCTCCAAGGCCTTTTCTGGGCGTCGGGATTCTACCGGGTTGTTAGGATCGGTGTCTTTGTCGATGTAGTTGTTCTCAATCATGTAGAGTGGCGAGCTATTGATTCTCGCACTGAAAGAGAATTTACCATCCTCTATCACACCATGATCACTGTATTTGACCTTATTCTCTACTGCGTAGGAGGTTTTGTCAACAGTTCTTGTATACGTATGGTCTTCAACGACATCAAATAAAATCGCAATATTGTCCGTATAGTTTTTATTTTTTAATTCTACATTCCTTCCGCCATTGTTAAGGCCGCTTGCAAACAAAGTATATTGAACTTCACTACTGGCATTCTGAGCCGTAGAGACTTTTTGCTCAACGTTTGCTGTAGCCTTACCTTGTTGCGGTTTGGACTGGTTGCTTGCTACAACTGCCATAAAACCTCCTCAATAAGCTTGTTATGATTTTATCATAAATCTTCAAATAAAACAACGAAAAAGGGGCCGAAGCCCCTTGTATTAATCTGGGACACCAAGGATTAAATTGATGTTACCCATATTCGATGCTTCGATTTGCTGGTCAATCATATCCTTCAGCTCTCCAGCATCCAGTTTGATAGTTATTTCTCCAGAGACAGGCTCGGTAGGAATAACCATCGGAGGGGTAGCAGAAGACTTACCATTCGCCCCAGGCATCTGATTGTTCAGATAATCCAGGGTTGCCTTATCAGGACCCCAGAGGTTAGAGAACCAGCTTCCTGTTTTTCCACTGACAATGCTATCATGCACATTGGAGAACACTTTACCACGCTCTTCGTTGAAGTCGCTGTACGGATTATATCTGTCGTTAAGTTCAGATCCTAAAGTGAACAGGGACAGCAGTCCACCTAAGGAACCCGCTCCTTTAAAGAACTTACCTACACGAGAGAATCTACCGCCCTTAGCAGGGCCAGCTCCACCACCCTCTCCACCTTTAGGTGTGGCCCCATCGCCTTTACCAAAAACAGCACCAATAGTCTTGATCGCCCCAGCTAGGCCAGCGATCTTAGCTAGGATGTTGAACACCCGGACCAGGGATGTAGCAAAGAATATAGCACCTATACCCCAACCAACCCAGTTCCATGTCTTAGAAATTTCTTCGCCATTCTTCCTGAACACGGGAATATATCTCTCTAAGATAGCATTGACCATTATAAAGGCGTTATACAAAGCATAAGGTATCTTCATAAATCCGTCTATGAATCCTGCGACAAACTGACCCACGGCAGCGGCGAGTGGACCATTAGAATCCAAGATTTTGGCAAGAGTGTTAAATGTCTCTGTCATCTTATCGCCGAAACCAGATTCGAAGATCTTGTTCTGGAAGTTCATCCAAGTCTGGGTAAGGCGTTGCATAGCAACTCGGTTACCTTGTAAAGCTTTCTGTAGTGCGCCACCCTTGTTAGCAGCTTCTGCGTAGTATTTAGCAACAAACGGAAGCACTTTAGCAGCCTTCAGCTCCCCGTTCTTCATCATATCCATCAATTTGGTAACGTCGATGGTGGAGTCGTTGAATGCTTCTTGCGATGCCTTTATGAACACCTGTAATGATCCGGGGATGCCTTCAGCAAGCTGTTGCTTAAGTTCTTCAGCCATGATCTGGCCTTTACCCATCATCTGTTGAATAGCTGTAATACCGCGTTGGTATTTTACAGGGTCAACCTGAAGGGCAGTTGCATACTCAGAGAATGACTTGAAGAGCTGATCGTTTTGTGATTTAGTAAGTACACCGTTTGCTGCGATGGACATCTGGGTATAACCCTGTGCAGCTACCTTAAGGTCGAGACCTAAACGATACGCCTGGTTTCTCACAAATTCAATACGCTTACCAGCCTCTGCGGAGTCATCGGATACCATCAGCATTGTTGCTTCCATACCCTGGAAGAACTGCCCAGTTTTCAGAACGCTTGCAGCGGCGTTGAATGCTCCGTATGCGGCTGTAACGCTGATCAATGTACTACGTAAAGTTCTCAGACCATCATTCAGGGAAAGAGTATTAGCGCTGGCCTTACGAAGTCCAGTTTCCATAGAGGCAAGTTCTGCACGGAAATTTGATGCCTTCATGTTCCCGCTCTTCATGTATCGGTTAACTAAGGAATCATAGCCTGGTAATTTCCTTGCATATTTATCACCATACTTGGCACGAAGACGAACATTGGCGTTAGAGATTGTGCTAATCTTCGCTTCACGTGCTCTTGCTCTTCTCCCAGCTTCCCGCTCTGCGTCGCGGGCCATTTTCTCTCTGGCCTTATTGTCAGCCTTATCCTGTTTTACTTGTTCTCGGCGTATTCTTGCATGGTCACGTTCCATTGCCTTGCGTTGCTGTTCAGCAACTTTCGGGTCATAAGCCGTAGCATTTGCATTGAGAATCGGAGATCCTCCGCCCTGAGAACCTTTATTTTTTAGACTCTCTTCATATGCTGCCATGCGAGCGGCAGCGATAGAAGGATTCGTACCATACGTGCCATTCTTAGCCGCAAGCTTTTCTTGTTGACGCAGTTGAGCCTTTAAAGCATTATAGTTTGCCTGAGATTCTGGAGAGCGTCCAGCCGTTAATCTCGATACGGCCGCTTTTCTCCTAGCCTTTTCAATCTTATCAATGGCTTCACGAGCACGAGCTTCTTTCTTTGCCATTGCGATATTGTGAGCTGTGGTCTTAGCCGCCTCTGCACGTTCAGTTTGATTGAGTCGTTTATTAACCATTCTCGCCTGCATGGCAGAACGTTTCAGGGCAGCAGCAGGGTCGGCCTTAGCAGAAGAAAAAGCCTTCCCGGTCTTTTCCCATTCGGAACGAATTTGCTTTACAGCTTTCAAGGCGCGTCCAAAGGACGTTTTGTCAACGTCCCATGTTACCTTGTTGACTGTAGAAGTCACTATAATATTTGCCATAATTTCCTCAATAAAAAAGCCAGGCTCCTGAAAAGGAACCTGGCTTGAGATTAACCTCTTCTGCCTTTGCTTCGGGGTTTAGCTGCTTCGGCGTCCGCTCTCGATTTCTCTTCTTTCTCATGAACATCGTTGATGAAATCTTCGACATCGAGATACTCGTTTAGCTTAAGCAAATATTCCATATCGGCAGACTCAAGGGAGATATAAGACTCTCCCTTAAAGTTCTTCAGAGCACGGCACCAGAGATAGTCGAACCACGTCAGGGAACTATTTTTTCTTGCATAATCAATAGCTCTTTGGACGACTTTAGAAATTTTGGACGGTGTTACTCCGCTGCCACTTCCGTCGGTTCCTGATCCACCGTCGCTACTTGGTGAACCATCCCGAAGTTGCCCAGAAGTCCCTGAAGGTCTGCGAAACCGTCTTTCGTGAAAAAACAGCCGTAGTTAATCTTCAGAACCTCCGCTACCAATTTGATCAGGTCCAACATCTTGTCCTGGAAGACCGTATCAATATCAATCTTGCCAGCCATTCCGTTCACAGACACATCTTCAAGGATGAGTTCGAATAATTTTTCGATATCATCTTGCTCCATCTGCTCAAATAGGTATAGAATTGCGGTAGGTAGTGCTTCAGAGAGGTTAGACCCTCCGGTAAACAATGCACCACTAATAGTAGCCATTGGAACTGCGATATAACGACCAATCTTCGGAAGGTTTTTCATAACCTTGGACGGAGACCAGTGTGTGATTACAAAGTTCTTACCAGCCAGATCGATTTCTGTGGTAGGTCTAAAATTCATCATGTGTACGCTCCTGCGTCTTTTAAGGTTGTTATATCCATGCGTGTTTGAAAAGGCCACATCCTTGTGGCACACGAAACGCTATTAGACGATACCTGCAAGGCCAGCCAGACCGAAGCCTGTAGCGTACAGAGTATCTGGGCTTAACCATGCGTCCAGGATTCCGATTTCCCAATCCATCTGGCCAACTTCAGTACCGTAGGTCAGGTCAGGCTGTTTCTGAATCCAACCAACTGTGCTCAGACCCATACCTTGGGAGCCTTCAAGAAGGACAGGGAAGAAAATCAGGCCAGTGATGGAAGCTTGTTTCTGCCAGTTAGCCAAGTATCCGTTCCATACCGAAGTGTTCTGTAGAGAGACCGTCAGGACACCAGATTGGTTACGAGACAGCGCTGCTGACAGTTCACCATCAACCCCCATGTGGGGGATGATGTTATCTTCGTTGCGAGCAACGACGATCTTGGTATCCGCTGCGAACCCAGTGACGCGCTGAGTCATCATATAGAGACGCGCTTTCTGTGGGTCGTAAGCATACGGGGTTAAAATTCTAGTATCCATTTATTACACTCCTGCTGTTACTTGTCCGCTGGAAGAAGTAGACCCGGTTTTGTCTAGCAGAACAGAGATGCGGATCTTGACGAAATGCAGGGCGCTGTTGTAGACTAGCTCTACCTTAACGTTGTTAAGAGTACGAGATGCCAGATCATTAGATGGTATGTTTGCACGAAGCGGGATTGTTACAACCGGATCGTAGAACACCTTGTTGACGGAATCATACCCGGTCAGAATAGAACCGTTGGTGATACCGGTATTCAGAGGACTATTCATCAGGACTGACTTCAGGTTCGGCAGATCATCATCGCTCATTTTCATGGACAGGCCAAGATTAGAACGGCGAGACATGTAAGCGAAGATACTTTCTTCACTTCTGAACTTCAGCCAGTGACCAAAACGGACAACATCGACATACTGACCGGAGGCACACTTACCTTCCCAGAATGCGCCGACACCATTAATCATACGATAGAAGTTCAGGTTCTGGCCCCAGATAGCTGGACGCTCAGAAGAACTCAGGGTCGGAGCAATAACACCCGGCATTGTCTTCAGGTGGATTGAGTCACCATAGGATGGGTCATTAGATGCCATTGCACCGATGATACCACCTTCAGGGAATGCACTATCAGCAAGCGGGTCATACATACCAATGCTAGTATCATACTGAAGTGCTTTCAGTTGATTAGCAATAGAATCTCCGTCGACAACTTTTGACAGCGGATCGGATGTTGAATAGACGTGCAGCTTATAGTTAGCAGCAGCATAAGCAGCAGCTCCCAGAATTGCAGAAGAAACGTGTTGTTCTGTGCTCAGGAAGTACCAGTTGCTGTTTGCAGTTTCGACCTGTGGTAGAACACCGCTTACAGTCTCAGTTGAGTTGTTAGTCAGTGTGCAATCACCTGAGTCAATACCGATGCTGAATGGCTCGCCGATAACATCAGAAGATGTTGCCATGATGCCTTGGTCAGATTCGGTTGTAACCACCTCATCATCGTTAGTAGCCAGCAGAGAGCCATCACCTTTCGGAGTGATTGTTACAACACCAGTTGTAGCTACTGCACCGACAATTACATTAAGCGTGGTATCGGAGTTGATTGCAGATGCCAGGGCTGTTGCAATACTCTCTGGTGTAGATGCGGTAGTAACAGGAATAACGATGCTTTTAGTATACGCACCTGCTGCAACGTTGAAACTTACTGGGTTATTAGGATCTACGTTAGTCTGCCCTGTGAAATCGATAACTGTTGATTCCCATGCTTGCCTTCCGATCATAAGCGCTTGGGGGCGGAAAGTCCCAGCAAAGGCTTTTGTCGCAAAAGTATACGCAGGGGAACCTACAGCGAAACCATCAGCAGCGAGTTCATCCAGATCTGTATATGTACGTACTCGTTCTGGGAAAACGTTGTGAATTGCGATAAATAGAGGGGTTTCAAACCCTACGGTGTCGATTGGTTGTGTCCCGAGAACAACCGTTACGTCAACAACCTTATCATTATAAGCCATTGATTTCCTCTTCTTCTATTTCTTTCATAAAGTTATTGTTGATCATCTGGAGCCGGATAGTAATAAACCATCTCTGCATTCACCCTCTCGATATCCTCGAAAGCTCCTGTATCTGTCACTCCAACGCAGACGTTAAAAGTGATAAGTACAGTTGCACGGTTTTCGAAGGTTTGCATGTTCAACGGAACTCTCTGGCGCGATACCGTTGAGGAAGAAGAATATGCAAATGGGGAATTGGTTGGAAAATACTTGTCGCAGATGTAGGGGAGGCTCAAGGCCTGTAGAATCCGAGTTAATGCATTTGATGCTTTTCCTCGAAATGCTGTCAGGTTGTAAACCACCTCGTAGTTGTGAGTTATTACAGCGTTACCGCTCTCATCTACCCACTCGTTCGCAGCCCAGTCCATCTGGTCAGCGGTAACTTGGTTGAGCATGATGAACTCACCCTCTACCTTGGATATGACGTCTCCGTCCCCGTCAATTATTTTTCTCCCCGTGACTTCTTTGCAAAATCTGGCGAGCGTAACTGCGAGGGCGTCAAAAATATCATCGGAGTTTGTTACGAAGTCTGCCATCATAGGCCTCCTTCTGTCCCCGCAGGCGTAGAGATCACATACGCTCTGTAACGGCTAACCCCTGTCGTCTGATACGGATCAGACTTGATAACAGTAAACCATTCCATTTCCCCACGGGAATTCATGAGCTGGATTTGGTCTGCTAGCAGAAAAGAACCTTCGACAGGACCTTTAAGAAGAGTTGACGAATATACAGTGAATGAATCATACTGTCTGCCGCCAGCCTCGGTCAACTGAGAAGTGTAGTCTCTTGCTGCCTTGCCTGTCAGAGGCTGAACAACGCATTCCAAGACATCAAACTCTTCATACTGAATAGCGATCTCTTGGTTTTCGAATGGATTGCTTGGGTCTGGCTGGGAAAAAGTACGATGTCTCCCGATGAAAGTCTTTCTCGGAATCAGCTTATTCCTGCCTATTAATCTGTAGCCTGGTGTCATTTAGTCCCCTTCCCAGTGGAAATCTTATAGGTTGCAGATGACTTCAGGTCGCCGTAGTGGAACATGGCCTCTTTAAATCCTTTGACATCGGCCCATGCATCAGATACGATGTTATTAGGGAACAGACCACCTTCGATGACATATCGAATCTTGTCTGCACCTGCTTGACCGATTTGTTTCAGGACTGGAGTCGGGTCTTGCGCTCCCGCCGCCAATTGACCGAAGAGGTCGATCTGAAATTTTTTAAGTTCTTTCTGGAAAAGAACGCCCGCGCTAGTCATGAAAGTACGAGCCGGGAGGTTATTCCAACCCTCTTGATGAATCGCTGCAAGAGTTGCAGTATTCAGGCCAGAATAGTGAGGATCGTCGAAAAAGCCGTAGCTTACCTGACGATAATCAAGCTTCTTAACCGCATTAAAGAAGTTCATAAGCTGGCTAAGATCTTGCGTACTTGTGAATTTTGGTATCATGACTGCATCCGTTTAGGTATTTTACCACATTATCTTAGCAAAATCAACGATAAACGTTTGGATAGTTAGCAAGGCCAACGGCGAGGGTATCGACGAGGAATTCCTGGAACACCAGTTTGTGGAATTATGCCACCAACATCGAAAGGTCCACGGGAGTTTCTGTCGTATTTAACACGGTTGAACTCGTCTTCACGAACGCCACCAACGATAACAAGGCCTCTGACCGCACTTAAGCAATCATTGACATAGTCAGGGTTTTCAAGCAGCCAGTCGAGGAAGTCTTTCCAATTCTGGTAAGGAGACCCACCTTTGATCTGGATAGTTTCATCACCAATCTTTTCAAGGCGATCCGTGATTGATGCCTCTCCTGTGTTCACTTCCTGAAGAATCAACCAACGTACCACGTCAACAAGAGTATTGTAAATAACGTAGTAAACGGTGCATGGCGTGTTATCATCACCGGGGTAATTAGCCTTTGATTTCTCTATTGCCAAAAAGGCAAGGATAATCTCGTCGGGTAAGACTTCCGGGGAAATGGACCCAAGGAGCAGGCGGATATAAGCAACAATTTCTTGGTCTGTCATTTTCGCTCCTTCAAGCTCTTCTATTTATCAATATCTTATCACAGAACGTCGATTTTGTCATCAAAAACACTTGACATCATGTGTCAGGATGCTATTCTCAAAGAAAATTATTGAGGAGAATCCCATGAAAGCATTAATAGCAGGTGTTATCACAGCCATCGTTGTCTCGGGTGGACTTATCTACTTTATGAAAACCAACCCCAATATGAACAAACTCGACGATGTTTCTTCAAGCTGGTTGTCGGATGAAGAAAAAACAGAGGCCATTCATCGGATTGCTGGGATGAAATGCGATACAGAATTCAGAAAGGCATTCATTCCCGGCACTCTGACGACGCAGACAGGTATGTTAGATGAGATGGAAGAACAAGAAGATAGTTTCCAAGTAATGAGAAATATGGGGATAGTCAACGGTACTGTTCTTGCAACAGGAACTTACATCTGTAAATATTATAAAGATGGTCGCCAACCTTATCTTCAGGTATCTTTGAAACCAGAGGCGAGACCGCTACTAAAAAAATAAGGCCCCGGAGGGCCTTTATATTACGCCATAATGCCAGCAGCCTTCAGCTTGGAAAGAAGGGCATTAAAGTCGGTAACCAGTCCAGCTACGTCAGTCGCAACCGTATTGGCCTGTGTTGCCGCCATTTTAACACCGCCAACCACAGAAGTGGTTGCAGCTACGGGAGCAAAAGTGGTAGGCTTACCAGTAATATCGGCCCATGCCACAGATCCGCCACTGCCAGCGGCAGCAATAACATCAGCGAAGGAAATAACTCCGCCAGTTGCAATGTCAATCAGTTTTGTACCGTAGACCAGTCCAGCTACACCAGATGTTGCCATTTTAAATCTCCTAAGATTATGACTTCAGTGCGGATTCGAAGTCAGCTAACATATTTTCAAATGTCTTGCTCTTCGACAGGGTAACACCCTTGTTTGCTGCGAATTCAGCAAGTTTGTCTTTACTACCTTTTTTGTCGGCTTCATCAAGCAGTGCAGATGCTTCAGCAAGAAGTGCCTTTACGTCCACAGAGTCTGTCTCAATGATTTCTGTATTATCTTCTACAACCTGTTCAACAACGGTTTCTTCCGCTTTTGGTCTAACCGTAACAGGTTTAACTTCAGACGGAGGTGTAATGTCCCCGTTAAAGAACACGATGAAGTTGCCCATTCTCAGAGTAGAGGTCTTGGCGTCTACAGGAAGACCGGACAGGTCTGCAAGTTCCTGGAAAAACTCCATGAAAGAACGAAAAGCCTTCATTTGCTTACCAAGGACGAAGCCATTTAGGGGTAAGCGGCTTGAAGCGCTAATGTTCAATTCGGGAATGTATGCCCCAAAGAACTTGAAAAGCTCTACCTTGTTCGGGAAAATGCGATAATTTTGATTTGCCATAGAATCTCCTTTGGTCCTCATAAACCTCTTGACATATAAGATCACCATGCTAATCTTAAAATGAAAAAAGGGAGAGGTGATTAACACCTCCCCCTCTTAGAGGTAGCTTTAAGCTATATTACGCGAAAGTACCAGTCAGTTTAACAACCAGCTCTGGGCGGCAGTTAACTGTCAGGAAGGAGGTTTCAGATTCAACCTTCTCTTCACGCAGGTAAGCAGAAGATTTGTACCACAGGTACAGTTCTTGTGCCGGAGTATTCGCTTCACGAACATCGTCTGCTGGCGCGTAGTGGATCTGGAACATGTTGTCGATACCGCGTGGCAGCATGTAAGCTTCACCGTCCGGGATGTAGCCGGAGATATCTTCGATGTACAGAACGTTCTTATGAACGAAGGAACGGTTGTTAGCGTTCTCTTGTCCGTCACCAAGACGACGGCGCAGCGGTTCTTGAGTGGAACTGTAGTATTGGTATGCGTTCATGATCAGCGGGTGACCTACGAAAGCAGAGAACCATTTACGAGAAGCCAGGACTACGATGTCGTAGTTGTTTCCGTTGTCACCAGCGTTGTCGATGATGAATGCACGACCATCGTTTTCGAGCAGGTCAGACGGGTCAACTGCAACGTCAGTGAAATCTACGTTAACAACTTCCTGGGTAACACCCCATTCGGTGAAGTAGTTATACTGAGCGGTCGGGTCCTGCGGTGCCCAAGATTTACCCATGATTGCCTGAAGCATTGCTTTTTCTTTAAGCTGTTCATGAGAAATACGGATACGACGAACAACACGTTCAACTACATCCTGTACAGATTTAGGAGCGTCCGCAGTGAAATATTTACGGAAGTTCTGTACGTCTGCCGGAGTGATCTGACGATCCAGCGGGAAGAACGGGATGTTGAAGTTTTTCAGTTGGGCCTTTTCAGTACCAACGTAGTTACGTTCACCCTGACGACGACGAGCTGGGAAGTCGGTTACAACTTCGTCAACACGCTCGATCTGGGCGATAGTAGAGACACCGTGATAAGCCTCGAAAAGGTTCATGTTGGTGATCATACGGTACTGACGAGGTACAATTTCCAGAGTTGCGCCTAGGTCAACGATCTGGAAATCATTAGTGCGTACTACTGCCATTATTTTCTCCTTGGTGTAGATTAGATAGACGTTACTGGGATCTCAACGGAGCCGTCGTAATATTTATCAGTGATCTTCAGACCTTTGGCCTCAAGAGCAGCGATAGCAGCAGCGTTGATAGCAGTAGTACCGTCAGCAAAGAACAGTTTGGATTTGTTCAGGGTCAGACCACGAACAGCAACCACGAAATTGTATTTTTGACCAACTACGAAAGGACGTGGCATGGTGTAAGAAGAGGTCACCAGGTCGCGGTCGGTGATTACACCAAATGCGCTTGCAGCGTCGGCAGTTGCAGCCAGAGTACCATCAGACTTAACGATCATACCGGCCTTCAGCCCTGCGGAATAAGTGATTTCCATTTCCAGGAAGCTGTAGCCCTGATCAGAAGAATCAACTTTACCCAGGACGATGTCAGAGTAGAACCCTTGAATCGGATTAGCCATTTATATTATCTCCTCGATATTAGGCAGTTTTGCGAGCGCGAGCAGCTTCTAGAGCTTTCTGCACGTTAGCTTTAAGAACATCTTCGGCGGACTTAGCTAGGTCTTCAGTAACAACCTCTTGGTTGATACCATTTTCCTGAGTACCGAACTCTTTCTTCACAGTTTCAACTTCTGTTTCCAGTTCGCTAATACGAGCTTGGGCTTTTTCCAGAAGAGCTACCACTGGGGCGTTAGCTTTTTCAATGATGAAGTCAGCAAGAGATTCATGGTCTTCTTCAGCGGCAAAAGTAAAACCTTTGGCTTTTGTAAGAGCATTTTTCTTTTCTGCTTCAACAGCAGCCTTGATAATCAGTTCTGCTTGGGCATTTTTTGCATTAGCTTCTTCAAGCTTTTTAACCAGGTCCAGGTACTCCTGGGATTTGGTTACATCAACAGTATCGGACACAGAGGTCTCCTTGTTTTCAATTGTATTTTGAACAGGTACGTCTGGTTTAGCAGCGTCCTTGATGACCTCAGTCTCCTGAGTGTCTTTGGCATCAAAAATGACACCGTGCTCTGCAACACCCTTCTCAAACATCTGTTGGAGTTTGATTAGTTCATATTGCTTCACAAGGTCCAGCTCTTCACCTGCATTTGCAGCTTTGGCGATAGAGATGGACTCCATCTTCGATTCTAACCATTCTTGGTTATCATCATTCCAACGTTGCAGCCATTCATCATCAGGATTTTCAGCAGCAGCGTTTTCCAGTTCTGTTTCGAAGCCCAAAAGTTTGGCAAGGAGTTCAGCATCACTACTCCACATATCGAAGAAGCGACGAAGGAATTCTTCAAAGCTCATATCGACAGTAACTTGGCGAAGTGCCTTAACCACGTCTTTGGTAATCTGTTCAGGTGCAAGGTCAGACTTCATCAGAAGACTAACCGGACGCATATTTGCAGAATAACCTTGACTCTCGTGGCAGAGTGCGATACCCTTATCCTTAATAGTTTTGGCCTTGACTACGAGTGCGCTCATTCGTTTTCCTCGGCAATCTCAATCCCGAAATCGAGTCCGGTGATTTCACCAGTCTCCTTGTCTGTGTAGCCAGAGCATTGAATGCTCAGTCCACCGACAGCGTTGGCCTTTTTCAAGAGCCACAGTTCAGGATCATTGTATTTAACCTTAGCTACCCAGGTGCCAGCTTTAATGATTTGCTCGCTACCGATAACCACGACATCAAACTCTTCTTGAATCCAAGTCTTCTCGATGGTAAAGGCATCAGTCTCGACAATGTGGAACAGGTTCTCTTTAACAAGACCAGCCGCTCGCGCAGCATCGAAACTTTCCTTACCTTTGACGATTGTCTCTGGAGACATCCATTCACCGTGGGCATCCCTAGTGTTTGGTTCATAAATGACTTCGTAAGAAATCATTTGTTCTCCAGCATCTTTGACAACAGATACAGGCTTGGCATTCTTTTGAATTGCTGTCTTCTTCAGCCCTACATGGAGTACATCTTTAGATGCTTTCTCAATAGCGGCTTCAGGAGATAGGCCTGAATCAATCAGGCCATTTGCGAGAACCAGCACCTTGCTCTTCTGAATGAGAGACAGATTCGATACTGATGCAGGAAGGTCAGCAATACTTGAGTATTTCATCATTTTCCCCGTTGATAGTTATTTTAACACCGTTTATTTTCTTTTGCAAGTTATTTCAGTGAGTTGCTTAGTTATCCAAGTTAGAGACAGAATTATCTCTTACTTTAGACGTCCCATTACCAGAAGTACCTTGCTTCATTCCATCACCGGAGCGACTGGTATCTTCCCCAAGGATCTTGAGTAGTTCCTCTTGAGATGTGTTTTCAGGAATCTCTTCATCAAACCCACCAACCTCAAGGATCTTGTTGATAACTGTAGGTGTCTTCGGCAGATAACCAACAGCACCAATTCTCTGAACAAATTTGGAGAAGCTTTCCATATCAACTTCCTGGATAGCTCCAGGCTTAAGTCTTGGCATGTCTTCATCAGACAAACGGATATTATTAAGAGCGAGTAGTTGAGGAATCAAGTTCTTGTTGAATGATTCACAAATAATATCGATATCTCGTTGAACAAAATGTCCGTGGATTGTTTGTTTTGATTCCGACAGGTTGTAAGACCCTTGACCATCATTCCCTAAGTTGATGAATCCCGCACCAAATCTGTCCAAGATCGCCTTCTTACGCTCTTGTATTAGGTCCTTGGTACTGTACTGTTTACCAACCCCATCGATTCCCTTAAGGGTCATCTTATACTGCTCACCGCCCTTATCATTCATATCTGAAGGTAAGATGAAGTAAGATTGTTCACCTGAATGTGCGTTTGCAGCGTCAGCCATCAGGCCACGAACCATATCTGCTTCAGGTGATCTCGGGTCCATAGATGCCTTATTCAGAATTGAAGAAGGGATCTTTAATTCAATGATACCGCCGAGGTCCTTAGATGCCCCTATAACTTCGAGGTTTTCGATCAGGATTTTTTCACGGAATGCACGGTAACAACCAACAAGAGGTGATACACCTGTAGGGTTTGATTCTGTCCCACCAAGAGACATTATCATCAACTTATTCACAGGAATGAATTTCTCATCCGCACTTCCTGACAGATTTGTGACGAGACTCATGGCCCCAGCAATCTGGTTCATCCCGTTCTGGAAATTAGCAAAAGCTAGTGCGCTTTGATAAACACCTGTGATTGTCCTTCCATCATCGCTGAAGACAAAAGGTTTTGTACGAGAGAGGCTTGACTGAGGACGGAAAGCAATTTTGTCGATCGTCATATAGCCTGCGTACTTAGATGGCGCGGATTCTGTTCTGTAGACCTTTTCGAATACAGAGAAACCATACTCGTTAAATGTCGCAGCACTTCTCGCCACATCGCGAAGCGTCTGTTGGTTAGCAAGATTCTTCAGAGCATACTCGACGAAATCTGCCGCTTTTTTAGACTCTTCACTATCTCGGTTGAAAAGAATTTTAAAATCATTGAAAGCCTTGGTGACAAAAACATATTTCGTATCCAGCGCTGTGGCAACAGTATGGTCTTGCTTCATGGAATCCACTGTTGCGAGGAACATAGGCCAGCGGAGTTCTTCAACCTTCATAATCTCAGATTCAGCACGGATCTGAGACAATGCTCCACTACCAAGTTCTCCAGTACGGACACGACTCACAGCAAGGTTTTCATTCCCTGCTTTTGCCACCGCATTCTTTCTTTTTCTGTTTCTGCGATTTGACACGAGTCATCCCCTCTATTATAATCGTGTATACATAGTCGGAGCAACAATCCTTGGGATTACGACAGGTCTGATGATCTCCGTTTTCTCCAGGAAGTTAATACCTGAAGAGATGGCGTCAACCCAATCGTCCTTACGGGACACGGTGCTTCGCTCGCCATTAAATTTCTCAAGTTCATTCATGAGGGCTTCATATGTCTTTGCATCAAAACTACTACGTACAATACGGACAAAGCCTTGCTGTGCAAGCTGGGCAAATGGTGCAAAACGAGTAAGTTTCGACTTGTTGCCTGGCGTAGGGTCTTTCTCAACCACATAACCATCCGCGAGCAATGCTCTTGAGCTGGTGAGGAATTCGCTTATACCAGCCTGGCCTGGGTCAACTGAGAAAATAATCGTTACATCATCGCCATCATGTTCTGCTTGTTTTTTGATAATTGCATCACGTTCGCCAGCCTTCTTACAGAAGCGGCCCTGCGTCCCGGTAGAATAAGGACCATCATCAACAAAATCTGGGTGATAGTCACCAGAAAGATAATAGAATCCCTCGGTATCTTTACTTACCTTGACCGATGCAGTAAAGTCAGGGAACTTGTTGCCTGTTGAGCGTTCAGTTCCCGCCTTGTCATATGGTCTTACAGAAGTACAGCCTAAAGGTAGCGTCGCGACTTCTTTCAAGAAAGACCTTTGGAAATAGTTTGCACCTTCTGGGCGAACCTTCCAGTTACCATACAACAGCTGTGCTTTTTCAACTTCAGGAAGACCTTCAAGAAATGCAAGATAATCTGGGTTGTTTTCCAGCATTGGCGGATTATCGAAAATTGTTGCGCTAATAAACGAGAAGGAGAGCGGCTTAGGCTTCTTGTGGATATCTTCACCATCCCAGTATCGTTCAATCAATTCTTCTGCGCTATCACCCCAAATGAAATCACCATCACGACGGATGAACCAACGGATAACACCATCACGTTCTGGGATAGGATAACCATCCTCGTCGAGATACCAATCTATCAGCTCTTTAATCTTATGATCAGGATCAGGGTTACAAGAGATGACCATACGGCTTGGGTATTTAGATTCGGAACGTAAACGAGACATCAGATATTCGATCTGCGTCCATTCAAACTGTGTTCCTTCGTCAAACCCTACAAAAGTATACTGAAGACCCTGATGAGAAAGCTTGTCTTTCTCATATTCCATGTGCGACCATTTAACTTTTGCACCCGAAGGGAAGATAGCCTTCAGGTCTTTTTCTCGGAAGCGCGGCTTCCACTCAGGCGATAATTCACTATAGATACCACGAGCTGTTTCATACAAACCACCCGCACCGACAATCTGCGGTGTAAGTCTTCGGAACATGATACAGTTTGAGCGAGGATCATCTATTAAGGCTAAGGGCATAAGTTGCAACAGGTAAGATTTACCTGATCCCGCAGCGCCCCCAATGATCAGGATTTGCGCCTTATTTTCCAGGATCATTTTCTGCTTGGGGCTGGCGGGTCCAAAAGTGGTACTCAAAGGACCTCCATTATTCTATGCTATAGGAGGATTTTACCACGAAAGATCATAAAAATAAAGCCCTTATCACGAAATAAGGGCCTTGTCAATCACTTTTGAGGTGTAAATATGTTACGAATGTATGCCTGAAGGATAAGCAATTTGCTACGTGTATCTGCTGCTTCAAGATTATTTTTCTTAACAATAGCACTGTTTTTAGCGTTATCAGCACCATAGGGAAGTGGTGTTGGGTCAGAAGGGGGGATCATCGCGTGAGCAGGCGGCTTAGAAAGCACCTCAGAGGGATTAAACTTCTCAACCACTGGAACTACCTTCTGTGGAGACTCGCATCCAACAAGCATGATTACAGAGAGGAATATGGCAAGCAAACTCTTTCTCATTTAACCCCCAAGCTTTCATTATAGATATCAACAAAGTCGTTATCCAGCCCAAACTTTTTACCCGCTTCAGATTTGTTATATGCCTGTTGTTTTTCATCGAGTCGGGATCTAAGTAAATCATTCTTAGCCTTCTCTTCTGCAAGCTGGCGACTCAGTTCATCAGAGAAGTCTTGCTGCACATTTTTGAAATCTTGATTTGCATCTTTGTTGTTTCTCATTTGCAGAACCCATTTGTTATCCGTATCATTAACCCCACGGCTATAGGCCTGCTGTATTTGGTCATCATACCACCACTTAACTTCAAAAGCGCCCCACAGGAGCGCCAGAGAAAGGACAGCAACGATAACCAGTTTGGTGTGTCCCTTTATAAAGGTCCAAACCACACTGATAAAATTTATCATGAGATATCCCCATCACAATCTAATAGTTCAACAATAGTCACCTTATTCCGAGGAGCCTTATCTTCTCGGTTTACAGACACTCGCCCATCTCCTTCGTACTCAAGGATAAGCGGATCTTCCACGATAACCTTAAACAGACAAGCACCAGGTTCTATCTCCCCTACGTGCCAACTCCCCTGAACCCCATTCTTGCATAAGAGCTTGTACCTCTCTTGTGCAGCATCAAGATCAAAATAAATCCTGATCTTATCTAGCATCTCTGGATTGTCGATGCTATTGCTATTAAGGCCGAATACGTGTTTTTCGGTATGCGCCTGCATCATGTAAAAATGCACAGCACTGGATACCGCCCAGAATTCCTTGAAATACAGGCGATCGGTGTTTTTACGCAGGCGTTGGAAAACATTGAAGATATCTTTAGCTTCGAGATTAAAACGCCGTTGGCCTTTACGCTTGTCGGTGATAGTGGCAATCGTGCTGATAGCAATATCACCTGCATTATCCAGTTTATCAAATAATCCCTCAAATGAAAACGGCTCTTTTGTATCGAAGAGTTCTTCAACGTTTGTCCCATACATACCGCTAAGATGCTTTTTGGCATCTTCCCAGCTTTCCATTTTGAGACTTGCGACGGCAACACCCAACTTCATTGTTTCTCGACGGGAGATTGTATACCCACGGGCCTCGTACTTTGACGCTCGGAGCATACTGATGATCGGGTAGTCTGTCGCTGGATTAAGAACCAACACTTTCTGTGCAGCATGTTTAAGGAAACGACTGTCAAACACCCATGTTTCATCACTAAATGAGAAGGCACCCATGTTGATGGTGTAGTCAAACTTATCAAAGATCTGCCCAGCGTTCTCAAATACCGAGAATGCAATGCATTGAATCACTGGATTAGAACCATCTGAAAACATAATGCTTTTGTCTGTCATGCCGATATTACGAACATATGAGACTTTCTTCTTTCTACTTTCGAGCAGTTTTTCAATACCATCCCAAGTCGATTCAGAGATATCAGACAGATCAAAAGGGCAGTCACTGGCAAACTTATCTTCCATCTCCAAGATCTCTTGCTTAGACACTTTCTGAGAAAGAACCTTGAATCTTGGCGCACGGGATTCCCATACCTCTTTCCCATTGTCTAAAATGAAGAAATCACGATAAACACGTTTCTCTTCATTGTATCCCATCGTTTTAGGTGACAGGTCATGTTCACCTTTTCGTAGGTCTATATCCATCATGTAAGTAATGAAGATCTCCAAGTCATCCCATGAACGGAAGTACAGGTCGAGATCATTAACTTCCCGGTTGGTAAAGAGAGCCGTGATAGCGCCTCCTGCGATTATAACATCGAGGCTGCGAAGGATATGGTAAATATCCTCAGAGAAAAAACTTTTTAGTAAACGGTATTCTCGAAGATGCTCATTCTTCTCGTAAGTGTGGATCATTCTGGTCTCCTTTAGTAAGCTACTTTTAGAGTGTACCAGAAAAAGAAAAGCCCCGCAAGAGCGGGGCGAGGCAAAGGAGAGGAGATATAATAATTTATTGTTATTAGAATTTGGATGCGGGTAGCAGACTCGAACTGCTCTTCGTTCGGCTTATGAGACCGATGAACTCCCTGAGTTCTAACCCGCAATTGTTTTGTAATCATTCACAGCCAAGAGAAATTTCTCATCTTCTCTTGTTGAATGCTCAAGAATGTGACAGTTTGCGCACAGCAGTTCACATTTCTCTATTTCTGGCAGTAAAGACTCCCAAGACTTATTGGAAAACCTTCCAATTTCGAAATCTTTATCACGAAGATGATGAAACTGTAGTGCCACAGGATTATCATATCCGCAACGATTACAACAGCCGCCTAAATGGTCTATAGCTTTCAGTTTATTTCTGTGCCTTCTTATTTTTGTAATGCAGGTAGGGCATGTGTGTCGCCTCTTGCACTCTTTACCGCAGACCTTGCAACTGTTGGGAACTTCTTTTCTGTTGTTTGGTAGGTTTATGGTTTTTAGTTTAAGGGAGATAAGGCGAGACTTCATAGTGGAAGTAGGTATCCCAAAATGTTTTGCTAGCATACTCACAGAGTAGCCTCTCGCAATAAGTTCTTCAATGTTTTCCATAAAACCCTTAATTGGTGCAGAGAGAAGGTATCGAACCTTCCTCTCAAGCTCTTCAGGCAAGCGCTAATCCGTCTCAGCTATCTCTGCATAAAGTGGTGGGCAAGGAGAGACTCGAACTCTCACACCGCAAGGGCGCTGGAACCTAAATCCAGTGCGTCTACCAATTCCGCCACTTGCCCTAATCGATCCTTCGGGAGAATGCCACCCTCGGACAAATACCATGACAAGCACTTATAGGCAATATACTCATCAATCCTTGCTCCGTTCTGATAATCGTTACCGTCCGAGGACGCATTGCGAACCTATCAACAGCCGAAGACTTTGCCGTATCGTTGTACACCGAGTCGGGCTTCCTCTTTATTAGTTTGCTCTGTTACGCCACACGTAAATCCTGCAAGCCCTAAGGTCTCTACAGGAGAGCAAATATGGTGTGGATGGAAGGACTCGAACCTACATCAAACGGCTTCGTAGACCGTTGCCTGTCCGTCAGGACACCCACATTAATTTTTACCGTCGCATGGTTAACTGAGTTTCCATCGCCCCACGATAAGCCTTATTTGGTCTCCCTTGCACGACTTGAACATGCGACCCTCTGCTCCCAAAGCAGATGCTCTACCAAACTGAGCTAAAGAGAGATTTGAGTAAGTTTTAATTATCCCAGATCTCACAACTGGTATCGCTGGCTAGCTAATATCATGCCCCGTTAGGGTACAATTGGTTTGATACGTCGAACTCATTTTGAGTGCCTTCCGGCAATTTACATCAACATATCAAATTGGCGAGGATAACGGGATTCGAACCCGTGACTCCGGCGTGACAGGCCAGTATGTTTGCCGCTAATACCATATCCCCATAAATTTGGCGGAAAGGGGGAGTTTCGAAATCCCGACCCCTCGCTTAACAGGCGAGCGCTCTGCCTCTGAGCTACCAATCCAGTTAAATACTTTATCAGTGAAAACAACCTTTTGCAAGAATTATTTTAACCGATTTAATTTGGTGGGAAGGGAGGGATTTGAACCCATCGTCTCTTCGCTTAAAAGGCGAATGCCTGACCGCTCGGCTACCTACCCATATTGTTTGGAAGAGAGCAACAGAATCGGACTGTCACCGTATCGCTACGGTGGGACCGGGTTCAAACCGGTGTCTGCACCTTGCAGCCTGCTCTCCAAGACTATTGTCTACTTGGATTTTCACCAAGACAGGGTTAGGCCCGTAGCGTGTAGCGGCATTCCTCCCAGAACCGTTCCCCAACTCTCATGGGGATGATAGATACCTACGCGACCCTGATGTATTAAACATCTTTAGACAATTTAATGGAGTCGAACCAGTGTAGTCTCACGATAAACCATCTCTGCCAACTGACCTAAAGAATTTGCCTCAAGAATCTTACGCTACTATTCTTCTCCTATCTATACCTGTTTTGCCCACAAAGTGAATTTGTCTAGACTTAACAGATAAGTACTATGCTACGTACCATCGCTGGAGGATATTCCGATGAAATATCCTATAGGGGGCAAAAATTGGTACTCCGAACTGGACTCGAACCAGTGTTTGGCGATTATCGGTCGCCTGTTCTAACCAACTGAACTATCAGAGCATTGTTTGGCGGAAGATGCAAGGGTTGAACTTGCACACCCTTTCGGATGGCGGTTTAGCAAACCGCTGTGGCTACCATTTCACCAATCTTCCAATTGTTCTTTAATTTCTTTACGAAGATCTGCTTTTTCTTTCGCACGAGTAATAGGGACTGATTGAATTTCTTCTGCAACACCACAGTTACTACCGTGGAGCCTACAGCGTCCAAACACTTTCTTGCAACGCAAAAGTTTCTGCATAAATCCTCCATAAAGTGGCGGTGGAAGTAGGATTCGAACCTACGGACCCCTTTTGGGGGCCTACACCTTTCCAAGGTGCTGTCTTAAACCTCTCGACCATTCCACCAAATTCGCGGCAGATATCGTACAAACGAAAATCTCGACTAGAACACATGACGTGGGAAGATAGAGATAATCACGTATCTGCAAATTGGGGTGACCTGTGGGTATCGCTCCCACTTCCTCAACGTCACAGGTTGAACATCATCTGATAAATGCTTAGGCCACGCATGAGTATTCTCAAAAGAAAACACTCAAACTTGGCAGGGAGATCAGGACTTGAACCTGAACTACGGATTTCAAAGACCCGTGTGCTAACCAATTACACCATCTCCCTACAATCGGTGAGGGCGCCTGAAACCGAGCCAGGCTAAGTATCGGACTGCAATCCTCAGCTTATTTTATTGCCGCCATGCTTACTTATGACCGACAAGATTTCCCGTTGCAGCGGTAGATCATAGTCATTTTCAACATCCGGTCGCCCCCATTATCTGGCATGAAGGTGAGGAGTCGAACCCCTTACGACTGGCTTTGGAGACCAGCTTGCTCCCGGAGCAATTAAGTTACCCGCACATTGTTTGGTGGGCATCAGTCCGATTCGAACGAACCTCAGCAAGTATGCCAGTGAGCTACAAGGTGCGCACCCACTTCACCGGGCGTTTTCCAATTCGCCTTAGATACCCATTATTTGGTACTCCCACCGAGGATCGAACTCGGATTTCCAGATTGAAAGTCTGACGGCCTGTCCATTTAGCCGATAGGAGCATTTGTTTGTTGCCCCTGGGTATCTGAACTATTGAGTGGGTGTTTCCAGCCGCGCAGACGTTCATCAGTTTAGGGGCGTATTTGGAGCGTTATATCGGATTCGAACCGATGCTTCCGACTTGGAAGGACGGAGTGCTGGACCGCTAACACTAATAACGCTTTAAATCGATCCCGTCATAGTATCTTACTAGTTCCCAGTACCTTGATTATGCAATCCGAAACGTCAGGATGCGGTACTATGACGGAGAATGGTGGGAGTAGCAGGCTTTGCTCCTGCGACCTCTCGATTATCGGTCGAGCGCTCTACTGACTGAGCTATACTCCCATTAATTGGTGGCCCACCCTGGACTCGAACCAGGAACCCCGAAGGGCACGGATTTACAATCCGCTGCAATAACCATTCTGCCAACGAGCCAATTAACCTTGTTTGAACTGAACAATATCTGTTGTGAATGGTTTACTCATAGGAGTAGATTTCTTATCATCAACATTAGTTGTTTCAGCTTCTTCATTCTCTTCATCGAAGTAATCAGAAAGCATTTGTTCACCTTTCTCAATTACAAATCGAGCAATATTTTCCCTGATATTGTCCTTTGTTGTGGCACTTGTCATAAGATCTTTCAATACCTTATGAGCATCAGGAATCATAGCAATCATATTGGTCTTAAGGTCAAGGATATTCTTCTCAAGCTGAATAGCATTAGACTCTTCTTTAAGGGGTCTACCTTTTCCTCTACGACGCTTTGTAAGTTGTTGTTTTACTGCCATAATAACCCCACTTATTAATGTTATCAGATTTAAATTTATCTGTCAAGGGCCATTTTATCATTTTTTATAAAAATATTCAACAACTTGGAGCACGGTAGGTGAATCGAACACCTGACATTCGGTTTGCAGCCGAAGCTGTTGCCACTCCAGCAACCGTGCTTTTGGGGGACCCGATTATTTCAATTCGCTCCCACACATTCGGGTCAAGACGTGTCCTATAGTCTTTCGACGCTTCCACAGCTCGGAGTAAACCCGTCCCGGCTGTCCTGTGAATTTGGCGAAGGCGGCAGGATTCGAACCCGCATACTCCAATTACTCGATTAACGACGGGTTAGAAGCCCGTTGAGATACGCCCTCTTAAACTGATGCGCCCTCCCGGACTCGAACCGGGAACCCTGGGAGCTTAACACCCATGCCTCTGCCAGATTGGACCAAGGACGCAAAACATTTATGTGCTGCGACTCTCTCAAAACACTTGTCGGGGGAAGGTCAAGAAATATCCGCGAAATACCCCTATCGTCACACCCTATGCAATGTCTGTCGTTTCGGTTTGCAACCCTTGCGACTTCTATTCCAAATGGAGAAAGCCCAGCCATAAATGTTTTGTGGAGCAGGGTGGTGGAATCTAACCACCTATGTATTCTCCACCGCACGTATGTAGCGGGGATATTTTCAGGTCTGGATGGACCTCGCGGTTGACAAACCGCCTACCCTGCATTGGCTTCTCGAACAGGAATCGAACCTGTACCGTCCCTATCGTGGGACCGCTCTAACCAAAGTAAGCTATCGAGAAATTGTTTGGTGCTCGCAGTAGGACTTGAACCCACGACCTTCTCCTTACAAGGGAGTTGCTCTACCAACTGAGCTATACGAGCAAGAAATGCTGTTTCCGATTAACAGCCTGGAGGAGTCAGTTAGCCATATCTTGTGAGCTAAGATCCTATATCCAGGATTTAAGTAATCAAAGAAATTTTAGCTTTATGGTTTAGAAGTTTCAAGTTTAAACATTAAGCTTTGAACGATAATCTTTGAATGTTGAATGTTGAAGTCTTTCGAATTCGCGATTCGACAATTTCGATCAAACCGCATCATTGTGCGGACTGACGGAAACATACGTTTAAGTATCATCCTGTACGATTATGTTCGGAGCAGTTTAACCTCCGGCCCCGGTAGAGGCAAGATGTTTCTGACTTCGCTAACCAAAAACAGCATTTAAAAACTTTACCAGCTATTCACAGGAATTACAAGATGTTAATCAAGAATTCCTGCAAATATTTTAGATTGATCCTTCAATCTCTACTTCAGTCCGTGCATTTGACTCGGAAAGAACAAAGTCAACGTTAGACTTAAAGTCTTCAATCTCTGCTTCCAGAGAACGAATGCGATCTGCCAGACCCAGTGGGTCAACAATGGAAGGAGTACCCATGCTACGAACTGGCGCTTCTACTACAGCCAACTGTGCAGCGTCTGGCGCTTTATCACGTTGGACATATGGAGCACGAGCAGCTTCAAGCTTCGCTTCGAATTCCTGTGTATCACGGTTCAGGCGAACCTGAGCATGATTATACTGAGACTTCAGTTTTCCAAGCAGAAGCTCTTTGAAAACGATGGTGCGTTTACGTTCAATCGCCTGAGCTACGGTCATAGACTCGCCAGCGATCTCAACTTTTGTTACAGCGTTTGACTGAACAACTTTCGCCTTCAGGTCGTCGCGAACAGCCAGAAGATCCTGAACACCCTGGAAGTCTGCCTGAGCAGATTTCTCGAAGTCCTCAACGCTCTGGATAGAGCCTGGGATCTGACGGTTTGCGTCAGTGCCTTTCGCGATGTGAATCGTGTTCAGCGCTTCGATACGCTTCTGAATCTTTTCCTCAACCTTGGTCAGGGTAGCCAGAGCGCGGGTTACAGACATCTTAGTAGACATAGAATTCTCCTCTCATGAAATTTAAAATTTGAGTTACTTCAAATATTTGCCGACATCCGTGTCGGCACTACGCATTAGTTTTTGCCAGTGTTGACAACAACGCCCTGGCGGTTAGCATCAGCTTTTGCGATTTCCAGACGGGTTTCGCGTTCAGCCTTCAGATCACCACGCGCTGCTTCAAGCTGTTCTGTCAGCATTGCAATACGGTCATCCTTAGCCTTGCTATTCGCAGTAAGTTCTGCAATTGCAACCTTGTGAGCAGATTCCAGATTTGCCTTAACCGCATTCAGTTCGATTGCAGCGCTACGTTTAACGTCGGCAACTGCGCTTTCTACAGCTTCAGCATTGTTCTGCTGAGAGATCGCCAGCTCTGCACGAAGGTCTTCAACAACACCCGGTTCTACAGCTACAAGGCCGCGAGCTTTCAGGATAGAATTCAGAACGGAATCTTCGTTTTCCAGAACTTTGATCTTCAGCTTGGATTTTTCTTCTGCCAGTTTTTCGTTGAACTGAACTTCAATTTGTCCCAGTTCCTGCTGCTTAAACTGAATTTCCTGACTGATCTTTTCAGACCCTTCTGCCAGAGATTGCAGTTCAGCGACTACTTTAGTCAGACCAGTAGCGGCAGTGGTTACTGCTTTAGTGGCACGTTCAGTTACGGAAATTACAGTTTTAGAATCAGTCATTAAGTTCTCCTTTGCGTTAAATTAGGTTTAAATACTACACTTACAGATTGTGTTTGTCAAGCGAATCTTTGATTATTTCTTCGGTGGTAGGGTTGTTTTCAAACCATGACCAATAATACCAAAGAACAAGCAGGAAAGAGATCACTGACATGATGATAAAGATAACACCGCCACTCATCGTACAACGTCCTTAATGGAGTCACAAACTTCACCAACGACGTCTGCGGTAGGTGATACGATAATCTCATCAGCGGCGTCAAGAACTTCTGCGGCTACATCTACAAAAGGTTCTGCAACAGTTGCCGTGACAACAACAGCAGTACCAACAATATCGCCAGCCATACGTAACAGGGATCCGAACATTTCGTTCTCCTTTTGGTTTAGATTTGAAACGAGAGCACTTTCGTCCATTTAAGCTATCGCCCTGTGCCACTACGCGAGCCGGGCCAGCAAGAACGGGAGTCGAACCCGTATCTCTCTCATTTCAAACTTGGTGGGGCATGAAGGATTCGAACCTTCGACCTTCGGCTTAAGGGGCCGCTACACTAACCGCTGTGTTAATACCCCGAAAACATGCCCGTGTTTTTAAAGACGTTTCACGGAATCGTCATTACCCATGCCGGAGAAATTACTTTTTCTTCTTACTCTTCGTGGCTACGGTTTCAACAACCTTAGTTTCCTTTACCTTACCAGCACGTTCACGCTTGGTCTTGCCTGTGCGGATGCGGTAAGAAGCAGAGATAATCTGACCACCTTCAATCCGGGTTTCGGATTTATACTCGCCTTTACGGCGATCGAAAACTGATACGGTTTTCTCTACACCACCGAGACGCACATCGTGCGGCGCAGAATGAGTCTGAGTAGACTTCGACTCAAACTGGAAAGGCTGTTTGATAGCGTCGATGGCGGATACTTTCTTAGCAGTATTTTTCTTAGTCATAATTTTCTCCTTTGCATTTTATTTGGGAATTTGTCCCGTTTATGTTCATGAGGATACTAACTCAATCAGATATCCTCGTCAACATTTTTAATTGGTGGCCCCCGGAGGATTCGAACCTGCCTACCTCTCGATTATGAGTCGATTGCTCATACCTAATGAGCTTGAGGGCCTTATCGTTCAGAGTGGAATTGAACCACTGACCTTGTCCGTATGAAGAACCTGCTCTACCAACTGAGCTACTGAACGCTTGATGTGGTAGATATTATAGATTACCTGTTTCATTGTCAACGTCTTTTTTACTATTACTGCAAATAAAACAGAAAATTTCTCTTTTAGGACCTATGTACTCCTTCCCGCAGTTAGTACAGGCTGAATGATAATACATACCCCGCAGACTTTCACCAGGCCAGTCTCTTTCAGAGAATGCGATGCAGTGATTAGAGGTCAGGTCGTTCATCAGTGTATACCTCTGGGAACAATTGTCTTGCCCTAGCCTTCATTTCAACAATGATGTCATTCAGTCTAAGACTGAGGCTATGCATTCTTTCTAAAGTTTCCATATAATGCCTCTCAGAAGTCTGGGTGCTCGTCAGAAGAAATCCCCTCTCCGAAACCAACGAAAACATCTACGTCTTCAGACTGACGAATCCCTTCGCCGTAACCAATAAAGCCGTCAAATTCATCTTTCATCGTTTTGCTCCTTTTCGTTTTGAACGAATGATCGCCGCTTCAGCACGACGTTGTTTTCGATTCTTAAATTGTTCGGAAGATTCGGAGAGCGTATTTGATTGTGAGATCTTCATCATTGGGGTAGAAATAGTATAATCCTCCTTCTTCACCGAAGGAGGCAACGTATTTCCAGGCTTCAATTCCAAAACCAGTTGTAGAAAAAGCGATCTCATCCGCTTCATCAGTGGCTTCATCCAGTTCCCTATGATTCGATTCGTGTTCAATATACTCTCCGTTATCAGTTTTGTAAACGAGTTTTAGTTTAAACATAGTGTCCTACCGTGTAAGTTGTTAAGAGTCAAGTTATTTTGATAACTCAATCTTACCAGCGGACACCTTTTTTGTCAATCCATGATACCGGAGTCGTTGACACCACGACGGTATTCTGCTATGGAAAGTGCTCTGATACGTTCTATGAACTCATCATCAGTTTCCCATTCACAGTCATCATCGTAATATTCATCAAGACCATCTTCAATCTCAGGAACCCAAGACTTCTTCTGATCTTCATGAACAGATGCCCTATTGAAATCGTGTTTAGCGACTAAATTACGCACTGAAATCAGACTCCTTAATCTGTTTTGCGGTTTCAACGAGATCTACATTTCCCGTTTTCGTATTTACCCAGCGGGTTTCGGTCTTTGTTGCGTGCATTGTATGTCCACAACCAAAGGAAATGATGCAAACACCTGGTCCATGAGCCTCAAGATCGGCTTCAAACTCCTGTTTACAGACTTTACATTCCATCATTACGGGTCCAAACATTTTAGGCTCCTTAATATAATACGGGTTTGTCGGTGTATTATTACATGTCAGGCAATCATGTACCGGGACTTCATGCCACTTGCATGGATTTTCCATAGTGTACCTATCAGAAAAGCCCCCGAAGGGGCTTATTGATTACAGTTGAGCGGCTGCGCGTTCACGAATCGTTGTCAGATCTTCATCGACAATCAGTTTTCCGTTGTAGAACACACGACGCAGGTCATTATCTTTAGACTGTACCTCTTCCAGTTGGCAATTGTCAATCAGTTCTAACTGACCGAACATGTTGCGAACAACTTTGAGGAAACCTTTCGCAGATTTCTTACTGAGGTCGGTCTTAGGCTCTTTGACAACCATGATCTGCTGACCATCAATCACAGCGCCAGTTGCTTTCACAGCCATACCAAGTGAATCACGGGTTGTATACTGGGTGGTAAAGGAACCAACACCGTACACGATATTGCTGGATGCAAAGCCTTTATCTTTCAGACGTTCAAAGATGTCTTTTGCACGCGCGACAGTGATAGAATCACCGTAGATCAGACCAATATGACTATCAAGAACCTTATAGCCCTTGGAATTAACTTCACCACCGAAAATATCCCATAAACATTGGACTGCACCTACAGCTTCATGGTAAGGAACTTCATCTGTTTCATCAATAACATCAAAACCTGAAGACTGCTTGACACGATAGAACTTACCAAGAACCTGAACAAGTTCATATCCGGCTTCCGCATTGGCATCATAAGCTTCTTCAAAGCTTGCATAATCACCGCCATCTGTGTAGTAACCAGCAATGATATGCTCAGGGACACCGGAGTCCGGGCGGAATACAACACGTCCATCGCGAGCCATGATTTCCTGTTTCAGGATCGCTGCTGCTTTGGTGATAATCGCCCAGAAGTCATAACTGTCTGCCACGTAGGAAACAAAACCTTTAGGGAAAATTTCCGTAATGTAGCGTTTCATGAATTCAACTTCAGCCAAGAAACGTGCTTCGTCCAGAGTCAGTTCCGGGTGTTCACCTTGTAGGCGACCGACGATAAATCCGATGTTCGTGGTTGCAACAGAGTGTTCAGATGCAGGAATAGAACCAGCAACGAACTTGCCTTTCATGTTGTAATAACGACGAGCATACAGAATCGCTGGGATAGTGTCTGTACCCATAGAGTTGATCAGTTGACCAAATTCGCTCTGTGCTGCGTCGTGAGTACCAGCTTCACCGCGATAGGCGAAGCAGTGGTTCTGGAATGCAACATGGTCGTTGTTATCACAGGTCTCAGCAGCCCATTTTTCAGACAGCTTGCGATACTGCCAGAACGTCGTTGCAGTTGTGATAGTTTTCCAGGTTTCTGCGGAGATCACACTTTCCAGGAAGTTAGGCAACCAGTAAAAATCCGGGTGCGTATTCTGGATTGTAAACATTGGGACCTGAACCGGAGAAAGCGTTCCTTCTGGAAGAGCACGGATTTCCAGAGGAAGATAACCGAGATCATGAAGAGCCTCAAAGCCCCAGGTTTCTACCATGCCAATGCCAATGCTGGAGTCGCAAACCTCACGATAATCAGCAACCGCTTCTTCTTTCGGGAGGTTGAAGAAGTTATTGTTGAACATGTCGATAAGGAACCACTTAATAAATCCCTGAAGGCCAGCAAACATGACACGCTGGTCGTTATCAGCGAAGTGGATGAAGTGCTTCGCATTACGAGGGGTCATGTTATCCTGAACAATTTCAGAACGTTTATCATACATGGAGATGTGTGAAGGTTTGTAAAAGTCAGCGAACAGGATAGGACTTTCTTGATTAAGCATGTTTTGTTTCTCCTTTGTTTGTTTAATAGGGCGATTGTACGCCCACTTATTCATTTGTCAATTAAAAGTTTTCGGTCCAGTCGTGGTACGCGTAGATTTCATCAACGCCGCCTTCGTAGATAACTTCTTTACCGAAGGAAAAGATACCGTGAGTTACGTAAAGAATAACACGTTTTGCTCCTTTTGCCTTCAATGCTTGTGCCAGGGCGATGAATGTGCGACCACCATCGCAGATATCATCGACAATAACACACTCACGTCCTTCAACATCACCGAAAACAGCAGTCCCGGTAATTTCATTTGTCTTCAGGTCGCGCACTTTTCCAGCTTCCACCAGAGGAAGGCGAAGTCGATCGGAAACTTTCTGAGCTTTTTTACGTGCTCCGGCGTCAGGGGCAACGATAACAACATCTTTTCCGGCAAGACCTTCATGGAATTCCGCAATAAGAGCGTCCTGACCACGGATTTTAACGTTGTTAAGCAACGCGGCGGAGACATCGCTGTGCGGATCATCGACAATGACCTTGTCAAACCCAAGAGAGTTGACGATATTTGCGAAAACTTTGATGGATAACGCTTCACCAGGTTGCATTACGCGGTCCTGACGTGCATATGGGATGTACGGTAGGTGCAAAGTAAATTGTGCAGTATGATGGAGACCTTCAAGGCGAGAACATGCATCCACCAACATGGCAAGTGCCATAACATCAGTAGAATTTTTAATTTTCGCAGTGATGTCTACGAAACCAATACCACCTTTCGGAGTATGCGCCATATCGATTCTAACCTGTTCTTCACCACCTTTGAACGTAAAGTGATCGACAGGAACTACCAGTTTGTTCAGACGAAGTTCTAAACTCATTTCATTTCTCCTCTTTCCAAGAATGTACTTCATAAATTGTTTTGTTGTGACCCATCTTGGTACGCGTCGTATGTTTTGTCAACCATTTTAATTTCTCAAGGTTGCTTACACACCTTGTTGTGGTCGCCCGTGATAGGCCAACTGCATCAGCTATGCTATCCAGCGATTCGTGGTACTCCTTCCGCATCGATTTGAAGTAATGGAACTGATGCCGCATATATAGGTACACTATCTTATCATTGGAAGAGGCACAGGTCACCGACAGCAGCTTCAGTTCGAAGTTGCCGTAGATGTGCTTACCTGTTGCAATGTACCCCATGTCACTCCTCCATAGCCTGTGCTCATTTTGATACTAAGCCTATGCTCAATTTGAGCACGTAAATAAATACTATATAAAATAAATAAAACAATACTCTTTTAAAAAACAATAAAACATAAGATCTAAAACAAGATCTTTTACTACAGAGTATAAATATTCTATATCATAGAGTCGGTGACTCGATGAGTTGGATTATCGTATGAAGAAAAGATGATGTCAAGTGTTGACATGAACTTTTTAACGTGTAGAATCTAGGGAATGTTAAAGGAGATTGTTATGTTTTCAAGTAAAGAAACAAAAATTATCGGTGAAATGGTCTGTGGTAAGCCACGACGTAAACCGGAGCAGACCGATGAAGAGAAGACCAAGTTGATGATGATACGTGAAGTGTATCATGAATGTGGTGAAGATCAAAATGTGTGCGTGGTATTACCGGATGGTATACCTGTTGACAAGGTCTTCGATAACTTCTATGCTTCAATAAAGTCGAGACTAGCTCGACGTAATGTGTGTGTAACATATTCAAAGGACTTGACTGTGGAACACATCGAGAACAACAATGTTGTGGTGGATCTAAGTGAAATCCATGTAACGCTCTAGAACGTGTTATAAGGCGTTTTAATGGTGTGGTAGTACACTTGGGTTACCAACCCATATTAAATTAAATACAGGGCCTCCCAGAGGCTCTGAGAGGTATTGTGGAGGATTATTTTGGATATGAAGAGCATTACCCGTGATGACTCCATCTATAAAGGTGCTTATCTAGCTCTGAGAGACATCATGAAGTCTATGGAGAAAAAGTATGGTGTGAAACTGTACTTAGATAGCCGGGTAGACTGGGGAAAGACATGGATGGATGCTTCAGTTTACATTCATGGTGATAGGCATATCGTTAACTTGGTGTGCATGAAACTTATTGTGTGGCAACATTACCAGAAAATCAGGGATGGGATTCTGTTCGCCTACCCGGCTGAGGATATGAAATGAAGAAAGATATCAGGAAACCTGTCAAGGAAAAGTTTGATACCTCTGCATTTGTGTTCACAACCGATGTGGGTGTGATTAAAGATGCTCTACAGCTACTGAATGAACAGGAGGCAGATCCTGAAGCGGAACCACTGACAAAGGATCAGATCTATTGGATGGGTTGGTGGGAGCTTAACATGCCGGAGGTTGATCGTCGCGGATTAACACGGGTATTGACATGTGCTCAGGAAAATGCTGCACTGGGTCTGTATAAGAAAACTACGAAGAGGAAGAAAAAATGAGCAGACTTGCAAAACTAAACAGAAGAAAGAAAATGTTGAAAGAAAAGCAGAAAAACATCACGGCTACTTTCCAAGTATGCCGAGAGGCTATGAAGGCAAATCGGATAACACCTTCGCAGAGACAGTTGATCCGTGATATTCTTCGTCCTGTGCTCCATGACCTTGAAGGTGAAGTTCGTGATGTTACACTTCATATTCAAGAGGAACTTGTAAAAAGATATCAGGAGAATACATGATTGACCATGTTACGTCAGACACTCACTGGTGGCATACCAACATCCTTGGTTTCCCATCGTGTGATAAATTCCGTAAGAATCTGTACGGTCAAAAAGAAGACCGTGAAAGTCTGTATGCCATGAATGCAGGTATGATTGAAATCTGGAATAAGCACGTCAAACCAGATGATGTCGTAGCACACCTTGGTGACTTCGTGATCGCTTACGGTCGCTACGTTGAGCCACGCACTCGTGATATTCTGGAAAAGATCAACGGAAAGATCATTCTTGTTGGTGGTAACCATGACAACCGAGATACGAAACGTATCTTCCGTGAATTCGGTCATGAAGTTGTTGATTATAAAGAGATTAACTTCAGCACTGGAAAAGAGAAGGTGCATGTGTGTATGTCTCACTATCCGTTCGCATCGTGGAACAAAGCACACCACGGGTCAGTTATGTTGCACGGGCATAGCCACGGCTCCTATACAGCCCCCGGTGGACGTATTCTCGATGTAGGTTGGGATGTTCATGGTCGTCCTCTGACGATGCGTGAGGCCGTCCTGATGTGCCTCAAAAAACCAATCTACACTGCTGACCACGGAGAATAAGATGCATAACAAAGAACGAAATTTCATAGCACGTAACACGGCGAAGTCTTTCTTCGCTACTATTCACATTGCCGGGGATTATGCTCAGGCCGAGAATTTGTGTCGCCAGTGGGTTATGCAAGGTGCTTGTGTGCAGATTGCTCCATGCACCTATGTTTACACAGGTGGTGTCGAAGATGGTATGACTGTGCGGTTGATGCAGTATCCACGTTTCCAGCGTCAGGAGCATGAGATATTATCAATGGCTGTCGAACTTGGAAAATATCTTGCTCAGGAGATGTGCCAGATAAGCTTCAGTATCGAAACTCCTTATAATACAACATATTATCAGGCGGAAGGTTATGAAAAAAGATCTTGATCTTATCCATAACGTGGCCTTTTTGATTAGCGAGCTTGAAGAATATGTTGACGAACTAGACCTGAGCATCTATGATGACTACAGTGAAATGAAATCAGCACAAAAGGAAGTGCTCAAACTATTGAAAAATCTCAGACGAAGGAGAGAACATGAAATTCAACGTAGACGATTTGGTCGCTAAAAAACTGGTAACCAAAAAGACTTACACCGAAGGCCCGTTCGCGGGTCTGTCTGTGCTGAAGTATAAGAACAATGTGTTCTGGGATAACCTGTGGCATACTGACCCACGCCTGCTTGAGTGCCGTGGCATGGTTGTTGATTCAGAAGACAACGTGATTATCTGGCCTTTCACTAAGATTTTCAACCGCTTCGAGAATGGAACTGACCTTCCTCTTGACAAACCGGTTATTTGTTCCCGCAAGGTCAATGGTTTTATGGCTACAGCGGCAATACACAAAGACAAGCTCCTCGTTTCAACAACAGGGACATTGGATTCTGAGTTTTCAGAATTGGCTCGTAAGTACCTCGAAAAAATGAATTTTGATCTGATTTCTTTCCGTGAAGATTACACTTTCATTTTCGAAATATGCGATAGCAGCGACCCACACATTGTGGAAGAGAAAGAAGGTGCTTATCTGATTGGTGTCCGTGACCTCGCTTTAAACGGTGTTATGGTTGAAGAGCACAAACTTGATCGCATCGCTGAAGTGATCGGTGCAAAACGTCCTCAATGGGATGTCCGTGCATTTGGCGATGTCGTTGCAGCCAGTCATGCTGTTAGCCACGAAGGTTTTGTTGTCCGAAATATCGGGACAGATGACGAAAATAGCGAACTACTTTTGAAAATCAAGTCCCCACATTACCTGGCGAAGAAATTCCTGATGCGTGGAGGTGATAACAAGTGGGATATGATCTGGGATAACCCGAAAGAGGCCAAGAAGCGTATTGACGAAGAGTATTACGAGTTGCTAGACCATATTCGTGAGTATTACTCTAAAGATGTTTGGTCCGCGATGGATTCTCAAAAACGACGTCAGGTTGTTGAAGATTACTTCGCTATCGAAGACATGTTTGATCGTGGTAGTCGTTTTTATGTTGGGGTTCCAAAATGATTATCTGGCTTGATGACCTGAGAGATCCAAAAGACTACGGGTATCCTGATGCCTTGTGGTTCAAGACCTCTCAGAAATTTATGGACTTTCTGGACAACAGGTCAAAGTTCTATCGTTATGTCACAGAGTGGCATTTCGATAATGACCTTGGTGAAGAGTCAGAAATGGAGGGCTATGACTGCCTGTTGGCCTTGGAAGAGAAGCTTGTGTATGGAAAACTTCCTGTGCATGATGCTAAACTCTATGTCCATACGTCTAACCCTTCTGCGGCACAAAAGTTCATGCTTGCAAAAGAGAGCTTCTTGAAGTATCGTATCACGATCTTAAGAAACAATTACTGAGGAGAAGAGATGGAAAAGACTCTGATTATCCTGCGTGGTGTGTCTGGTGCTGGTAAGTCTACAGTTGCTGAAACAATCGCGGGTAAAGCATGGCCTGTATTTGAGGCCGATAAATACCATTATCGGGACGGGGTTTACGACTGGAAGCCTGAAAACATGGCTGTTGCTCATAAGTGGTGTCAAGAACAGGTACGTGAGGCTATGGTGTGCCGTATTGCAAAAATTATCGTATCCAACACTTCGACAACAGAGAAGGAACTAAAACCCTACATTGCCCTTGCTGATGAGCACGGATACCAAGTTATTAGCTTGGTGGTCGAGAATAGGCATGGTAATGATTCTATTCACAATGTTCCGCAGGAAACTCGTGATGCTCAAGAGCTTCGTCTGCGTAACTCATTGAAATTACAGTAAGGAAAGATATGTATAAAGGAAATAACCTACGGGAATCGTTCGAAAATTGGTGGGACTCTCTTAGCGATCCTTGGTCAACACCAGAAGCAAAATCTGCTGCATGGGAAGCCTGGAAGTTTTCAAATTTACGAGTTCTTAATAAAATTCGTTATATGAAAGGTATTACCGAGCGGTGCAATGGTTATAATGAGGCTATGAATGAGATAAATAATGTTATAGGGGAAAATCCATGAGACGTCTTATCGTTATAAGTGGTGCTGGCTTCTCTGCGGAGAGTGGTGTACGTACATTCCGCACAGATACTGAATCTGGTAAAGCCCTGTGGGATGAATACGACCTTGAGGAGGTTTGTAACATACACGCCTTCCGTGGTAACTTCTACCATAAAACGCACATGTTTTATAACAAGCGTCGTGCAGAGTTACCAACGGTACATCCGAATGCGGCGCATCTTCGCGTGGCTGAGTGGTACAGACGTTATCCTGGGCAGGTTGTTAACATGACAACTAACGTTGATGACCTTCTGGAACGTGCGGGTGTCCCTAAAGAAGATACTCTTTACATACATGGTTATCTGAAAGAGATCCTTGTTAAAGATGCTTTCACCAAGAAGATAAAGGTTGTCGATATTGGCTACGACCAAATTGATCCTGATGATTATGATTGGTGTAAACCAAACGTAATTTTCTTTGGTGAAAATGCTCCGGCGTATGGACCTATGTCTGATACCCTGGAGTCTTTAGGAAGCCAAGATCTTGTAATTGTTGTTGGGTGCTCAAACACGGTAATCAACTTCAACTGGGAGTTGTTCCCTGCGGTTATGCGGGGGACCAAAGTTGTTGTTGTTAATCCTGCTATTAGGTATGATGAACAAATGATGTATGAGAATGCGGGTGTTCTTGTATATCGTACCGGAGCTGTTGATGCCTTTAATAATCCCGGCCTTATCAAGATAGTTGAGAATCACCTTGAAGGTAAGACACCATTGCAAAGCAAGGAGAAATAATGCAACAAGTAAACAGTACACTGTACGCCCTTAATAAAGATGGTTCTTTCCAGTGTTGGAAGGTGTTTATTGCTGGTAATCAGGTAGTTGTAGAGTTTGGCAAGGTTGGTGGTAAGAAGCAACAAAAGGTTACCACCTGTGAACCGAAGAACGTTGGACGTTCTAACGAAACCACCGCAGAACAGCAGGCATTGGCTGAGGCCGTTTCCAAATGGGAGAAACAGGTTCGCCTTGGATATCGTGACGATACAAGCAAGCTTGAACAGGAAGAGAACTTCTCCCCAATGCTGGCACATGATGCAATTAAACGTTATAAATCAATAATTTATCCAGCATACGTACAGCCAAAGCTCGATGGTGTACGTGCTCTGGTTACTCTTGATGCAGATGGCTTCCCACAATTCAATAGTCGTGGTAACAAACTGTATCCTGTACCGCTTGATTCTGAGTTGTCTAAACAGGTTAAATCCCTTTCTGAGCATTCAGGGTTTGACAAATTCGATGGGGAGCTGTACATTCATGGTCTGAGTCTGCAAAAGATTGTTGCCCTCGCTAAGAAGTGGCGTACACCAGAGCAGATTGAAGAAGAGATTGAAAAGGACTATCAGGGGGATATCAAGCGTCGTAACAAAGCACTTTCTGACGGCGAGCCTGTCTGGAAAGACTTCAATGGCGATGTTTGGGCTACGGCTATTTTCCCAGTAAAGGATGTTGATCGCTATAGCGGTTACTCCAGCCTTGACCTTGAGTACCATATCTTCGACATTCCTGTGAATGCAGGAAGTCCTTGGTATTCAACGGATCATGATAAGACACGTCACCAAGACCTCTTATCCGTTGCTGAAGCTGTAGAGTGTGAACTTGAAGTACCTCTTATTAACATTGTTCATGGTATTGTTGTCTCTTGTGAGAGAGAGGTTAAATGGTCCATCGGTAAATATATGGAGAGGGGGTTTGAAGGTTCTATTGTCAGAAACTTCAAAGGCTTGTATGAATTTGGACAGCGTTCATCAGACCTTCTAAAATGGAAATTGTTCCAAGATGGCGAGGCTAAAGTCCTTGATTCTGTGGAAGATAAGAACGGTGAGGGTGTCCTGCTTTGTGAAGAGAAAGATGGTACACGTTTCAACTGTAAAATGAAGGGAACCCATGCAGAGAGATCTCAGGAACGAATGCTCCTGCTGGTGGGTAAGTTTATTAACTTCACGTTCCAGGCTAGAACTGATGATGGTGTTCCTCAGTTCCCTGTGGGCCAAAGCGTTCGTGAACTAGATACATTAACATGGGAACCTAATTATTAGCGTATATAATGTCGGCATAAATGATTCTTCTACACCAGTCTACTCAAATGGAAACATGGATGTCTATTACTCAAGATGGAAAGACATCCTTAAAAGATGCTATTCTGAAAGCTTTCATGCAAACAACCCTTCCTACATTGGATGCTCTGTTTGTGAAGAATGGAAAACATTTTCTATCTTTAAGGCTTGGTTAGTAGGTTCTGGATTTGATGGAACACAGGCTATTGATAAAGACCTTTTGTTCAGGGGTAACAAATTGTACAGTCCAGAAACTTGTGTTTTGATTGATTCAGAACTTAACTCTTTTTTAGCGATTGGCGGTAGAGGTTCTCACTTGCCCCACGGGGTTGGTTTACAAGGCGGTAAATGTGTAAAACCTTATACAGCAAAGATTAAGGACTCTGTTAAGACAGAGTATATTGGAAGCTATGAGACAGCAATGGATGCTCATAAGGCTTGGCAAAATAGAAAATATCAGGCAGCATGTAATCTTTCTTTAAGGTATGATGACCCAATTAGAGCATACATTGTAAACGCAGCAAATAGGATTTTAGAAGATATAGAAAACAATAGACAGACAAAGGAGATATAATGGGATTTTATCGTAAAAAACCTGTAGAGGTTGAAGCACATAAGTTTGACGGGTCGTCAACCAGCGCAGGGCAGATCCATAATTGGATGGAAACTGGTGTGTGGAAGGACTCCGAAATCCACACTCGTGATTGTGGTCGTACTGTAGATATAAAAACCCCAGAGGGGGTGGTTGTAGCCTCTGCTGGGGATTATGTGATTAAAGGGGTGGCTGGAGAATTCTATCCTTGCAAATCAGAAATTTTCCATGCAACATATGACCCGCTGGAAGACACTGATCGGGAACCTGGGAACTACCCAGCTAAAGCAATCCGTAAGGGTGATGAGATCATGTTTTGCGGAAAGGTTTATACCGTAACGAATACTGGTGCGATGGGGGAGGATGTTATCCTGACTCTCGGCGATGGTTCCCAAATCCCTGTGCGCCCTGATACTCAAATTATCGTAACAAAGGCACAGTAAAATGATCTGGTATTGGCTGGCGCTACTAGGCGCATCATTTGTAACAGGAGGCGGCATTTATGCCGCTTACAGATTCCGAAAAGATAAGCTGGATGATTTCTTTGACTGGGTTGCTGGAAAGGTTAAACGTCTGCTGATCATCTGGGTATTTGTTATGGGCCTTGTTACGCTGGCCCTTACTGTCCCATTATGGCATACTATGACTTGTCAGTTCGACGGCTGGGCCGCGAATACAGAGACCAGTTATTCATGGTACAAATCAACCTGCCTGTATAAAAGCAAGACAGGGGCATGGCTACCTTTAGGTATCAGTCGTGATCAACCGCAAGGAGATGGTGATGCATCAAATTAAAGAAAATACTGTAGATTTTGAAGCGCATATCTACGATTCTGCGATGAACGACAACTACAGATGGTCAATTCGTCCAGATCCTGATCTGCCAGGTTCAGTTAACCTTTCTTACAATGAGTTAGCTCATTATGACAACCGTTCTCGCCAAGGTTATGAACAGCGGGGTATGGTAGGTTTCGATAAAGAAACTTGGGAAAAAATTAAATACGCCATCGATGGTGTTTTTGAAAAAACAATTTAGGAGATTTAATGAAAGAAGCTTATGATACTCTGAATGCTATGCTGCGCCCAACCTCTCTTGTTAAGTATGCGAAACATGTTGTAGATTGGAATTCTGTCGCAGCATCTGCAAAGGGTGAATTTACCCCATTGGGAAAGCAGTGGGAGTTTGTAGGAGAGGAGTTACAAGAAACCGTTACAGCATTAATCGAAAATGACCGTAAGGAAGTTGTTGATGGAGCGTGTGACTTGTTTGTTGTGGCGTCGTATGCTTATTGGTTGAGTAATAACTATTCGCTATCCTCAGATAAATATTTAACTTATAATCCTGACCTTAAGTTTTCTCCTGGTAAAGCTTTGGATGCTTTTGCGAATGATGACTATGAGGGGATGCTTAAATTGAGCACAGCTTTGTTGTTTGGTCTTGATATGCAATTGCATAAGAACATGCATAGCGTTCTGGAATCTAATGATTCTAAATATCCAACACTTAGTGAAATTCAGTCTTTGCATAAAGACCTTGACTTGGCAAAAGCCCTTGAGGCAGAATGCACCTGTATCGAACAGCGTAATGGTGGACGCTATGAAGGTGTTCATTTCTCCATTGTTGATGAGAATATGAAAGAAGAGCCACGTGTCGTATTCTTCGACAAAGGCGGTAAAATCATGAAGCCAGGGACTTTCAAAAAACCAAACATTATTGTTTGACAATCGTATCTGGGTCTGTATAATGACCCATCAAGACAAAAGGAGAACGAAGTGGAAGAAAATATTGATTATTCTGAAATTGTTGCCTTGGCTAAACGCCTTAAAATGACCATCATTAATCGCGGGGCATCTTCCCGTCATGTTATCCGCTTCACGATGAAGCGTCGTTGGGGTGGCGTAAAGAAATACGCTTATGAATGCACACTCGGCACACTGGTATCTCATGTCAACCAGATCGAGAGAATGGGCGGAAAAATTGTCGGCATTGACAATTGAAGCTTGACAAATAAAACTGAACGGTTATACTGACCACACTAAACCAAACAAAGGAGCAATATATGCCACGTATGCCAAAAATCAAAATCGAACTGATCACCTCTCTGCCGTCTGACCCGGTTCAGCGTAAACGCCTGAAAGATAGCGTAACTGAAGTGGTTGATCTCCAGCGTCAAATCGCTGATCTGAAAGACCAGATCAAAGATATTCGCTCTGTGGAGAAAGAAACGCATAATATCTCTCCAAAATTCTTCAATAGCCTGGTGAAGCGCGAGTATGATGTTCGCTTCGAAGCCGAAAAGAAAACTGCTGCATTAGAGGCAGAAAAAGAAGTCTTCACCGAGGCAGATATTCTGTTTGGTCGTGGAACCCCAAATGTTGCACAGACTGAAGCCGATGATGGTGCTGAGGACACTGAATAATGAAATACTACCTTAATGGTGTTGGCCTATTTGTCTTCATCTGCGTCGTATTCGGGTTTGGTGTTCCAACTCTGGTTTCTGCCAAAGATACAATCAGTGTTATTGGCGGGTTTGCCTTAGTCTTCACTGCCCCGGTTGTCGTATGGTACTGGTTGCGTAAGGTCTTCATTCCGAAGACAAGCGCTGAAGGAGATCGATAATGTTGCTAAATCTGAAGGCGGCAACTTGGGAAAAGTTGCAGCACTTGGCAAAGTCCAAAGGTAAGTCTGCGGCATCTTATGTTGCAAAAATCGTAGATGACCACGTTGATGAAAACGTAAAGACTGAGTATAAAATCAAAGAGGAGAAACAAACTAATGCTTAAGAATATCAAACGCGTAGTATTTTCTGGCCTGATCGCCCTGAGTGCAATTGGTCTGACTGGTTGTGAACGTGCAACTGTTCCGGCGGGTTATGTGGGTGTTAAGGTTGACCTGTATGGTGATGAGAAAGGCGTTCAGCAGCAAGAAGTGGGCGTTGGTAAGTATTGGTTAACCTGGAACGAAGAGATCTATCAGTTCCCGACGTTCAACCAGTTGAACAACTACGAACAACCATTTAACTTCCAGACCAAAGATTCTATGACGGTTACTGCGAAGATCGGTGTTGAGTATTACGTTGACCGCTCTAAGGTTACCAAGATCTTCCAGACCTACCGTAAAGGCGTCCAGGAGATTACCGATGTCAACATCCGTCAGAATATCTCTGATGCATTGATCAAGGAAGCTGGTACGATGGATATTGGTACGCTGGCTGGTGATGGTAAATCTCAGCTTCTGGACCGAGTGACCAAGACTCTTAAGCAGAAACTTGACCCGGTAGGTATCGTTATTGTGAAACTGTCTTACACTGATGACCTTGGTTATCCTCCTCAGGTAACTGCGTCCATCAACGCTAAGATCGAAGCGACTCAGAAAGCGCTGCTGCGTGAAAACGAAATCCAGCAGACTAAAGCTGAAGCTCAGAAACAAATTGAAGCAGCTCGCGGTGAAGCAGAATCCCAGCGACTGCAAGCTCAGGGCCAGGCAGATGCTAAAGTAGCTCTGGCAAAAGGTGAAGCAGAATCCATCCAACTGCGTGGTGATGCTCTCCGTAAGAACCCTGAAATCATGCAACTGGAAGCGATCAACAAGTGGGACGGTAAAACCCCGACCATTATGGGTGGCAACGGTGCAGTACCTTTCGTAAATCTGCCAGCAGGTAAGTAAAGGTTGACAAAAGGCCCGGTGATTAGTATCATCGGGTCTCAACTTAATAAAGGAGTCTCATGATGAGTATTCGCAGCTATCTTTTTGGAGTTCTCACAGGTGTGGTTGTGATGTGTCTCTTATTAATCTCTTCCCCAGCATTTGCCACAGTCAACACACTTTCTTTGGTGGATGAATACACTGATGGAAGCTCCAAAGTCTGCATCTACAGCGACGGTAATCGTACAGAGAGTGTTGTGAAAGAAGGTGCTGGCTCATGCCCGTCTAAAAAGACTTTCCACTAAGGAGCATATGATGTCTGAAAAGATGATTCAAGTACCTGCCTCCATTATCGCAGAACTCGTGCCGTATATTAACAGCGGACTACGATCAACTGCTGATGAGATGGGAAAGGCTGGACATACCCCATCCGAAGTAATGTCTGAGGATTATGACCGTTTTAACTCCCTTCGTAGGATTCTGAGAGAAAACGGAGTCAGCTATGCGAGTAACTGATAAATACGTCTTCTTCTTCACTTACCGGGATATGTTCAGTAATCACTACCGCCAAGTTATTCCTATTCGTTGTGGTGGTTATGAGTTTTTCACTGTAGAACATTACATGATGTTCCAGAAGGCAATGCTCTTCGATGACAAAGAAATTGCTTCCCGCATCGCTACGGTTGATAACCCGAATGAGGCCAAAGCTCTTGGTCGTCAGGTAAAAGGTTTCGACAATAACGTCTGGGAAGAGAATAGGATGGATATTGTGACTTCAGGCCTTGTATTGAAAATGAAGGCCAACAGATCTGTCCTCGAAGCGGCGCTTGGGCATCGAGATGCAGGGCGTAAGTTTGTGGAAGCCTCTCCTTATGATGCCATCTGGGGTGTTAAATTAAACGAATATGATACACGTATCGATGATCCTGCCAATTGGCGTGGTTTGAATCTTCTCGGTGAGTGCTGGGAACGGGCTATTGATATTGTTGTTGCTGCAACGTGGAGGTGACTTGAAATTAGAGATCGAACTGGTTCCAAAGACAGCGTGGTTTACTAATCTTCGATCTCATCTCACCAAAGCCCAGTGGGATGTTGTCAGAAAGAAATGTTATGCAAAAGCCAATTATTGTTGTGAAATTTGTGGTGGTAAAGGGACTAAACACCCTGTTGAGTGTCACGAGATTTGGTCATATGCCGACAGTACCATTACCTTAACGGGTCTGATTGCGCTATGCCCCTCTTGTCATGAAGTCAAGCATATTGGTTTGGCAGGGATCCGTGGTCGTGGTGAAATTGCCATTCGTCACTTTATGAGAGTGAATGAAGTAAGCCGCGCTGTGGCAGAGAAATATGTTAAGGAAGCGTTTGATTTGTATCATGAACGAAGCAAGCGTGAAAAGTGGGAATTGGATGTCCGGTATTTGGACGAGTATTTGAGTAAAGATTGAGAGGGCTAGTGGCATATCCGTATGATAAAGATTGGAAAAACAAAGTAACGAAAGACTGCGTATTAGCTTTGGATCTTGACCAGACATGCTTTGTGTCAGCCGCCGGTGCTGAAAAGCGTACAATTGAGGTCACTCATATTGAGTCTGGAAGAACAAAGATTTTCCGTAACAGGACTGAATTTTGGGGATCGACAAAGAAAGTTGTCGGTGGATGGATCAAAGACCAAAACATGAACATGGAGGCGAAGGCAAGGGCCGAAGGCCGAGTGTTTGTACCGTGGGGTCGGGATGACTTCACGATTAAAGACATTCAGGAACCGGAACCTGTAGAAAACTGCCTTCATATACTGAAGACAAAGATCAATGCTATCTTTGAGCACCTTGAGATGGAAAGCAATACCGGGATGGGTGTACTCGGCGGTGAGGGTAACTTCCGCCTTATGCTTCCAGCTCCAGAGCGTTACAAGGGCAATCGTGAGGATACATTACGCCCACTCCTTCTTCAGGAAACAAGGGATTATGTTACCCGGAAGTATAACGCTAAGGTGATCAATGGTGTTGAAGCAGATGACTATCTTTCTGTTCTTGCTTATATGGGGTGGGAGAATTACCAGAAGACCGGGAAGTTCAACTACATCGTGGCATCGTTTGATAAAGACCAGAAAGGAAACCCTGGGCTTATCTTCGATACTATGCGCGATTCAGAAGAGAAGACATGGAAGCACCCGATCCCTATGTTGATCGACGATTCGATGGGTGAGATCTGGATGGAAGGTAACAAGGTCAAGGGATGGGGACGTAAGTTCTTCGGTTACCAGATGCTTTGCGGTGACAGCTCAGATAACATCAAGCCATACCAGTGTTTTGATATCGCTGGACGTTTCGGTGATACGGCGGCATTCAACCTGATCGGACACCTTCAGGATGAGAAATCCATGTGGCAAGCGATCATTAACCAATATAAAACCTGGTTCCCGAACGGTGTTGAGTTTACTTCGTGGGACGGCACACAACGGAAAATGAGTGCAGGTCAGTGGGCATCTATCATCTTCCAGATGGTCTACATGAAGCGTTCTGCGAATGATAAGACAACCCTTTCAAGTGAGTTACGCCGTGTGGGGATCGTATGATTGATAACTTAATAATGCAGGCAGTCATGAGGGATGCTGAGGCGCTGGCTGTTCCCAGCGTCAAGGGTAAATTCTTAGTCGCCACAGGGTTGTGGCGCATGGTCGAATCTGGTGATGATTGCTATGTGATTTTCACTGATGACTATACTGATCCTAATGTTGCATTCACCGTATTGCTTCTGGATGATTGTGAGCTGGTAGAAGGTGAGAAGCTGTTGATGTTAACAAGCGTCTTGTTGGATACTCAAGAATTCTCACTTGTTGTCTTCAAGGACCAAAATGACTCGGAGGTAACTGATGAAGCTGATGTCGGTTGACCAGAGTCTTAGTCATTGTGCGGTGGTTATTTGGGATGATAAGGCCGAAAAGCCCGAAGCAAGATACATGATCCGTACAGGGTCTACTTCGAGTAAGGGCAAACGGAAAAAGGATGTCGTGTATTTCGATCATGTGATTCAGCAGATCGATTACATTGTCAGTAAGATTTGTGAGTACGTAAGGCTTCACAAAATCGACACTTACGTCATGGAGTCGTTGGCTCTTAGGTCTGTGGGTAACGCCACCCGTGACCTCGCTGGACTGTTCTACTGCATTCAGATGGCACTCTTGGAGCACTATATGAGCGTAGAGCAACTGCATGATGTCCCCCCTACCTCTGTGAAGGCTTGTGCCAGAAACCTTTTACCCGAGGCAGAGCGTAAATTTGTTAAAGAAAGAGTTGACAAAAAGACCGGGGAAAAGGTATACTCCAACTGTAAGATTAAGATGGAAAAGGCACACATGGTTAGGGCTGTAGATTGTGATATGCCCGGCTGGTTGGATGGTCTTACACTCGCGGCTGGCAAAGCAGATTATGCTGATGCCTACCTGATAGGGAAGGCGTTTCTGGAGGGATTATCGCAAAGCGAGTAAAATCTAAATCATCGAAGCCCAGAGTAAGGAAGAAGCCAGTAGTTGTGCCATTAACACCGGAACTTTGGGTGAAAGATGCAAAGCAGATTGCTGCTTTCAGAAATAAATTGATTCTGGAGCAGCAAGGGTTAGATCCTATACTCGGCGAGCCACTTCGCAAGCCGTGCTTGGATCATGACCATTTCGAAGGTAAATGCAGAGGTGTCCTTAGTCAGTGCGTGAATACTTTTGAGGGATATGTCCTGAAGGCTTGGATGAAGTACGTTTCAGAGAATACTCAGACGTCGTTATCCACCGCTCTTAGAAATTTGGCAGATTACTTAGAGCAAGACTTCAGTGGCTATCCGCTTCACGGCGGGTTTAAGAACGATATGTTGAAGTTTTTGAGAAGATGCACCAACGAGAAGATAATTGAAAGAGCTAAGGCGGACCTTGGCATAATTATCCCCGAAGGTACTCAGAAACAAGACAGCCTCTTGCTATACCTTACAGAGTTCGTCAAGCAGACGGAGGAAAAACATGCCAAAGAAACCACTTAAATTCTTTTACAGAAATTGGCGAGGTAAGTGCGGATATCGTACTGTAGAAGAACCCGTCATGTGGTATGGGTCTACCCAGTATCACAAGAACTCTCAATGGTTTATTAGAGGTTATGATCTAGATAAACAAGACTTTAGAGATTTCGCTGTGAATGATATCATTGAATTCGTCCGAGAGGTGTAATGCTACCTGTAGATAAAAAGATTATAGAACTTCATGAAAGCGGAATGAGTAACCGTGAAATTGCTCGCACATTCCTTGGAAAAGAGTCGAGAGAGTCATACATCCGTTTGGTTCTTAAGCGTCATAGCGCAGAGTCTACGCCTTTAACAAAGGCCTTAGTATCGGACTATAAGAAAGCTAAGATCCTGTTCTTAGATATCGAGACTGCACCGCTGAAGGGGCATCTCTGGAGTCTATGGCAGAATGGAATTGGGCTTAACCAGATGGTTTCTGACTGGTACATGCTATCTTTCGTAGCCAAATGGGCTGACCAGGATGAGGTCATTTATCGCGATATCCGTGATAACTACGATAAGGAAAGTGATGCATCTCTCCTTCAAGACCTGTGGGACTTGCTTGATGAAGCGGATTTTGTTGTTGGGCATAATGTCCGTAAGTTCGACATTAAGAAGGTCAATGCTCGTTTCCTATTGAATGGAATGGATAAGCCATCAACCTTCCGTATTATCGATACCATGCTTATCGCCAAAGCCCTGTTTGGATTCACCTCCAACAAGCTGGAATATCTGACCGATCGCCTGTGTACGAAATACAAGAAGTCTAAGCACACTAAGTTCCCAGGACACCTGCTGTGGGATGAGTGTTTGAAAGGCAACCCTGAAGCTTGGGATGAGATGGAAGAGTATAACAAGTTCGACGTTTTATCGAACCAAGAGTTGTATGAAATCTTCATGCCGTGGGACCCTCGTCTTCCTAACTTCGACCTTTACGTTGATGATGTTCTGGATATGAGCGAGTGGGTAGAGGATGGTTTCCATTACACCAATCTTGGCAAATACCAACGCTACCGCCATAAGGTCACCGGGCAACAGCGTCGTGGGCGTGTTAATATCCTCTCCAAGGATAAACGGCAACAGCTTCTGGCAAATATCTTGTCTTAAGCAATAAAAACGTGTTGACAAGACTTTATTAAACGGTAGAATGTCTCGTGTACCAGAAAGCAAACTACACGAGACAATACAAACTACGAAAGGAGAGACTGTATGACAGTAAAATACGCAGGCTTTTGCATTTCAGCAACTGAGAACATCCCGGCAACTGATGCAAGTCTTCTGCTTATGCTTAAAGACCTCTCATCGGTCTATGACCGTAGTCATGATGTGAAATCCTCTACTGTGGGTTATCATACTCTTGGTTCTATCATGGGCAATGGCCGCTTCCGAGACATGGGGTATTCTGCCGAATCTGTGGTGGATATAATCCGATCTCTGGACCCGAAAACATTTCCGCTGCTTTTCAAGCGGCACAATGATAAGGGTGATCTTTTCCTGCATCGTGAACCGATCTTCCACACCAAGGCACTGTACAAAACCCTTGTGGAAATCAAGAAAGATGGTAAACTGAAGAAAGACAGCAACGGAAAACTTAAAATACATTTCCGTGGTAAAATTTACGAGGGCCACGGAGTTAAAGAGTCCGTATTCAAAGCTAAAACAGAAATCTAATCCTCAAAACATCGGTTAGCAATATAAAGGAGAAATTATGAAATTTCAAGATACCCTGACACCAATAACCGGCACAGCCACGTCAGATGGGTTCATGGCTTTATGTAGCGTTGATAACTTCTTAACCCTGACCAAAACGCCGGTTGTGCAGCGAAACCACGATGATCGTGTTAACAAGGGGCAGGTTGATCATTTCGAGAATGTTCTTCCTCAGCACCGTGTTGTTTCGGTGGGTATTTATACTGGCGAATCTTTTGAGTACGAAGGCGGTGAGGTAATCAAACCTGGCGATGCTCTGGTTGTTGATGGAAACACCCGTAAATGCTACTGGCAACGTGCCGTCGAGTCGGAACACCCTATGGTGAACGACCTAAGAAAGAATCCATTGATTGTATGTGTAAAAGATATGAAGACACCACTGGATATCGAAATGTGGTACGAAACTTTCGACAGCAACGGGCAAATTAAGAAATCCAGTCATGCGATGCAGTCTGCGGCCCACTTGAGCGGTGTGGATGAAGGTCGTATTATGCGCCTTTCAACCCTACTTAACCGCATGGTGAAGTCTGTCGATAAGAAATCGTGTAAAACAGAGGTTGAACTCCGTTCTAAGAAGGTAATGGCGTTCGGTGTTGAGCACATCAATGCTTTTTACGATGCTTTTGAACCACGCACAACGAAAACTTTTATGTCTAAGAGCGCACCATTCCTTGCAGCGTACCGCGCCCTTCGTGCCAAGGGTGGTAAGAGTAGTTACACCCGAATTGACTGGTTTTTTGATGAGATTCTTACAGGTCAGTTCTCAAAACCTCTTAACTCCGCAGGGGAGATGTGTGTGACAACGTACCTGAACAACTTGCTAATGCAACAAGGATCTTATTCATTCCTTAACCCAAAAGCATCAGCAGACCGTATCTTCATTGTGGCTGGGCTTCTTTATCATTACGGTATGCGGGTAATTGGTGGCAATCTCTTTGTCCCGATTAATCGCAAACCTGTCTCCAATAGCCAAGCGGGGGCAGATAAGATGAGAGACCTGTTCAACAGTGAAATGACATTCTAAAAAATAGGGGCGTAAGCCCCTCTTCTCTTTCTTAGGGGGCTTGTTGATTACAAGTATTTATCCGCTTTTTAAATGGACCGGAAGCAAGCGAAAGATGTTTCCAAAGTATGAGCCTTTCTTCAAGGGATTGCAGTTCGACACCTTTGTGGATTTATGCGGTGGAACAGGAGCAACTTCTGTGTGGATTCACCAGAACTACCCCGATGCAAGCATTATCCTGAATGAAATCAACGTAGACATTTTTGGAATCTACACAGGCATCAAGCATGACTATGCCTCTTTCATCGACCTTGTAGATTATTATGAGCGAACCTACATGGCTCTCGAAGGTAAAGAGAGCCGGAAAGCGATGTACCTCAAGGTTCGTGAAGAATTCCACGAGGAGTATTACGAAATAGATGTTCTCGATCGCTCTGCGATGCTATACTTCCTGTTGTGTACAAACTTCAACGGCATCTGGCAAGCTAAGTCCAGCTCCGGGCTGTATTACACGCCATTCGGCAATGGTGGCGAGAAGACCGGAATTTATAACCGTAAAGGCATGGAAGATTTCAAGGCAATGGTAGATAAGGCAGAGATTCTCTGCGGGAGCTACGAGCAGGTTGTTATTCCTGACAACTCACTGGTCTTTGCTGACCCTCCGTACATCTCCAGCCATACACAGTACGACAAACGTGAGAACTTCAGCGACCTTATGCAATTTGAAATGGCCGAGTTCCTGATCGCACACAGCAAGAAGAATAAGATTGCTTTCTGCAACAAGGATGATAAGATGTTTAGAGAAATCTTTGCAGGGTTTAGCTTCGAGGAGTTCAACGTGAAGTACACAGCATCCTCGAAAGACACCTTCGGGGCAAAAGCTACAGAGATCCTTGTTCACAACTTTAATATTTAAGGGCTTCGGCCCTTTGCTAAGGAGGTTCTATGGGAAGAGAAATTGTTGTTAAAGTTCCTGATGCCGCAGATGATGATTGGCTGCGAGAGCAGATCGAATCCTTACGTGTAAGGATCGAGGCTGTTGTAGAGGTTGAGGATAACGAAGAAAGCTTTAATAAGTTAGGGGCTTGCCTTGACATCATTGATGCACTTCAACAGTATACGGGGTACTAATGGATATTATTGTTCTGAATGCTCCCCCACAGAGCGGTAAAGATGAGATTTCTGCGTACCTTTGTAAAGGTAACCCAAACATCAACCACGAAGAGGTAAAGGAACTCCTTTTTGAGGTTGCTATTCGTTCAGCGGGAATTTCCCGTGAGTTGTGGGATGCAATGTATACCCGTCGGTATAAAGAGATCCCAAGCCCATACCTGATGATTGATGGTGTGAATGTGTCACCACGTCAGTGGATGATCCATTGCTCCGAAAAGGTAATCAAGCCATTGTTCGGCAAGTCAGCATTCGGTAAAGCTGCTGTGGAAAAGTTGAAGCAGACCTATGCAAATGACGAGGTGATTGTATTCTCAGATGGTGGCTTTGCTGAGGAAATCAAAGAGTTGTCCGATTATGCATACTCGACTGGTGGTGAATTCTTCCTTGCGCGTATCCACCGAAAAGGTTATGATTGGGGGAATGATAGTCGTAACTGGTTATACCTCGACGGCATCCGAGGTCATGAACGTGACTTTGATAACAAAGAGGGTGCTATGATCGGATGTGCAGAAGAGATCCTTGAGTGGGCTAGATCAATTAGCTATGGAGAAGATGATGCGTAAACCGATGAATATAGGTATTGATGTCGATCTAACTTTTGTAGATTCTGGTACTCCTTGGCTTCATTGGTTGGAACTGATGTATGGCGTTAAGGCGGACTGTAGTTTGCCACCCCCGAACCCACAGGGGAAGACTTACTATAATCTTTCTAAATATTTTCCACCCGCGAAGGTGAATCAATTACCTCCGTATGAGTTCTGGGAAGACCCTTATTTGTACGATAGGCTGAAACCACGCCCTGGCGCTGTTGAAGCAGTGGCCTCATTTGCTGAAGCTGGTCACTTCAACCAATTTGTATCATACTGCAAAAAGGGACACTTCTCGTCTAAGGTACGCTTCTTGAAACGTGAGACAGAAGAGTTCTTCAGCCTTGAGCCGGGTTCTGGTCATGGTTTTTATGCGACGAAGAACAAAGCCGGTCTTAAGCTTGACGTCATTATTGATGATCGCAATGAATTCCTGAATCAGTTCGGAGATGACGTACTTAAGATTAAGTTCTGGACGCCGTATGACCAATCTGAGGAGTTGAAAGTCTCGATTGACCTTGAGACATCCGACTGGAGTCATATTCAGGACTTTATTCTGGACCTCTCCTGATGAAAAGGAATAGATGCGAGGGCGGTGATTTCATCGTCCGTCAGGGTAAGTGGTACGAAGTGTTCGATGAGAAGGATAATTTCGTGTACTCATTCAAAGCGACAAGCGACATGTGTAAGAATGTGCTTAACCGCTACTTGGTGTTCAAGGCAGACCTTGATCCAAATGTTAACTACAAAATTAAGAGGGTTGGAAAATGACAAAGGATGAAATGGCGGAACACATCCGTACACAAGCAACGGCTCGTGTGAATCGTGTTATTGAAGGTATGTTTCCAGGTACAGGACTGACTGCGGATATCATGGGGATTGATGCGGATTTTAATAAAGGTCTTTTTGATGACGTCTATCTGAACTTATTCTCTCTCCGCGAGCTGGAAGAGATTATTACCCCCCAGATCAAATACAAAGACCGTCTTGCTGAACTTGACCTGTTAGTTGAAACTGCCGTCGCCGCCCGTATGGCTGAAAACCAAGACAAGATTATTGAGAAATTAGGAGCAATGAGTGAGTAATTTGATTTCCGTAAAAATTGTAGCTGACAGCATTTCTCCTTCAGGCATTCGAATCATAACCTTCGAACTTGAATACCCACGAATAATCCATAGTGAGCTGATGACTCACCGACTGTTAAGTCGAAATGCGATGAGCAGTCGTGCTATTCCGATTAAGAAAATGATCGAGCAGGTTCAGCAAAATCCTGCAATGCCTGTGAAGTTTGGTAAGAACCAACCTGGAATGCAGGATGCCGGGGAGCACTCAGCACAGCTTGGTGATGGGTACTCGGCAGAAGAGTGGTGGAAACTCGCAGGACTTAGTGCAGCCCGGTTTGCAGCAGAATTTGCAGATGCGGGTTATCACAAGCAGATTGCAAACCGCCTTCTGGAACCATACCAAAGAATGAAGACAGTTGTCACCGCTACAGACTGGAATAACTTCTTCTGGCTGCGTGTTGACCCGGATGCTGATCCTACGATCTATGAACTAGCTAAGGCAATGAAAGAGGCTAGCGATAACTCTATCCCAGACCCTCTTGAACCTGGACAGTGGCATACACCATACGTTGACCACGTTTATGGCTTTGAAGATATCGACGATAAAGAGTGTGCAGTATTTGAAGGCTATTGCGTTCTTGACGAAGAGAACAAGCCTGTAATGCTGACCCTGGAAGAGGCTTTGGCTATTTCCGCATCTTGTTGTGCTCAGGTGTCTTATCGTGTTCTGAATACGAGTAAAGAAAAGGCTCTGGATATCTATGAGAAGTTGGTCAGTGGTAATAAAGTTCATGCTTCTCCATTTGAACATCAGGCTACACCTATGAAGGGTGAGTTCAGTCAATATGGCTATGACCCAAGTGTGAATATCCCTGGATATGCGGTATCTTGGGAAGAGGGTATCACACACGCAGATCGTCAAGGACAACTTTGGTCCGGCAACCTTCGTGGTTGGCTACAACATCGCCAGTTAGTGCCTGACAATGCAATTTCAGGTTGACAAAGATATCGTTAATTCGTATCTTAGAAGCATATTAATTAGGGGCGATTTTGCCCCTTGTCAGGCAGAATGGAGATTACATGAGTAAAGAAAAACGCAAGCCACCCCAACACATTTCGGTCACCATTGACTTCCTGAGAACGGTCCCAGGGTTTGATGTCCAGAAAGATAATGACCTCCGCGCTGCCTTATACGCACTCGGTTTTCAGGTTACCGATAAAGATGGGAATCCTAAACACGTAACTGTGTTCCAAAACAAAAATGTAAGATGTGCCAACATGCCATCGACGTATCGTAAGACAATGATTTTTGTAGGAGAAATGCGACCTGATTATAAATACGCGAAGATATACAACGGTGTTGAAATCCTTGATGTAGGGGTTTATTCAGGCAGTGATATGGAATTTGTTTTAGATCTTCCTTACGACATCCCTGTAATTGAAAAAGTTAACACCCGGAAGTATACCAAGCGAGGTGATCGACCAGAGACATTTGAAATCACTTTCGATATTGAAGACGAAGCTCGTCTGGGCGATGTATTTGGCCTGGAGGACGAATGAGTAAAGAAAAAACGAAATGGAAAGACCGCGGCTTCGATGATAAGCACCATTATGCCGGGTGGCTCTACTTCAACGATTTAACCGATGACAGTAAAATGTACGACGATGTTTACTATGATGAGTTTTCTGGTAAAATAGTTAACATCGTTGCGCCAGATCAAAACGAGAAAGACGATCAGGATGTTGACGAGGCAGATGAGTTTTTGTCTCAATTTGAAGAAGAATAAGGGGAAAGTTTGATCAATACAGTTGTGAAGAGTGATGGTAGTGTGGTTCCATTTGAACCAGAACGTCTAAACAAGGCCGCTATCTTTGGTGATGACGGTAATGGTAACTGGTCGTATATCTCAATGGATGCATATAAGCGACTGTATGACGGCTGCACCACTCGTGAAGTTAACCAGGCATTGATCGACGCCTGTGTGAGTCGTAAAGACGAAGCCCATTCACGGATGGCTGGGCGCGTCCTGATTGGACAAATCTACAAGGAAGCTTTTGGCGGATTTAAGAAAATCCCAAGCCTTACCGAGTTTTACCAGGACATGGTGATGCGTGGGTACTGGGAAGAAATGGGCTATACTGGACCTGAGCTGTTAAACTTTGATCAAGTCATTGACCACAGTAAGGACCTGAGTTATGGGTATGCGGTTCTGAAACAGTTCCGGGATAAGTATGGTATCAAAGATAACATCAATGATATCCTGTTCGAATCCCCACAGATGATGTTCATGGGTATTGCTATGGCTGTTATGAAGAATATGCCATTATCCCGTAGGAAGAATGACGTCATCAGACTGTATACGTATCTCTCTGACCTTAAGATCAATGCGCCAACGCCGTACCTGAATGGTCTGCGTACTGGTAAAACGGGATATGCATCCTGTTGCATTATCAAAGCAGACGATACAGCAAAAAGTATTGGTGTTGCTCGTGAAGTGGCGTACACTATGACGGTAGCACAGGCAGGGATCGGTTATTACCTGTCCTCCCGCTCTATCGGCGATGGTGTTCGTGACAATACGATCAAACACATGGGTAAACTCCCGTATTACCGTGGAATTGATGTTGGTGTTAAGGAAAATCGTCAACAATCCCGTGGTGGTTCTGCAACGGTGTCTTTCCTTGCGTTAGACCCGCAAGTTGAAGAACTGATGCGCCTGCGTAATCCGATGACGGTTACCTCAAAGCGTATCAACACGATGGACTATTCGATCGGTGTCAACCACTCGTTCATGAATCGAGTGGCTAAGAATCTGGACTGGATGTTGGTGTCATATAAGGATGCCCCTCAGTTGCATGAGGGTATGTTCCGAATGACAATGCAGGAGTTTGATGCTGAGGTTGCCCGTGTAGCAGCAGATACGAAGATTCCAAAAACTTGGGTGAAGGCGCGTGATCTGGCAATGGAGCTGATCACTCAACGTGCAGAAACTGGTCGTCTTTATGTTTACTGGCCTGACGAAATGAACCGTCATACGCCATTTCTTGAGACAATCTATTCATCTAACTTGTGTCAAGAAATCTGTCTGCCAACAAAAGGGTATACAGATATGCGGAACATTTTCAACCCGACTGTTGATGATGGTGAAGTTGCATTGTGCTTTATCGCCTCTCTTGTTGCTGGTCGTATTTCTGAAGAAGAGTACGAGGATGTTGCTTACTACACCGTCCTGATGATCGACAACGTTATGGATATCATGGACTATCCGTATGAGAATATGAAGTACACAGCCGAATCTCGTCGTTCGATTGGTGTTGGCCTAACCAACCTTGCACACTACATCGCGAAACACAAAGTCGCGTATGGTTCTCCTGAGAGCAAACAGTTAGTTCACGATCTGGCAGAACTGCATAGCTTCAGTCTGCATAGGGCAAGTCTGCGACTGGCTAAAGAGCGTGGTGTTGCTCCGTGGATGAATAAGACTAAGTACCCGCAGGGTTGGTTGCCTATCGATACCTATAATAAGGCAGTTGATAGTGTCGTGAAGAATCCGAGCCTGAAGCAGGACTGGGAAACTTTGCGCCAGGAAATCATCGAAAATGGTGGTATCCGTAACAGTGTTCTGGAAGCTTATATGCCGAACGAAAGTTCATCATTGGCTACCAACACAACAAATGGCCTGTATCCAGTACGTGACCATGTGATCTTCAAGAAATCCCCTCAAGGCTCTGTGCTGTTTATCGTGCCTGAGTATGAAGAGCTGAAGGAATATTACACATCGGCTTGGGATATCGATACGAATGACTTGATTGATATCTATGCAATCATTCAGAAGTTTGCAGGGCAAGCAATTAGTGCGGATCTTTACATCGACTATACCCAGTTGCCGGATGGTAAGATTTCCATGAAACAACAACTTGGGTATCTGATTCGCGCCACGAAGATGGGAATGAAGACATGGTATTACCTGAACTCCAAGGTTGGGGCGGGAGACTCCCTCACTGAGGAACTTCATGCTAAAGCAAAAGCTGAGGAAGAGACAAGGGCTGTTGCACCACTTATCGCCGGGGATACTGAAGATCCTTATTGCGAAAGTTGTTCTTTATAAGTTGTAGGGGCTTCGGCCCCGTTTTTGAGGAGAGAAAATGGCAGTTTTTAACGTAGAAAACACCGCGCATAAGACCGGGGACTACCCACTGTTCCTTGGTCAACAGATGGGGATGTATGACTCCATCAATAAAAAGTATCCGCAACTGTTTGACCTGTATAAAAAGCAGAAAGAACAGGACTGGTCAGAAGATGAAGTTGAACTAAGCCAGTCTATCACTGACTTTGCTACTTGCAGCAAATCGACTTACGACGTCATGGTGCAGACCCTGATGTGGCAATGGGAAGCTGATAGTGTTGCAGCACAGTCTATCATCTGTCTGTTTGCACCGTTCATCACGAATAGTGAACTGTTCGCCATGATGATGAAGCAATCAGAGATTGAAGTCCTACATGCTCTGACGTATTCTGATATCGTTCGTCAATGTCTGCCTAATTCTCGCCAGATCATTGAAGATATTCAGAACAACCAAGCAGTCCTTGAACGCTCTGGAGTCATTGTCAAATTCATGCGTGAATTAGAGATCCTCGGTGCTCGATACCGTATTGACCCGGACTCTGTCGACAAAGAGGAAATCCGTCGAGGAATCCTGAGAGCTATGTTCTCCCTGTTGGGGCTGGAAGGTATTGAATTCATCTCTAGCTTTGCCTGTACGTTCGCTCTTGCAGAACAGGGTGTGTTTGTCCAGGTGGGGCAGCTAGTGCAGAAAATTATGTTGGATGAGATGCTGCATACCAAGATGGATTTCGGAGTTATCGATATCCTTCTGAAAGACCCGGTATGGAAGGCCAGTTTTATCGCAATCAAGCACGAGCTGAAAGCAATTCTGGATGAAGTTCGTACCAATGAATATGGTTGGGGCGATTATCTCTTCAGTGAAGGCCGTGCGATCATCGGGTTGAACGCTCCATTGCTGAAAGATTGGACTGACTGGAACTGTGCTCCGATCTACGATTACTACGGCATTGAAAAAGATTTCGTAGCACCAAAACGTGATCCTCTCCCGTTCATGGATGTTTGGATGAATCCTTCCAAGCAACAGAATGCGAATCAGGAACAAACAAACACCGATTATCGTCTTAATGCGACAGTCAATGACGCTGAAGACGAAGTCTGGGATTTTTAAGGAGTAACAATGAATCTGAAGAATTCCACCTTTACCATTTATGGTAAGGAGAACTGCCAGCACTGCACCCGCGCGAAGGAGTTCGCCATTGCAAACGGGATCGAGTATATCTATCTGACACTCGGGAAGAATTACACCAAGGAAGAGCTGGTGGAGCAGTGCGCCCCGGTTATCCCTCGCACCGTCCCGCAGATTTTCCGTGAGACGGACTCCTCAACGGAGTACATTGGTGGCGCTGATGACTTCATTGCTTTTGTGCAAAAACATATGAAATCCTGTTGACATAGCAACCTTCTGTCTGTATGATTTATGTAATCCTGCCGAGAAATCTGTCCGGCAGGAAATTTAGAGGAGAATTCGAATGAGTAAGAAAGCACTGCGTAAGGCATATACCAAGGAACTGGCTCTGGAACTGCGTGGCAAAAAGCCGAAGAATAAACGCTCTTCTGATGAAGAACTTCAGCAACTTGCAGCAGACGCTGCCGCTCGCGGGGGTTACTAATGTCAAAAAAGGCCGCAGTTGTAACCACTGACTTACGACCTTCTCTGGCAAAGGAGTTTGTTTCTCTGGTGTGGGACCGACTGATCGGAGATTTTGCTACTGGATTGCAGGTGCAGGTTGAAAGTCTCCAGAACATGGTGAAGGGAGAGAAAGACGTATATTTTGCCAAGGAAATAAAGGAGAAAAAAGAACGCCTTCGTAAAACTCTCTCTACAGGGGTTCAACAGAAAGTGTTTGATAAATTGGTCTGCCAGTTGGCAGAGGCTTTGACAGAAGAAGAGCTGAGATACGCGATCTTCCAAGAGAAGATTACGATCAAGATTCATGGGGTAGCCTCCCAGCTCGAAGCGGCTTTTGAAGAGGCGGTGGGAGAGGCCTAACCTGAAAAAAGGAGGTCTTTTGAAACTTACGCTGGAACAACTCAACAAAATATTTCCGAATGGCGCGAAGGCTGGCAGAAATGCCAAGTTTATTGGTCCTTTGAATGATTTGTTTGAGAAGGGTGGTATTAATACTGTCAACCGCATTGCCGGATTCCTTTCCCAAATCGGTGTGGAGTCCGCAGAGTTCCTGTATACCAGAGAGCTTGGAAACAATGCCTACTTTAATAAGTATGATACCGGACCAATTGCAAAGCGACTTGGCAATACACCAGAAAAGGATGGTGACGGAGCTAAGTACAAGGGACGTGGTCTGATCCAAGTCACCGGGCTTGCAAACTACAAAGCTTGTGGTAAAGCCTTAGGGTTGGATCTCGTCAATCACCCTGAATTACTTGAACAGCCGAAATATGCAGTTGACAGCGCTGGTTGGTACTGGAACATGAGAAACATCAACGCCGCTTGCGATGCTGATGATATCACCAAAATCACCAAGCTGGTAAATGGCGGGACTAACCACCTCGCAGAAAGAACCGCATACTACAAAAAGGCAAAATCTGTTCTAACCTCTTAAGGAGAACCACATGGGAAGAAGCAAAGAGGCTCGTGCAACCAAACTCAGCGTTCGCCAGCAACAACGTGCTGAGAGACAAGCCAAGCACCACCCTAAATTCGATGAGGAAAGGAATAGCGCTCCACCGCTGACTCCTCTGAATGACAAGCAGCAAGATTACCTTCACAAGTTGCAAACTTGCAATATTGTTATCGCAAAAGGTATCTTCGGTACAGGTAAAACTTACCTGGCATCGGCCTACGCTGCTGATCTGCTCCGTAAGAATGAACTCGACAAGATCATTGTCGCTCGCCCTTATGTGCAGACGGGTAAAACCTCCGGCTTCAAACCGGGAACATCGTTGGAAAAACTCTTCCCGTATGTTCGTAACATGTTAGACACCATCCGTAAACGTATGGGCGACGGTGCCTATTACAATGCGCTTAAAGATGGTCTGAATGGGCGTATTGAAGTTCAGGAATTGGAAAGCATCCGTGGTCGTTCATTCGATGAAAGAAGCTATCTCCTGATCGACGAAGCCCAGCAGAGTACCCCAGAGGAAATGTTGAGTATCATCACACGTATCTCTGACAACTGTACACTCGTGGTCATGGGGGATGCCTCTCAGAAAGATATCCACGGAATCTCCGGTCTGGAATGGGTGGAAGATTTCCTGAGCCGGAACGGGATCGCGGGTGTGGGTATTGTAAACTTCGACAACCCAGATGATGACATCGTCCGTGGTGGTATGGTTCGTGACATTGCCAAGGCGTTAATCGCCGACCGTGCAGAAGGACGCTATACTCCACTGGCTTCGTAACGGAGGATTATGGCTTATTATACAGGCGTGGGCGAAAGCCCACCCTACTCTGGGCAAACATTAAGAAAGATGAATAGATATGTATTTCATCCACAAGGCAAACGTTGTTGCAGTTCATGTCAGGAAATAAAAGACTTGAATAAAGAAAACTTCGGTGTACATAGATACTACAGGGATGAAAACGGCAAGATTGTTTCTGTAGGTTACGATGGAGCATGTAAGTTGTGCATGGTAAGAAAAAGAGCTTTGCACAACGCCAGAATAAAGGAAGATTATAAATGGTACTGCAAAAAACTGTTATCCCAGCTCAAGGCAAGAGCAAAGAGTGAAAACCTGCCGTTCAATCTCACTGCCGAAGATCTTATTCATGAGTTTGATGCTCAGGGCGGGTTATGTCGATATACAGGAAAGAAACTGGATTTTACCCTTCGGTGTTCAGAGAAGGGACAACCTCATAGGGATTTTCCATCTATAGATAGGAAAATCCCAAGCAGGGGCTATACATTAGGGAATGTTGAATGGGTAACCTATGCGGTAAACAGGATGAAAAACGACCTTACGGAAGAGGAATTTTTAGACTTCTGCCGTAATATAACAAAAATGGAGGGAATGTGAGAGCGTACTACAGCGGCATAGGAAGCAGGGAGACCCCTCCTGAGGTTATCAGCATCATGGAAGATGCTGGTTTCCGCCTTGCAAGGTGCGGATTCACCTTGAGAAGTGGAAAAGCAGGTGGCGCAGATGAAGCATTCCAGGTCGGAATGCAAAAATATTACGAATCTCTTGACAATGGGAAGCAAGAAGAGTATCGTACACATTTGGCGGAGGTCTATATCCCCTGGGATGGATTTGCATCTGACAATGACAATCTCTGGGATTTTTGGGATTATCCTTTAGATTATCTTGATTATCTGATTCCCGACCAAAAGGTTGTACGTGAGGCACTGGTTGAGGAGATTCATCCTAATTTTGAAGCTCTTAAAAGAAAAAGAGGAGCTTTTGCGCTCCATTCTCGTAATGTGCATCAAGTCTTGGGGGCCAATATCCTCGATCCGCGTCCCTCTGCATTTTGTTTGTACTATGCCAAAGAAGATAGGAACGGAAATCCTAAGGGAGGTACTGCAACCGCAGTTAATTTAGCCAGAAAGTACGGAGTTCGGGTTCTTAACCTGAACACACCTGATAAACTAGCCTTGTTGGAGAGGTTCTTAAGATCCTTGGAGGAAAAACGTGGCATCCAGATTTCGCGATAAGCTTAATAATTCTTATTGTCTCGTTAAAGTTGATGGGCAGGGCTGGTCAGTTGGTAAAATCGGTAACAAAGTGATTTTCATTACTTACAAGGATGGCGGGATGAAAAACATCTGTAACACAGACGATACTGATTTATTCAGATACTTCCTGGAATCCATTGAGTACCAAAGTAAGAGAGAGTTATTCGTTGGTGACAAGGTCAACGTTGACAAGTTCGGACCGTACTATGTGGTAGATATCGGTCACCGTGAGAAAGACGGGAGTATTAAGTACCTTATAGCTCGATAGGAGGAGTATGACAGTTAGTATTCATGGGATTCTTTCCCATCGGAGACTGATGGAACTGAAGAATTGTGGAGTCGTCGAGCCTGAATTTTTCGAGTCCGAGGTGACAAAGTATTACAATCTCTATCTAAAGGTTGTGGCTGAATCACTTTATAGAATGAATGACGGGTTCTTTACCCGGATGATTTATAGCCGTTCCGCTGCCGAGCGGGATGCCTCTTGGATGTTCCCGGATCGTCGTGACCTGTTGGAACATTTGATTTACCTAGATGGAAAATCTCAGTACGTGAGTTTGACCAAAGAAGAGCTTAACCACTTTACGCTGTTGCATCAAGCGGCAGTAGCCTCAGAACGCGCCAAGAGGGTACTCCTGTGCTTTAAGTACAGCGACCAAGTCCTTGTGGATGATGATTCAGGGTTCAATATAGACTGGTTGTTACGGAATGCATATACATTACGACAACTGATTGTAGACGCGAATGGGGAGACACAAGATGCAGAATAACGACAAAAAGAATTACTTTGGCTTTGGCGGTGGTTTTGGTGGGGAAGGTTCTTTCTGCTATCCAATGCCCTCTCATGAGCATGTGATCTATATTCATGATTTGGATTATATGGAAGATCATTTCAATAAATTGCAACAAATACGTCAAGCCAACCCAGACGATATGGTGCGTGTTATCATCAACACTTACGGTGGACGTGTAGATATCGCAATGGCTTATGTTAGTGCGATGCGCGAGAGTCAAGCAACTGTAGTTACCCATGCAGAGGGGCAGGTGTGTTCTGCTGGAACAATCTTATGGCTGGCTTCTAAAGAGCGAACTGTCGCCCCAATGACGGAATTTATGTTCCATAACTACCAGGGTGGGGCATTTGGTGATGGGGCTAATATTTATACCCAGGTGCTGTTCTATAAACAACACTTCGATCGCTTAATCGATTATTTCTACAAAGGTGTATTGACCGACGGGGAGATCAACACAATCAAAGGTGGCGGACAGGTGTGGCTAGATGAAGTTGAGATCACGAAACGAACCCGCGCAGTGATTTTGGATGATAAAAATATCGAAAGGATGAAATCCGGTAAAAATCCGATCGTAACCCCTGTTGGTGTGAAAGATACCCAGAAAGAGGACACCGTTACTGGAGACCCTGACCGAAGTGTTGTCCTGAAGGTACATGTCGATGGTGAGACTTTCTCGTTAGATGTGAGAAACCTGAAGGCTTCTGATTTCGATATCTTCAACATCGATGAGCTGCAAAGCATTCTGTCACAGGTTGGGGCTATTGCACAAGGAGAAGAAAAGGCACTGGAGATTACCTCTCGTGATCGCCAAGCACTAATCGAAGCTCTCCTGACCGCAGGTGAAGTTATCATCGACACCTTTGGGAATGCCGAGTAATGAGTGCTCCCCTGAAGAAAAAGGGGGAACGTAGGGTGTTTGGAGTGGGCCACAAGGCCCCTTCAACAAAGGTGTATGCTTTCGAAAACAAAGTTATGCTCTGGAAATGCCCTTATTACGTTCTCTGGACATCTATCTTAAGACGTTGTTACTCCGAAGTATATCTCTTGAAAAATCCCAGCTACAGAGGTTGTGTTGTGGCGGAGGTATGGCACACTTTCGAAAATTTTAAATCCTGGGTGCAGGAAAACCGAAATAAGATGGGATTTCTTGACAAGACCCTAGAGTTGGACAAGGACTTTTTGGGAGATGGGAAAACCTACGGCCCTGAGGAATGCGTATTTATACCATCATGGTTAAATAGTTTGTTGAACGATAGGCAGGGGGATTCACATCTTCCACTTGGTGTATACTTTAATAAGGCGATTGGTAAATACAAGGCCCAGATTTCAAACCGTGGCGAAAGAGAATTCTTGGGATATTTCGATAATGCCTACGAGGCGCATCGTTCTTGGCAAAAAAGAAAAGTTGAAATACTGATGCTGGCAAGGAAGAAGTATCTGTTGTCACCTTATCAAGATGAAAGGGTGGGAGCAGCTATAAAGACTATCTGCAAAAACATTTTGCAAGATCTGGCAGAGGGTAATTTGACACATAAGACGTTGAGGAAATGATGGTCCCTTTGAAAAAGAAATCTGAACGCAAGCCTATGGACGTATATGAGACTCCTGAATGGGCCGTACAGGCCCTTTTGGATGTTATCCCTATTAACCCCTCATGGACATACCTAGAACCTTGTAGAGCGTCTGGGAGGTTCTATAATCACATGCCTCTCGGTTCAGCTTGGGGGGAAATTCGTGAAGGTGTGGATTATCTCAACACCTATTATCCAAATCATGTGGATTGCATCATCACCAACCCGCCATATTCATTGGCCCAAGAGTTTGTGACAAAAGCACTTGACGATGCCGATGTCGTGATTATGCTTTTGCGGTTAGGGTTCCTTGAGAGTATGAAGCGATGGGAATGGTGGCAAGAGAATCCTATCACCAGTCTGATGGTGTTGTCTCAAAGACCATCATTTACTGAAGATGGTAAAACAGACGGAAGTGGGTATGCTTACTTTGTCTGGGATCGAAAGAACAGGCTGAATCTTAAGCCATTTTATTTTTTGGAGGGACAAGACGATGAGTGCCGCAAGCAAGATGCGAGGGATCGCAGAAATCGCAAACGCAGCAATCCCGCCCGAGATGAACCAGTTGTACGACAACATGGTGGAGGGGATTCACCAATGTGCCAAGAAGGGACTTTTGGGGATGGGGATGGTGATAGACCTGCCGGATCACCTGCTTGATTATTTGCCTCATATTATTGCTGATCTTCGTGGTGGAGGTTTCGAGGTTGATGTCGTAGAAGTTGAACCCTCTATGCAAGGCATTAGAGCACGATTGTATATTACATGGTAAACCCGCTTCGGCGGGTTTTTTTAGTTTTTGTGCTTGACTCCCTGCACAGCTTCAATTATGCTTCTCGTATCAGAGGAGATTGCTATGAAATTCTACATTTATCACCGTCCTATGCACACCATCAAATTCAAAGAGTACATGGGCGATCTGATCCATGTTTCTTGTGAAGAGAAAGATTTTAGCCCGGATGGGGAGCAATGGAAAATTAAACGTTGCAATCGTCCTGAGGCCGTGTATAATCGATTGAACAAAATGCTAGCTTCTGGTGGCGTCCCTTCAGATGGTATTTATCCACTATCCGACAAACGCTCACTTAAGGATCTGGTTTCTTATATGAATACTTGGGGGAGACACAATGATTAATAAAATCTATACCGTTGTTAGAGATCTGTGCAGTGAAGTTGTGGGAACATCTTCTACTGTTGGACAAATTGTAACAGCAGTCGTAGCAATACCTGCTGGGACAGAGATGGCTATTTATTCCGAGGATAAGTTGTGCGGGACTGCACGCACTAGTCGGGATGTCTACTTAACCACGGGCGGAGGATCAAGAACTTTACACTTTGGTAAGGTTGTTGATCGTACATTCGTCGTGCGTATTGGTGGTACAGTGTACGAAGGTAACGATGTGTATACCGCAGAAGAGCTGGAGATTACTGAATGAATCTTTACGCAAAGCTTACTAACCCGAATGCGGGTTGGCCTTATGATGAGAAACGAGCAAAAGAGTTTTTGAAAACTCATGATGAGGAAGAAATTCTCTCTGTGCTTGAAGTTGCTATTGGTCGTAGCAGCACAGTCATAACTCTCAATGAGCATGGAAACAGCTGGAACAGTGTTCAGTTTACATTTTTCGTTGAAGGTGAAAATGGTCTTGAAGAGTACGATATCTTCATGAATAAAAACAATCTTCCCCAAATTTATAAAACTTACGTGATATGGTGATACTATGAAAGTAACTGCATTTGTGAAATATGATCTGTATCCGTATTACACTGTTGTTTTGGGTGATCTGCAAGAGAATTTTGATGTGAAAACGGCAGCTGGCACATACAGTCGCGAAAAGGTCCTCCATGTGAGGCCGTCACATGAGATAGATGGTCATAGGAATACCCTTATTTCCATTAAAAAAGACCACGATCTTCTTTTACGGAAATTAAAGGTTGACTTGTTGAAGAAGAACGGTATACACTTCATCAACACAGACAATTTCTAAGGAGAAAAGATGAAAGTATATCTGGTAGGTGGCGCTGTTCGTGATGGTCTGCTGGGTCGCCCAGTTCATGACCGTGACTACGTGGTTGTGGGTGCAACGCACGAAGAAATGATTGAAAAAGGTTTCACCCAGGTTGGCGCTGCTTTCCCGGTGTACTTGCATCCTGAAACCAAAGAAGAATACGCACTGGCCCGTACTGAGCGCAAAACTGGTGAAGGTCATACTGGCTTTGAGACTTTCTTCAGCCCAGATGTGACGCTGGAAGAGGATTTGTCTCGTCGTGATCTGACGATCAATGCGATGGCTAAAGACATGGAGACAGGGTTTATCATTGACCCGTTCAACGGTATGCATGACCTGTCAAACATGACTCTCCGTCATACGACGTCGGCATTCATGGATGACCCACTGCGTATTCTGCGTCTTTTCCGTCTTAAGGCACAGTTAGGGGAGAGTTGGTCTGTTGACCATAAAACATACACACTTATGTTTAATAATCGTCACCGCCTTGCGGAGATTAGTCCTGAGCGTAAATGGAAAGAGATGGAAAAGGCTTTAAATTCCAAAAACTTCCATAACTATGCTTACCACATGTCGATTATGGGCGAACTTCCAGAACTGGATGCCCTTCGTGGAGTAGAGCAGCCGAGAGAACATCACCCGGAAGGAGACGCTTTCATTCATACATTGATGTGTCTGCAACAGGCCGATAAAACCTTTTGCTCTCCTCAGGTGAAATTTGCGGTGCTGTGTCATGACTTTGGAAAGGCGATCACTTTCCGTAAGTACGGTAATCTCCTCGGTCATGAAGAGGCTGGGCTTGATCCTGTGCGGACGCTGTGCAGTAGAATTCGAGTTCCTAACGAATTCAGGGATATTGCACTGTACGTGACAGAGCACCATACTCGTGTGCATTGCATTTTGGGCCGTGGGAATAATAAAGGAATCAAGCCACGTTCCATGATGAAGCTTTTCGAAGCCGCAGGTAACGTGGCTAGTCAGAAGACACAGGATAAGGTGTTTGCCTTAGCAGACGCTTGTTTCTGCGATGCCCGTGGTCGTGGTGCCACGCACGCAGATAAGGAATACCCGCAAGGAAAAATTCTCCTTGATGCTTTCGAGGCGGTTGTAAATACGGACAGCAAGGCGGTATCTTCCGCAATGCTGGAGAAAGGCAAAAGCGGTAAGGAGATCGGTGAGGCGATCCGTGTTGCACGTATCGATGCAATCCGTAATGTTCTTAAGGAGAGACCATGAAACTTGTAAGTCACGAAGATTTTAACTTGTGGCGGATTCTAAAGAATACTGTAGGTGCGAAGGAAGAGTATGCTCGACTTGTGGCGAGATGTGACTACCCCGCTTGGGAATTCCTTAAGTTCTTGGAAAAAGAGGCGAGCAACTTTAGGACCACAAATGAAGGGAAAAGGAAATTTCTTGTGTGGAAAAATGGAGAGCTTCCTTTCCGCATAGAGAAGGTGGAAATCTTCGATATAACTGAGTATGGGACTCATCACTCAATCAGTTTCAAAGGAATTTCTTGGGCGACTGAGTTTGAGAAAACGCTGCTCAACCATGCGTTAGCAAGACTTTTCAACCTGGCAGACAGGCTCACGGAAAAAGATGAAAAACTGCTTGAACTTGAGTCTTTCAAACAGACCAGAAATGAACTCGGGAACTGGCTGGAGGCGCAGAACAATGCCTAAGGACAAAGAAGAGTACACCTACGAGAAACATCATTTCTTTCTGGACAAACATGCAGGGAAGCAAGTTTGTGCATGGTGCGGTTTAGTAGCCCTGCGTAACAAGGCCACAGATTGGTGTATCGAAAAAGGTTGTAATTATCGCTTGCATCCAAGCTACAAGGGTGCTATGTTTAAATACACAGAGTTCTTCAAAAAAGGATAGAAAAATGAATTATCTTGATGACGTTGTACTCCCTGTATGGAGATTTATCTTTAATAACGCAGCCTTGCTGGTTGTCGTTCTAAGTGTCTTGGCTGGATTGTGTGTTGGTCTCGTTTATCGTGCAGAGGACGACACAGTGTGGGATAAATATGGAATTCCAGCGTTAATAGCTGTTATGTGCGGTTTATTCCTTCCGGTAATCATAGGGCTTGGGGTTATGCTTCTTCCCGCATTTATATTCCTTGCCATAACTGCGGCCATAGGATTGGGGATGTTTCTTCTGGTTAAGTTTGTGAAGGAAAGGAAAGGGAAATGATTTTTGCCATTATTTATATTGTTCTCGGTATCATCATGGCAGGGGCTGTAATTTACCACACCCTTCGTGAACAAGATTTACTGAGGGTCGAAGATATTTTAATTTCCCTGGTCTGTGGTGTTTTTTTGGTGGTTAGCTATTTTATGTGCCATTTGTGGTTGGGTAGGGAAGCATCTGAATAGTAGGACAGTTGTGTACAGGAGAAAGAAATAATGAAGACACGTATGTATTGCGTAGTAAATCAATATATTGCAGGTATCCATGCCGGAATTCAGTCCGCTCATGCGATCGCTGAGGTATTCCGTGACTACACCCCTGCCAAGACAAAGGCAGGTAAGTTAGTATTGGAATGGGCTGATGAAGATAAGACTATCATTGTTCTTAATGGCGGTTATCAGTCAAGCCTTCAATCCCTGTGTGAAAAGCTGATCCCTGTTTCAGCTACGTACCCGTGGGCCTCGTTCTGCGAGGAAAAGGATGCTCTTAACGGGGCAATGACGGCAGTTGCTGTTGTGCTACCAGAGTATATGTACAATCCACAATACATGGAAGTTGCGGATCTCGTATACCGACCAGGTCAACTGTCAGGACCACAAATTGCGAATCAGTATCGTGATGAGATGGGAAATGTTATCCACAACTATACCCAAGTGGAGAAAGACCTGATTACCATGATCAAATCTTTCCGACTGAAAGGAGAATAGCATGAATGATGTTCGTGGCGATACTCTTAAGGTTGGCGACTCTGTTTATATTTATTTCGGGTACAATGAACTAAAACCCGGCATTGTAAAGCAGATCCGGGGTAAGCTAGCCAAGGTGTTGGTTGATGCATACCCTAACCGGAAAGAAGACGAGAGTCGTTACTCTTTGTCTAAGTGGAAACCTGGTATCTGTATGATCAAGGCGGAAGAGCCTACTGGTTATTATCCAGATGAGGTAATCCTTCTGCTTGAAGAGATCCGCCGTCTGCGTGACGAAGCCCCGATGAATAAAGATGGTCTGCCCACAAAGCAACTGTGTCAGGGCCTCCTGAACTTTTGGGATATGAAACGCCCGATGAAACTGGTAACCTCCTAAGGAGAGATGATGGAAAATTTCGAAGTGATGCGATGCCACTCAGGAAGTTTGGCTTATGGCACAAATCTGCCAACTAGTGATGTGGATATCCGGGGTCTGTTCTGCGCCCCTCCTAAATTCATTCGCACCCCGTTCTTTAACATCAAAGAACAGACACTGGAAGATGAAGAAGATGGGAAGATTTATGAGCTGACAAACTTCATGAAATTGTTTGCAGAGATGAACCCCAACATTATCGAACTGATGTTTGTCGATGATAAGGATATTCTGCAAACCTCTGAAGTTTATGAATATCTTCGCACAATGGCCCCAGCGCTACTGACCAGTAAGGTAGCGTTCTCCTTTTCTGGGTATGCGATGGCTCAGTTGAAGCGTATTCGTGGTCACGATAAATGGATCAGCAACCCGCAGCCTGAGGCAAAGCCTACGCAAAAGGAATTCTTCCGATTAGTTCACAACTATAGTGAGAACGAGTTCCTTGCTGGGGCAATTAAACATGATCGCTTCATGGAAGCAATGAACAATCTCAACGATATGTGTATCCTTGTACCTTATGGGAACGATATCTATGGGGTGATGGAAAACTTCAGTAGCTCAGGGATGTTCAATGCTGACGGTTCAATTCGCCATGTTGACTATCAGCAACTTTCTGACTCTGACAAGCGGAGAAAACCTGTCTTTATTGTCAAATATTTGGCAGAGGAACACAAACAGGCCAAAGAGAAGCATCGTAACTATTGGACATGGAAACAGAACCGAAATGAAGTTCGTCACCAGCTCGAAGTTGATTTTGGTTATGACACGAAACATGCGATGCACCTTGTACGCCTGATGCGTATGGCAGAAGAGATTCTTTCTGATGGGAAGGTCCTCGTGAAGCGTCCTGATGCTCAGGAACTCCTCGATATCCGGGCTGGTAAGTGGACTCTTGACGAACTGCTCTCATGGGCTGACGAGAAGGACCATTATATCCGGGAAGATTTGTACAAAAAGACACAGCTTCCTAAAATGGCGGATCTTGACCTGTTTGCCAGGGTTCTCATGACGGCTCAAGATATGTGTTGGAGTAAACTGGTATGATTGAAGCGCTGGTAGGGATATTTGGTGTTGCATATTCAATCATGGCCGTGGTATACTCAATCAGGATGGAAAAGGACACAGTCCTGAAGCAAATCTATAAGGCCAAGACGGATCGGGATTGGTCTGAAATTTGTTTTGCCATCGGTTTTGCATGGCCCTTCGGGGCCTTAATCCACTATGTTATGAGGAGAAGAAATGCGACAGCTTGAGTTTATGGGTAGAATGGTAGAACTGATTTCCGAATGGCAATCAGAATATAAAATGCACAGGAATCTCTCCGAAGAGCCTGAGAACTGGCCCGACACCAGAGATCAGGAAGATTGGATGGAGGATTTCTTTGTTTGGCTACAATGTAAGGGGTATACAGTATGAGTTATGGTCTTCTCACTCCAGAACAGGCAAAGATTATGAGAGAAAGATACTATGCCCAGCAAGGCATCGAGAAAGTTGTATGGCCTTCTTCCGGTGATACCGGAACTGTGAAGTGCTTGCATGACTCTTGTCCGAATTGTGGTGGCACTGGTGTTAGAAAAGATGGCACGGGTTTATGCTTCCACGGTATCTCTTGTCCTTGTCCCAAGTGCAGTTTTAAGTGCTGAATCGTCCCTATCTTATATGATAACCCTGTTTTTCATGATAAAATGGATCTATCATTAAGATAGGAGGTTAGTATGTTTCAAAAGATTGTACGTGAACACCCTATCCTTCGAGAGCACTGGCATACTCTGCTGGAAAAGGGTTTTATAGAAAACTCAAAAGGTTGCATCGCTCTCGTAAGGGAGCCTGTGACAGAAGAACGAGTTCTCGTCATAAGGGATGCCAAAAACGGCATCCTTTTTTCTATCAAAGTTGGTCGTCTGGACGTCACTAGAGGTTCAAATACCATAAGACCAACAACTTACACTTTTCGTGTTGGAGACATGGGGAAGCTCGATCCAGAACATCTGGAAGAGGCCTTTGATAGTTATGAAGGGTTCGAAGCCTCTATTCGTGATCTCTATAGATCGTTGGATAGGATTATCAGTGAACACAAGAAAACGCTAGGTGTAAAATACCGAGTAAAAGACTGGTTCAGAAATTCCAATAACCGCTGGTTTCTCCTGGCGGCAGTTCTCTACGGCCTGTTGACGGTATTTCTGACCTTGCACTAAGAGGAGATTCTTATGAGAGATCGTCAGGAGTATTATCGTCAGTATGCCGCCCGTCGTCGTGAGATTGATCGTCAGCGGCGTTCCACACCGGAAGGTAAAGCAGAACAACTTCGTATTCGTCTTGCTCGTATTGAAGCAGAGAAACGTGCTACCCTCCATAGTGAGTGGGATGAGTTTGTCAGAGATGAGGCTGACCACTTGTGTTCTGTTCGCTGTGAAGATACTGGAATAAAGTGGGAACCAGGCCACATGCTTCCGCTCAGGGCAACTAAAGTGTCCGGCCTTAACTGTGGTGATAATATCCAAGTGATACCTGCTACCCTCAACAGAAAGAAGAAAAACCGTATGATTTATACCGAAAGGAATGAATGGTTGAAAGATGTATAGAAGAAACCCGGCGATTGCCGGGTTTTTTATTGACCTTTGGATAGCTTTTCTATCACGAGATGATCTGAATCATCCAAGTGCATCAAGTGATCAGCTCGGATATCATGCAGATATGGGAGTCCATCAACGTGACAAAGAAACCAGGATTCGTTACGAGGGTAATATCCATTTACACCGAGGATAGTCTTCTCCAGCACAAGACAGCGTTTTCCATTAAGGATATTATCCTCCGAGAATCCATACAGCAGGCAGATGGAATCAACACAAACCTTATGATCTGGCTCGTTACGATCAGGCATACCACTATCTTCTAATTCTAGCATTTTTTATCTCCAAAGTTAAGTTCGCCATTTAGCTTTTGTACACGGTGTGGGAGAATCTCCTCATACCACCAATCTTTCTCGTGAAGACGATAAGATACATAAACCTCAACGGTATCCTCGTCCTTACGGACAGTCCGGGTAAAGATATCCCGAATGGTTGCCTCGTATTGACCATCAATGAGTACGATTTCATTGAACTTATACTTGAATTGCTCTTCAATTTTGTGGGGCATGGTTTATTTTCTCTGTTAACTGTTTAGAATGAGTATACGCTGTGTCTCAATGAAAATCAAGCGTTGACAATGAATTCTTTCTATTATAGTCTTGTGGCTGATAATTTGAAAAGGGGAAACTATGAGTAGATATGAGAAAGACCTGATTGAGATGGGTAGGCTACAAGAAAGAGGAGAAATTCTTGAGTATATTGTCAAAGCTGTCACCAACAACCAGAAAAAAGAGAGACCAGTTTGAGAGAGGCTCATTAAATCGGGCAGCGATGACAGTGGCTATCGATGAGCTTTTGTATGTTGGCGATTTTATAATGAAGAGGGGCGCATGAAAAAATTCTGCATCTATGGGCGGGTGAGCGTTGACAACGGCTGGTATTTGTGCAAATCTGGTATCAGTGAAGAAGAACTTGCCAAGTGGCTGGCCTATTACCGTAAAACTTGGCGGTATGTTAAGGGTATATCTTATGATTGAGTTTTTTAGAAGTCTTTATTTCAAGCTGTTTAGAAACAGGCGGTTGTCTTTGTATGCGACATCAAAATGGTCAGTAACTTGGACAGACATCGGGGTTAAGGAAAAAGGACAGTGGATGTATTTTGTATCTCCGACAGGAAAAAGGTACGTAGAGCCAACCAACGTGCCGTGCCTTTTATCGAGGTCTGATCTACCTGGGTATGCTGCCTGCACGATCTGGAGAAACGGTGGCCCATTGCCGGACAGTGCTCGGAGGGTAAAAGATGAATAAATTTAGGCTAAAATGTCAAAGTGGACGTTGGTGGGTGCAGGAAAAATTCTTTGGATTCCTGTGGCTAACCATTTGGAATTCCTCTTTGACGAAAGAAAGTGCAATGGCAAAGATTGCAGAGCACGTCCAGGAAAAAGAGGATGAGTGCATTTACTATCCAACACGGGAAGAGATTATCTCCGCAGTCTCTGCTAAAATGGTGCGACCAGGTCCACCACCAGCCCCTCCTTCCAAGCCTTGATGAGGATAAAAATATGATTTACGATGATTTGGTTTTGATAAAGTCTGCTCTGAAGAAATCTCGGAGCAATGGAATTTACTTCAGAGACCCGAAGTGGTTACAGGGCATTTACATCTACATGTCCAAGGAAGGTAGTTTATATCTTGTTTACAATTTAGACAAAATGTGCCTACTGGAAGGATTTCGTTGTTGTCCAATTCATGAGCATGACCGCCCCAGGCTTGGTGGTGAATCTTTTGAGATCTGGGATGGTGCTTTATGATTGAAATCTGGAAAACCCTAGGATGTGTTTTCATGTCCTTTGTGATGGGAACCGGGCTGGCGCAAACTGCCGAGTCCCATGATTTTGTCGGGATGTTGCTGTTTGGAATGGCCTTTGCCTTCTGGACTAACCTCTCCCTTCTACGTATTTTTGGCGATCATTAGGAGTTAATATGGGAAGCACTTTTACTGTACAATACTGGACAAACGCCTACGAAGGTGAGTATAAATATTACGTATTCTGGCAGGGAGAAAGCTTTGACGAGGCCCTTCGGCAGATGGTAAAATGCAAGGGTGAAGGCTACGGTTGCGTAAAGATGGAGTGGCGGTGAATGAAGATAGAAAGCAAAAATATGGCTATGGGAACGCAGTCTTTACAGCAAATGTCAAGAGATTACCAATGGTGGGACCCGAGGGGGACTCCCAATGGGAGAACCCTCTCAAACGAGGAGGTTATATTTCTGAAAGCCATCAAGAAGTACACCAAATGGCCTTTGACGAAAGTAGCCGAAATGATGGGAATCTCATACCACAAGGTTATAAAGGCCGTCCGATTAAGAGACCCCGTGCTAGTACCTTCAAGAATCCCGGAATATTTTTATGAGGCTACAGGGATGGTAAAGGGTAAAAATGGTCCCGAAGGTACTGCCAAGAACATCAAAGCTGGAAATCAAGCGCTCAGTGACGAGGATGTCGCGGTCATAAGAGAACTGCACAAGAAAGGGCATACTGTGGAAGACATCGCCGCAGCCTTTAATAAAAGCATCGGATACACCGGAACACTTATCAGGGGCGATAGTCGCCACTTCTTGTCCGCAGACCCTGAACGGGTGAAAGAAAGAATGGCTAGCTTTGAAAAACTGTTTGGTGATCGTGTATAGGCGCGAAGCGCCGCGCCGTCCAAATCCAGTACCCCCGCTATGCCGGGGCCTGGATTTTGCCGTCGATCTTTTTGTGAAGGAGTTCTTGTGAAAAATTATTATGTCCTCGATGAGACATGCACGGGCCACCGCCAGCGTATCTTCCAGTTAGTGATGAGAAGTTTCAGCATCGATGCAAATACCAGAGACACCTGGTGTAGCCTGTTCAAAACTAAAGGTTATAAACGTGCAGTGGAGACCCGTAGAAAAATAAACAAACATCTTCAGGGTGTGGTAAAAAAGGAATTTCCTGAAGTAAAATCATGGAAGATCGCAAATCTTCTCGGCAGTACAGGTATGCATGATGTGAGAGTGCGACGTAGACAAAAATATCTCCTGGAGGTTGATGATGGAAAATGTTAAGAAGGCATTAGAGCATCTTGATACAACGCGCCCCGGTATCCGGTGGGTGGAGGGTGTTTCTCATGGGTATCGGGGCGCACTTGCATATGTAGAAAATATTCGTGCAGCGGCAGAGGCTTGTTGGTACATTCAGGACATGGCTGACTGGACAAAGCGCTTTGCTTTGAAAGAAAAGACGAAGGCCATTGTTGGTCATGATCGTATTCTTTTTGGAAAAGAGCCTTGACACCTCATGGATAGTAATATATCCTCAGGGTATCTAATCAAGAGGGGGAGCTATGAATTTCTGGATAATGAGAGCGATCGTCCGCGATCACTTCAATGCGGAAAGAAGCGGTGTTTATGAGAACCTCGGATGTCTGCCTTTTATCCTGAAAGTCGTAGCCATTGTTCTCATCATCGCGGTACTTAATCACTTTGGTCTTTGGGAGTAATGATATGTTTGTCTTAGTATTTACGTTTTTCTTGTTCATTTTGAACACGGTTTGCTGTGGGTTGCAGGGATTAACACTCCTGCTTCGTAAAAAAGAAGATCCGTTTGTTTTCCCTGGCCTCATGATGATTGCCCATGCATTTCTTTCAGCATGGATGTTCAATGTCTGGTTGGAGATGACACCATGAATATCTTTACGGATGCACGGATGTGGACCCCAATAACACCTGAAGAGCGTGAATGGATAAAGCAAGAAATTGCTACCACAGAGGCGCTGTTAACTGACGAAGTGTGGATCGAAAATTACGTAAAGGGTTGCCACGAAGATGGCATGACCTCTTTCGATCGCGAGCTGGTCATCATGTGCATTCAGGCCGACCTTTATGGTATGAAGAGATGCCTGAAGCATAACTATGTGATTCTTTGGTGAGGGAAATTATGGCATTCACTATTATTGCGTTAATTACAAATATTGTTGGCGGGGGTATTCCACACCATACTTGCTTCCGACGGGGAAAATAAGTTTTCGGCAATTGTCTCTGCGATCAATTGGTTCTTGGTTGGTGCTCTGCTAGTCATTCTTCTCCATGAGGTGGCTGCATGACGTTCAACGAAGTACGCTACATCCGTGTGTATGGGGAATACCAAAACCCGGAGGTTATTCGAGTATCTAAGGATGGTCGTAACTGGTATCTTGTAACAACAGATGATGATGAGGTCGTTGAGAAATTCCCGAAAGATTTACTCCTCACAATCAGCTTGTACGACAAGTGGATGAATAGTCTTCTATGGAGTTCGCTCGTCTACCATGCAGAGGATAACTCTTCCCTTGATGGGTCTGACATTGTGAAGCATTTCTGGCGTTGCACAGACTACATGGAGCGGGTTATTGCTTCAAAACTCAAAGAAGTCTTTCCTTGGTGTGAGTGCTCAAATGAAAGATATTGATAAGATGGGGACAGAGACCTGCCCACACTGTGGAGGCTACTCTGCCAGTACCGTTATCACAGAACGCTACACGCTGTATGTTGATTTTACTGGGATACCCTACAATCAGGGTGATAACAAGGTCGTTTCTGGGGGTAAGCGCTATGTCTGCGATTCCTGTGGGAAGGATGTCTCTAAATTAATACCAACGCCGGGAGTCATGAAATGAAGATTAAACTGACTGAAAAATTAAGGATGGATGTTTTTGTCTGGGAACTTGAACCGGGAGATGGTTTTCTCTATAAAGAAAAACCACACATCAAATCAGAAAGACCCACCTGGTGGAAAGATGATTATTTCTACGTACCCGCCTTCAATCTACACGAAGGTAAAATAGAGACGCTCCACCCAGACACAAAGGTAAGACGCTCTGAAACTTCTGTGGAGTATACAGTGTGAATACTCTCAACACCTACACAAAAGTCTTCCACTTCTGGTGGCAAAATCTGGGAAGGCCCGATGTTGACTCAAAGGATGAGGCGCTTAGAGGTTGGAAAGACTGTATGCTTAAGCAGCACGAAATCAATGACAAGGGGAGTATCCTCCGGGGAACAGATGCTTATTGCCTGGGGTGGAACGCCGCTGTCGAGTTTATTCTTGGGGAGAATTACGATGACAAACTATCATGTTTTGTTATTACAAATTAGGGGATAAAGTGATAAAACATCTAACACAACCAACAAAAGATAGTTGTATGGCTACCTGCCTTGCTATGGTTATCGGGATAAGTGCCGAGGAGGCAGTGAAGCTATACCACACAGATCTGCAATCATATAAGATATGGTTTGATGACGTTCTTGAGGATTACCGTATACCCTATTATTATGGATCACCAAAATCCTCACGAATTAGCGGGAATGTTCTTTGCTTCGCTACAGTCGCATCCCTGAATATGCCGGGTATGCTGCATCAAATCTTAATACAGAATAGTGAAGAGTCGATGATTGTTTACGACCCAGCAAAAGGTAGGGTTGGTGCAAAATATTACATCCCACACACAGATGGGCCTGAAACAGAGATGGCTAAACATCTTCAGTCGTGGACACTTGATCTGATCATTCCGTTGGTATACAAGTGAGTAAAATGTCGTAGCGTAAACTGGAGGGCTATTATGGCTTACAGAACATTTGAGGAATGGAATGCCCGTGGGAGGATCATCAAGAAAGGGGAAAAAGCAATGGGCCACCTCCTTGACGGGACTGCCCTTTTTGGAAAGGAGCAGACAAAAGGGAAAAAGAGTAGAGACTGGGGAGAGACTTCTTTAGACGATGGCCCGGACTCGTGGTATATGGGTGATGAAGGGGAATATTATTGATGACAGCACTATTGGCAATACTCTGGTTTCTTTGGTTATTCATCTCTGTCACAGCCGTTTTCGAATGTGTTGGCTGGAGAAGTATGGTGCAATTCTTCCCCGAAGGTCGGCGGTGGTGGATGCTGCCACTTCAGTTGCTGACACTCTTTAACTTCGCTGTATGTATTCTACAGAATCCATTTGCGGGGTGATAATGAAAGCTATCCCGCTGAAGAAGTGCAAACCTATAACCTACTGCAAATTCTGCAAAGCCATTGGCATCCGCAGGCGATGCACAGTTATGACGAAATACCAACCACCGTGGGGGCTGCGTGACTGGTACAAACACTACGCCTGTGATGAACACAAAGACCTGATTGAGGACCCGGACCCACGAGGCATCATGGAAACTGCTGCAAAGAATCCCGCCCCACCACAAAAAGTTGCAAGGGATGACCACTACACAGAAGCAGATTATCAAACTTGGATGAGGATATAATGGCATACACATTTAAACAAATGAAGAAAGGATCTTACTTCGGCAACGTCAACGACCACTCATCAGATGTCTACCATAAGGTTTCTACCTATGAGTATTCTAATGTACGGACGGGAGAGGTATTCGATATCCGAAAAACAGGATGGGCAAGGTACTATGACTCTGACTTCGGTATGTTCTGCCTTGCAGAAGTGAAGATCAGGGTAGAGAAGGTGCAGTGGAGACCGGAGTGGTAGCACACAACAAGGGAGCCTGAAGAGGCTCCTTTTTTTTTTTTATTATCTAAAACCCTTGACCTGAAGTGGCCCACACATTATACTCTCCTAAACACAGACAAGAGGAGATACTCTTATGACAGAACATACAGTGATGTTGATAGCCTTCGGGCTTTGGTTTGCCTTCATGATTTCAGCTTCTCTCGGCTTATTCTACTGGGCCTGCTTTGGTAAGATTGAGAAGAATAAACAAAACTTTGAGTGGTGGAAATAATGGAGCTTATAATTCTTTGGATATTGGTGATCGTTGCCATAGTGGTGGTGGTCTTTGCTGTCTGCTCCTTATTCGGAGACGACGATGATGACAATGCCCCACCAACGGGCCAGACCACCCAGGCAATGATGAGTACCACACAACAATGTCTGATCATCACAACCATTCTTTAAGGGACCCAACATGGCTTTCAATAAGGTAGTAAAAGCGCCAGCAAAACTGGCACACATCAGGAATTGCCCACGCAAGAAATCTGAGAGGGAAAAGAGGCGAATGGAGTGGCTGCTGGAAAGCATTAAGAACACCACAACATCATTATTAGCGCCATTCGGACAAGAGTACAAAATGTATTTGTATACCCGCCTGAGAGAAGACATCGCAGAGCTGAATAGTCTCACCTGTTACAACGGTGTGGAAGCACAGGCGGCAATTACCGAAATCAAATTTTACCACGACAGGATGCTATGATGAAACATTTCGAAGGACTGTTTTGGATCACCATTTACCACACAGCTACACCTCTTCTGAAGAGCCGCCTCAAAGAGGCTGGGTGTATTGTCTACCAGGGGGATGAGACATGCTACAACTGGGTATATGCTCTGTTCGATAGCGAGTCTAAAATGAATAGAATTAACAGTAGATACTACAGGTCAGTCCAGATGATTCTCGGAACATACAAAGGCTATCAAAGCTGGCTGGACGACGGTCACTACACACAAATTGAACTATAGGAGCACACAACATGAGTGATTACAAAATCCTTTACAAACGCCGAGCAGGCAGGGAATCATGGGAAGTCTTCTACAAAGAAAGGCCGCTGGAGTATTGTACCCCAAGGGTTTTAACGGACTGCGGGTATCCTGATTCCAACCCATATGACAGCCTTGATAATGCCAGGAAAGTCATAAAATCTCACAAACGCTTTATGGAGATGTATATCGAGGAGAACAGAGAAAACACAACAAAGTGGCTGAGTGAGGACGGTGTCCCGATCCCACAACAAGTTATGGAAGTCCTTCCTGATGATGGCCCACCAAATATCATGACCAAGGTCTGTGTTGCCATCCCAGTTTTGGCGGTAATTATAGCCACTGGAATTCTGTATTATATCATGGATTGATAAAATGGGTTGACGTAAACTGTCAGTCCTGTGTTAAGGTTTCTTCGAAATGATGCTTGCATCACCCGGAGGGCCATGCTATAGTCATTATACGCCACATCTCCTGAAGCGGGAGGATACAATCATCACCCCTGCGTGAAAGGTTGCACATCCAATTAACACACAACCTTAAGGGACTCCCCGATATGTCGATAAAACACCATTTCATAAACACATTGCCGTAACGTGTCGATGCCATAAACATATCGCGTAAACAGGCCCCTGTTTTCTCCACATAACCACCCCCGCCCCGTGGGGAAATCAAAACATGCCCCTGCCGAAAATATCACTTGCCGAAAAATATCGTGTTCGCACTGTCTGAGGTGTTTTGGAGCATTCTCACCATCTGAGGTGCTAGACGGACAGCTCCGGGCGTCAATTATTTTTACGGATCTTTACAAAATATCATGGGCAAGGTCGATCCGGTCCCCGGTCCCTCGGGGCCTCTTCAGGCATGATAGTTACTTGCCGAAACTAATAATTATCAAATGTTACAGATAGCAAGCATATGGTTTACCAGCTTAGAGCACGATTTGTCATTGACAAGCTTATATTTATATGAATTACACCATTTAACATAAAACACGTTATACGCACTGGCTAACAACACATAGCAAGCTAATAATGCCTCAATGTTACCAGTGTGACACATAGGCCAGCCTCTTCAGGTCATTACATGGTGTGACTGTTACTGTGGTGATAGTTTCATGTGTGATTATTCATGTTTCAGGGTTGTTTTGTGAATGAGATGACGAATGAGAATCATTATTATTTCGATTTCGAATTCAATTTCGAAATGAGAATCATTCCGCAAATATAAATATTTTGTAAATTTATAAATAAAAGCTTGACAAGGAGAGAGAATCGTGTTTAACACACAGCTCTACTTTGAGCATTTCCCCAATGATAATCATTCCCATCAACCCCGTTACGGACCGGATACCCGGCAATGCTAAAGCATTGAAATAGTTACAATAAGTAACTATTTTCTTTATTGCTACGCAAGGGATTGATAGATATTTTCGATAATAAAAACACTTGACAGTTTACACTTTTTCCATGCTCAAAATCAGGCCTTTCCATAGGCCATAGGCCCACATTAGCAAGTGATTTATTGCTATTTGTCAACCATTAAATTTCATTTAATCACATAATAATAACGGGGTGTTACCATCACCAGCGACACAATAACACGAGGGCGATCAACGATAGTTGATCGGTGTTATCGTGGCGATGTGATAAAGTTCCATTGCTAATCATTACAGATGTAATGATAATACACTGTAATAATTTCGTCCTTGATCGTAGCGTCTACGAGCCACGATAACGCGAACGAGAATGCGATTTGTTCGCATTTGAGTTACCCTCGTGTTATTGTGTCGCTCGCTACGCTCGCGCCACTCCCCACGATTACGCGAACGATTTTTATTTGACAAGATTTTATTTTTATGCTCAATAAAACCAGTTCACACAATAGGTTAGATGATAAAAGTTATCATTTGAGAGTGATTCCCACACTATGCATACATAATGCTTAAAAATGCATGTTTTATTCAGTTAATAACATGCGTTATTAATTGTTGGGGTTGTTAGGTAGGGCCATACCCTTTTAAGCGCAATATGCGCCATTCTGAGAGGCTTTATCTCTTACCCTGGCTAGTGGGTTACCGCCTGGAGATCTCGATTATGCAGGTTTTAGTCACCTATCACTTTTTGATTATTGATTGATAAAACCTAACATATAAAAACACAAAAGCCGGGAGTTGCCCGGCATTATTTTTGGGGAGTAGTGGAGCCTTACAGCGCGATAGCCAGCAGGCCAGCGATCAAGAAAGGGAGATCATAACGGTCTAAACGATTAAAGCGATTAAGTTTAATCAGAGTGTAAAACGTCAATTGTAAAACGTCGATCATGGTGTTAAACCCTTGCGCCATTGTTTCCGTCGTTACCAGGCAAGCCAGCCAGTTAAAACACGTATTAGACACTAAAGCAATAAGGCAAGCCAGCAGGGTAGCGCGTAAAAGGCTTGTTTTGCTTACAGTGTAAATCATGTTTGTCATTTGGTGTTACTCGTTTAATGAGGGAGGTAAAAGAATAACACACGAAAAAGGGCGCTGCAATAGCGCCCCGATGTTTAAGCTAATTCAATCTCAAATAAAACGCCCATATAGCGATCATCACCTGAAAGCGTAGTAACAATTTTCATACATTCTTCAAAGGTCCAAGCCATTGTAGACCCCTGGCGAACATAAGACACATAACCGGTTTTTGAAGTGCTTTTGATATTGTAGCGGATATTTGACATTTTATTTACCTTCGGTTTTGCGGGTTGGTTATCTTCCCGCTCTGAAATAAATAATAGTCGAAAACATCTGGCGAGGCAAGCGTTTTGCCTTTTCTTTACAACCTCATTCACTGATTAGTTTAAATTCAGCCTCAGGGTGATAAAGGTCGGCCATATAGCGCTTTTTGTAATAGAAAGATACTTCCACAATGTGGGGCGCTTCGATTTCTATTTGTGTGATAGTCACTAAACCAGGTTTAAAGCCTGGTGCAATGTCCGGTAACTCAATAACCATTCCGCCTTTTAATTCCTTCGCTTTTACAGTTCTCATGATCATTAACCTTTTTTGCGTTTAATTACTTTTATTACTTTAAGGCCCTTTTGTTCTAAAAACTCCGGGCGGCGCAATTGTGCGGCGCTGCTACGGCTTTTCACCTTGTTAGACAACACACCATAATAGCGCCCGTCCTCATACTGCCCGATGAAATAAAAATCATTTACGCCGTATTCCTCATCTCCTGCCTTCTGGATGATTTCGGCTAATTTGTCAACACTAATATTAATCATAATTGCTTTACCTCAAAGGATAGCGGGGCGGCTAGCGCCCCGGATTGGTTATTTGTTAAGCTCTTTATATTCAGCAATCCAGCGGGTAAAAATCTTATGTTGCTTTTCTGCCGCCGCTTTTGTTCTATGTGAGATAGCGGTGATATACCAACAATCCGCAAGGCACCAACCGGAAGAATGAAAAATCCAAGGATAATTTGAATCCGCCGCTTTAAGTTTCACGATCTTCTCTTCTGGTTCACTATGTGTGAAGGCTTCGATCTCGTTTGCCGTGTACTGGCGATCTTGCCGCTTGATACGGTTTCCGAAATGATCAAAAGTGTAATTGTGTGATTCCAGGTGATTATCCAGCATCTTAAAGAATTCTGATTTAGTCATTTTCGTTTACCTCGTTAAGTTGTTTTCGTTTGTTTGCCCTACGAGATAAATAATAATATAAGCGGGGATCGCTGTCAATAGCTCTTTACGTATCTTTACAAAAGGCCTGTTTATTCACTTTTTGCATCTTTATGCAGCGCTATGCAATTGATTTCATGGTGAAATTACTTTTTAGCCGTTTTTACGTGTCAAGCTATTTTTATATAGCCTTAAAACGTCCTGAATCGCGTTCTAAGCGGTTTTTCGTCCAGGCCGTACCCTAGCCCGTTTTCGCGGAGATCTCGCCATATTCACTATTTTGCATAAGATTTTAGGCGTTGTTGAGAGTAATTCTCATTACCAGAATAGCGGGCACCTCCGGTGACTTTCCTCCGGTGTCCATCGTTGCCGCTTCAAAAACAGAATAACAAAAACCAGGACCGAAAACAAGCCCTGGAATTGTAAAGATTTTTCCTATCATGCTGGGCCGGATCTCTTCGCCTTTGCAATGTCGGAATATAATTTTCTAAAGTATGCCGGGCCTCGCTCGTTTACCCTCACATATTCATCACGCGCCGCCACCTGGAGATCGTCGGGTAATAATCCATGATAACCACTGTTAACAATAGCGATCCGTTTTTTGTTGCAATCATAGTAGACACATGATCCATCGGCTAGATAAATTGTGCAGTTTTGCCGGATGTAGGGTATCAAATAAGCCTCGCCCTGGTGCCGGATTTTGTAAAGCGCCATTTGTCCATTGTAGATCCGGCGGACGTGATAAGGGTCATTAATTGCCCGGTGAATGTTTTCCTTCCAGGCCTGGCGAGCGTTGCCAACATTACGGATCAGTGCTTCCACCTCGGGGATCACAACGTTAGCGCGGGCGGCGGCTTTTGCCTGGTCTGATAATTCATCGTAATAAAACATTCGTACACTAATCATTTTTGATTCCTATAAACGGAAAATGTGGGAGGTCGGCGGGGCGAAGGTGCTGACTTCGAACCCACTCGCCAGACATGAGGACCAGGACACGGGAACCCCGCCAGCGGTATCGATTCCCGTTTAAAACGTTGACGTAAATGATCATGCGCCGTAAAGGCCATCACCATCAAAATCATCCTGAAAAAATGACAGATATTCGAAAAACTCGAATTCCATCGCTACCGTATGTTTTACCAGATCGGTGTTTGCATATTCAGCGGGTGATAACCGGATCGGCGCGTCACTATATAGGTCAGTAAGTTCGATGTATTCACCGACTTTTTGAGCGGTCACCGTGTTTTTCTTGTTGTTAAAAATTACTGTTTTCATGGTTTACCTTCCAGGTTATGCCGGGGACGTTCCCCGGCTTGTCGGCGAGTGTATTAGAGCGCTTTTTCGATATCACTTAAAATCTTTTTGGCCAGGTCATAGCCTACATTCAGATCCCGCGCGATATCCTCGGCTAACAGTTTACGGCCTACGTTGCCGAAACTTAGCATTCTTTTAACTTCCGGTAAACACTTACCCCAATAATTATAACAGGAGTTACCGATATATTTTGAATAAAACGCGTTATCGTTGCGAACTCCACCCAAAACAGCGACATTAACAGAGATAACGTGTTTAAAATTGTGCTTTTCCATTTTGGTTTACCTTTTCGGCTTGCCGGGGAGGTATTCCCCGGCCTCAAAAAGATATTAACCGATCCGCGACTGGCTTGCAAGCGTTTTTATTTAATAATTACGCCCACGTTTTAGCATAAGAAAACAGGTCAGAGACATAGCCGCGATAGCCGCCGGGGCGTTTTGCCTTTGCGTTGCGATACCATGCGACAATTACAGATCCGCCGCTTGTCACGCCACCAAAAAACCTTTCATCTCCGCTTCGCCAGCTTCCACCCATTGCCCACGCTGTAAAGTTTTAGGATCTACGTTGTCGGCCCAAATGTTAACAGTTTTTTGATATTTAGCCATCTTTTATTTACCCCAATTAGTTAGCACGGAAAACATCGTTAACAATAGCCGTTGTAAACATCCAGACTAGATCCGGGGTAGTTATAGGCAGGCTGTCAGCCTGTTTTATTGTTACTCCGCTTCTTTCAAGCGTGTAGGCGATAAAATGACGGTTTTCAAGTTTCCCGCTATGGGATTGAATGGATTTTTCAGTGCGGATAAGGACAGTTAAACGGTCCGTTTGTTCGCTGTCATTCTCATGGCAAAATACTAACATGGTTTTTTCACCCTGGCGATTAAAGTCACAATTGACATTATCGTTAACATTTTCCAGAAAGAAAAATTTGTTTGCCTTTTCCATACTATTTTACCTTTTTCGCAGCGGGCCAATATTGCCCGGTCCAAGTAATATAACCTAACCGGGCCAGGGGATCAATAATTATTTTCGCTTTCCGGCATCGGTTCGACTTCCGGCGATGGTATGCAGGCCGGATTAATCCAGCGCCCCTGGCGCTGATAGTCAACGGCGACGATCTCGCAAGTCAATTGATCATCATAGCTTTCTACTACATAATCATCACACTGTTTTAAAGCCAGCGCACTATAAAAGCACATACCCGCGAATACTTCAAACATGATCGTTACCTTACTTTTTGAGGGTGAGAATAGGGCGCTTATCGCCTTCTTTAACGCCGGGGTCTAACTCATCGCAGATCCCGATCTGCTCGCCTTTGCCCAACGTGTATTCGTTTTCGTACACGTTGCAAGCCTGTTCCGTGGGGAATGTTTTTTTAACATTCCAATCACATTGTAATGCCATCGAACTAACAGAAATATGACAAGCCAATATAATAAATCCAAACATGGTAGCCGCCTTAATGGGGCGCAAGGCCCCGCTATTGATTATTTGTTGATCTGGTTTGTCTGATTATAGATCCCATATTGAACACGGGACACGGTAACAGATTGAGGGAGTAAGCAACGAACACGATCCGCGCGGTTGTCATATTTTTTGATATGCGCCGGAGTATTGTTGCGGGTAAACTTCACGCGTAAACGTAATTTATTGGGATCGCGATCATCGATTCCGGTTACCACGCCAAAAGCGATTTGACCATAGTTATGATACACCATTTTGCCCAGGAATTTTGATTCAAGAGCGGCGATTTCAGATTTTACGTTTTGCATGTTGTTTACCTTTTGGTTATTTGTTTCACTTGTCAATGTGTAGGAAGTATAACCCCACACATTAACCAGTGTCAACAATTAAAGACAAAATTTTTCTAGTTCTGACTCACGAAAAAGGAAATTATCTAGGCCCTTTGCCACATTTGAACACTCAAAAATCCATTTACCATTTGAATCTTTCCAAGCGCGATTAATCCCAACATAACAACAAAATTCAGAACTATAGGCCGTTTTATACATGTTTTGCTTTTCCATAGTGTTTACCTTTTTCAGTGTGGCGGTGAATTCCGCCACTGATTAAAGGATAGCATAACGCCGCCAGGATGCAACAAATATTTTTAAGAATTGTTGAGAACTGTTCTCATATGCAGTGATGTGCATAGAAAATCGCTGTTATGCAATTAGTTTCAACCGGTAACTAAATTTGCGACGTTTTGAGCGGGGCGCGGTTATCGGATACCATCTAAAACGCCCTCAAATCGATTCTAAGCGCTTCAATCTGTAACCCTGGTAAGTGCATTGCTACGCTGAGATCTCGCTAAATTCACTTTTTTGCATAAAAAAACCGGGGATAATTCCCCGGACTGGTTATTCACCTGCTACGGCGTATCGCTGCAAATTACGCTTACGATCGGCGATGCGTTTATTTAGCTTCGGATCATACTGGTCCGGCGACCATTGAACCGCGATCCGTTCCGGCTTATGCCGTTTATTGTTACGCTCGCGCCGCTCGTTAGTCTCACCAAAAGCAAGGCGATCGCGCTGGCTTGTCATCTTCTCAAAGTTGCGGCTTTTTGCTGTCATATCTTGATCCCCTGTGGTTGTATGTTTCCGCTCGCCATTCCGCGATCTGTTTTTTGCGATATTCGATCAGCTCTTCGATGTAGTCGAAGGATCCCTCTTTATGTACCAGGACCACGCCTCCCCGGTGTTTAATCTCACAAATCAGGCCGCTACCCTCCAAATCATTTAACGGCCCGGATCTCCTGGTGTGGTACTCCTCCCCCTGGAAGCGATATTCTATATAGTGGAACATTGTTTTAACCCTGTACCAGTAGTAAAACCATTTTATAACACGCCAGATCCTGACGTGAAGTTTTGCATAATAACAAAATATGAGTAGAATCAACAATTCTTTCATATTACGCGGCGCTGTTTTTAAATGGCTTATCATGGCCGCCAAAATGTAGGCCGATATAGTGACCGACATCAAAATAATCTGTCATTATATCACTATTGTTATAATTATCTGTATTTAATGCCTCGATGATTTCGCCAACAGCCTTTTTGAATTCAGGAGTTTTGCAATATCTTTCATAGTGGTATGTGTTTAAATCCTTGTGCCCGTTTTCCCGTTCCCAATCTGTTAAATCTAAAACATCATTCAAATTGAACGGCGCGGATCGAACGGTACAACGGATCGTAGAATAGTGAATTACTTTAAACGTAACTTTCCAACCCTTCGGCAATACATCTTTAACCGCTTCAACAATTTTAGCTTTCTTCTCTTTATTCATGTAGGCCATTTTGTTTACCTTTTAGGTTATGCCGGGGACAATTCCCCGGCTTTAATCAGTATAGCGGTTTAAAGAATCTTTGCAACGTCTTTATAAGACCATGCAAAAAGAGAATTTTGTTTACCTGGTGCAACATCCGCCAGGCGTCCAGCAAATCGGGCGCGGTTATGTGGGAACTCAAAGACAACCACACGACCGGATACCATTTCCACGCGATCGCCGTTTTTCAGGATCTTGATCCGGTCAATCAATGCTTTCTGCTCTTTTTTGTATTTGGCATGTTTACGGCAAGCGGCACGCCAATTAACGGAAAATTCATCTTTTTGCATGGATCGCTTAAGGAATTTTTCAGGACAGTTATAATAACACGGGCCGCAGGTTTCATCCATATCTTTATAAAAGACCATACCATCTTTACGAGAAAGAATTGTTACACGAATGTAAAGACTTTCATCCCTCGCCCTTGCAAGTTGATAAACTTCATTGCCTACAACAGAAGTTTCGATCACGCGGTTATCAGTCAGATAATTTTCAACAAATTTTTTGTTATTAAGATTAGAATAAATGCCAGTCCAGCCCATGATATTTTACCTCGTTTAGTGTTTAGTTTGTTGGTGCCTGGTAATTATAGGCCCTTTCCGGGCCTGGTGTCAAATATTATTTTCTTAAATCTTTCCAGCCAGCGGCGCATATATCGCCAGCTAGATAATATTTATTATCAAGATCTGAGATCTTAAAGGTGAATTCATGCCCAAGATAGTTAAATTTTTTAACAAGGACTGAGATCAGGCAATCAGGGCCGTGATGGAAGTGATCCACGTTGTAGGCCTCTTTTGATATGCTGATACACTCGCCATACTGGGCGACCTGGTGAAAACACTTGTTAAAATCGCGCATAAGCTTTAAAGACCTGAGATTCATTGCCATGATATTTTACCCTTGCTAGGGCCGGGGAGAATTCCCCGGCTGATTTGTATTATCTGTTATCGTGTGGCGGTTGTCAAATGATACGTTCGAATTTATCGAATCTTTTTGCGGATCTGCCGTGAACGTCGATCACGACGTTGGCACGTTTACCATCGCACAGGCCGCAATCTAAACAGCTGATGTTGTGAGTTGTATTAACGCAAGTGATCTCACCTTCCAAGCGGCGCATGTTGGGAGTTTTCACGCGGAAAGTTTTATAACCCTTACGCCATGCTGTGATCGCTTGTTTCTCCGTATCGGCTGAGATCTGGCAAATGGTAGCGATACGATGATCAAAATTCTTATGGTGGATCTGGTGAGTGTACCCCGTGTTACCTTGCGTATGGTTGATCATGTTTTGCCATACCTCAAAAGGAACCGCCGCCGGATCACCGTAGGAACCTAAACGAATATGACGACCCGCAAAATGTACCAGATCGCGAGAATCAAGATCTTTATAGTTGCCTTTTTTGTAAGACTTCCAGACTGACAGCGGGGCCTGGTGTAACGTCACATAACAAGCGCCGTTTAAGCTGGTACGATGGGGACACATACCGCAAACAGATGAATCAAGTTTTTTAGCGCTCGCTTCCAGTGGGCTAACATCTTCCCGCATGATCCAGGTCTGGATCATATCGCCGGTTTTATCGTTAGCGGTTGACATTGTAGCAATGACCACGATCGGGGCCTTATCCAGAACTGACGGGCCTTTATATAATACATAACCCTTTTTTGCTGTGGATTTTTTACCCGGTACACTATGCACGATCTCGGATTCTGAGTTGACAACCAGACCATTATTAAGTTTAAACGTAGACATTGCTTTTTACCTCGATTTATCGCGGCCATTGCCGCCTGAGAAAACACTTTATCAAAGGCGCTAACTGAAAGCAAGCGCCCAGGATAAAATATTTTATTTGGCCAGGGATAAGGTTTTGCCGTGGTTGATCCCAGGGATAACCCATTGCCCGGCGCCATCTTTAACAGGTTGACGTAAACGCGCCGCCGTGGTTACCTTGCTGTTAACATTACGGGCAAAAGCGCGGGCCTGGTCACGGGTAGTAAAAGAAATGTTTTTCATGTTGTATCCTCGTTTGAGTGGTTTTTTGTTTCGCTTGTCAGGTCCGGGGATTATAACCCCGGACACTAGCCAGTGTCAATTAAATGTTTATTCTTCGCCAGGTTCACCATAGGCGCTAGAAATAGGCGCGCCACAATGGGCGCATGGAGTATCTGACCCTTCCCAATAGATATCCACTCCAGCAGGCATCCAGGCCCGGTCGTTTTCGTCTCGCAATCCCTCCAAAATTTGGCGGAAATTTTCACGGGCACAATTTGAACAAATGATCTCACTATCCCGCATGATCAAAATTTTCGGATACCCACCGAACTCATACGGGTGGCGGATATAATTTTTTACAGTGCCGATCAATTGTTTGTTAGCGGAAATTTTCATTCTGTTTTACCTTTTAAGTTGGGCGGCGAGGCGACCTGATGAGATGAATAGTAAGCGCTTTACTAATTGCCGTCAATCCCCTGGATGAAAATAAATTAAAAATATTTTTGTTCGTGTGGGCTTGCGCCCCGGCGTGGTTAGTGTACTATATAAGGACGCCCACAAATAAAGGTAAACAAAATGGAAAACACAAAAGTGATAACGAGTGAAACAATGGTTACCCTTTCCACCTGGGAGACGGAAAGCGCAGCGCCCCAGGTTAGGATCGTGCCTTTACCCTTCGCGTTGAAAATGTATAATGCAGGATTTACCAGGGTGAGAATTGTTGCGGAAAATGGAGAAGTGATCGCGGACTCCTGGGAGTAAAAAATATTTTATCGCGGGGCTTGCAAACGGCCCCGGCCTGGATTATATTTATCAGACAGAAGAGGAAACGCCACCCCACGGCGTAAAGGCGGGGCTAACGTACCAGGCGCGGGGCCAGGTCGGAAGGTGGATCGCCGGTAGCTCGCCTAAAATCTATTTGTAAAGAATTGTAAAGACGCTTGCAACCTGGGGCCGTGTATCCTATATTATACACATAGCGGGAACATTGAAACCGGAGTACAAAACACCGGGGGTGCCTGTCATTCAGCAAATGAGAATGATTATCATTCAAATAACTAAATAAGAATGCTTCTCATTCAACAAAAAAAAAATTAAATATTGACTTCTGATTTTTCATGTGAGATACTGAGCGATACCCCTAAAAAATTTTTTCGCGTAAGAAAACAAATACGATCTGGAAATTGAGATCTCGATCGAGAACCGGGCCGAAAAATTTTTTCTAGAGAAAAAACAATTACGATCTCGATTTTGAAAAACCGATCGAGAACTCGATTGATATAGAGAAAAATTTTTTGATAGTGAGAGCAAATACGTTTTTGAAAACGAAAAGTCGATCGAGAACCCAGAGTTTTCTACCTGAAAATTTGAGATATCTTTTTCGCCTATTTGAGATAAATGTCCAATCTTGATGCCAAGATACCTATAGCAATCATACACTTGTGCATCATTTTTCGACATAGCTTCCACAAAGGTTTGAGATAATCTACTCCCAAAACTCTTTATTTAAAAATTTGCAGGGAAGATGAAATCCGTTTCAAAAACGATTTTGAAAACCATTTCGAATTTTAAAATATCTTTGGGATATTAAATATCGTACAAATATCCCACAGTTTTGAATCTTATCTTGGATTGAAAATATCCTTCCATTTAATAATATCATAGGTTGTGCCTGTAGAAATTTCATACATTTGAACCTCATCTGGAGTCGGATTACAAATGTCAATGAAAAATGTGCTCAATACAGAAATCAGGAACCGTTCTGTCTTTCCTGGGACTGTGTAAACAATACGCATATCACCGGGAATAGGAGAAAGGACCAAGGAAGTAGGGCCATTCATAAGTGTAACGGTATTATCAGCAATCTTGATACGACCATCGACACCATACACCAAATCATGAGCAGAAGAATAATGTGCAAGCACCTCTACTACCGGGTTACCGACAAGGTTGACGAGGTAATCAAGATACAGGTCTCGCCATCCTCGATTCTGCATCATGTACCGTATATGGGATCCTCCATCAAACATCTCACCCAGTTGCTCTGCGATCCAGGCAACACCATTTGCAATGTCTTCTCTGTTCCAAGTATTGTCGATATCTAAGATATCCTTACTGAACTTGTTCATGCGCCGCATGGCATTGAGTACATACTCACCTCTTTCAACAAAGGCACGTTCAGTGTCTTTTGCATAATCGAGAAGCCCTTCAACCTCTGAACCTGTAGCGTATTGCTTAAGGTCATCAAGCACACTTTCCACGCTGGCCTTGGCCTGATTGAAAGTCCTCTCATCAGTCTCGTCAGTAGAGAATTCTACACCACCAAGGGCGTATGTAGCATCATCATAGAGCTTTTTGAGATCATGACGCATATCTGGGAAGTCATAACCAACTTTGTTATGAGGGATAAGTTCAAGAGTGTTTAAAATAGTGGTCATCGTATATCGTCCTGTAATCAATCCTGAGGCGTTTTATGCAAAGGCAGTACGTTTGCCTACCTTGTATACTAAAAACCCCGCCACGGCGTTTCTACGCATCATACGGGGTATCATAGCATCTGTTTTTCAGTCACGTTTCATTTGGTAGCGCATATACGCCATATTCATCTTGTGTTTTACATCGTAAGTTACCGGAAGATGACCAAATACAAAGTAGCAGACATCATACAGGATCTCCCAGAACTTGAAAACCAGATATTTATACCGTTTTTCCAGGCTCATCATCTCACCTCCACAGGTTCAATAAAATAGTTCTGACCTTGTTTTGTTTGACAAAATGAACCAATGTACCAGACACCGAAGCCGCCATGCTGGGTGATGCGGAGAATATCATACCCACCAAGCTTTTCTGCTCTTTTGACACTTGCTGGTGCATCGACTATTTTCATCAACAAATCAAACCCAGACATTGACATCAGGAACTTGTTCCCGTCTTGATCGACCATTTCAATATTCGCAGCAGAACGACCACGACTGAATCCAGTGTACTGGAGTTTCAGCTCGCGAATTTCATGACGATCGGAAACATCCACCTTATCTTCCATTTTCCAGTCATGGGCATACCCGGTATACCAAGCATTACTGCCCTTCAGGTATAGTGCTGGATATCCACGCTTTCCTAACTTAGCCATACCTCACCTCCTGCGGGACGGCTGGCAGGGTATAGAATCCCTGCCCACTACATTCCTCATACATCTGCCTGGCGGTAGCAAGGGCGATATCTTTCTGCGCATCGTTAAGCAAATAGAAATCGTGACGGTAGCGCATAGCTATGCTGTTCAGGTGGGCTTGACTTGGAACCTTCGGCACCATCACGTACCCCTCTGGAATTGCCGGAGAGTTCCCAGCTACATAAGCCATACGTAGCCAGTGATAAAAAGCTTCCATGGTAACACAGCCGCAATCTGCCTCAATGAACCCATCTTGTTGTGATAACCATTCTTCGAATTTCATGGCTTACCCTCGTTCTTTTCAATACCAAGGATCATACCCTGGAGTTGTTGTTTCATTGGAATCAGGATTGGCATATCATCGATCCAGACATCTGGTGTCCAGCCGTTTTCTGCACATACCTGTGCCTTTTGTACACCACTACAGTAGATTACTTTGATATCCAGCTCATTAGCCCAGAACTCAATGTCCGAGTTATTATCCGTCGGATATCGGAAAGTAACGAAACGAACATCAAAGTCACCTTCGATGACCATCAAATCAACAATGTGATGCCACATGGTTGGATTTAAAGTGAAAGTATCATCGAAGTCAAGTGCTATTTTCTTTTTCTCGAATGGTTTCACGCTGCCCCCATCTTCTCTACAATACGGTCCCACTTATCGCACTTTTTATCAATATAGTGCTCAAGACGACACTGGACCCTCTCTGCGATTTCTTTTAGGTCAGAATCCCGAGAGTTGATACAGTCTTGAAGCTCAAGCATGTACGCGAGGTCGATTGCACAGTTGATCACATCAGCGATCTCCGCAATTGCAGGCTCATCACAGCGATAAGGACGATTCAGTGCTCGTGCCAGTTCCCCAACTTCCTCCACCAGATTCATCATCACAGAAACAGTAGACCGGGCTTGCGCCCGGACTGAGGACTGGAGGACACGTTCAGCGATTCCTGTCATTTAGACTCCTTTTTCTCTTCTTTTGTTTTGGTGGCTGCATCCAACTCTTCAGTATATTTCTTGATTTGAGCATCAAGATACTTAATGGTGCTATCAGCCAGTTGTTGTGTACGTGGTGACTCAACCACATTCTGACCTACATACGCCGCAAGCATTTTATATGCTGTTTCTTTCTGTGGCATAAAGTTAGCGTACAGGATACCTAGGAAACATACAACCATGCCAAAGACTGCGATCTTACGTGGACCTTTGGTAACATCCTTTACCACAACAGGTGTTGTTGATTGGCTCTCCTTCCGGGTTACTTTATAAATTGTGGACTGCTTAATATAGTTGCTGGAGAGCTTTCCATCAGGCAAGCGAACTCGAAGTGTATTATCACTGTTCCATACCGTAACGATCTCAATCGTATCCCCGGCCTTATATCCACTCCAGTCTTGGTTAAGAACCAGATTTTCACCTTCGAAGAACTGATACCCTAAGGCTGTACCATTCTTCTCAAGGTCTTCATAAATCTTCTGACCGCAATAGCAGGCGGCGTATGCGAGAGCAGAGATAAGCATCAGAGCAACCCAACCACCATAATTACCGTCTGTGGTCAGAACATCAATCACATAAATCAGAAAAGGCCATGAACCCATTTTGTAATCTCCTCTTAAGATAACTTTAGTTAAGTGTTAAATTTCCAACAGTTTCGATGAAGCCGAAGGGCATGGAAAATACCTTCACCATATAAATCTTGTCCTTACCATCTTCATAGTAAGGCACAACTACAACATCATCAACTCCCAGAGGAAGCATAGTCATAATCATACCAGAATCTACAACGTATTCAAGCACAGCTTCTTTGGTGGCAGGAATTTCTTTCTCTGTTTGTTTGCTTTCTAACAGGCCACCACGGTGTTGACGGATACGGATTGTTTTCATTTGTTGTCGGCCTCGCGCCGCCCCCAGTTAAGTCGTTCATAAGATTCACTGTCGCCCATGCCTCCATCACATAAGCGAACAAGTTCGCACTTCCACACACATCTAACACCCGTAAACTGGTTAGCTCATGGCTAATCCACTTGTGGATGACTGAAGTGACTCATCACTTCCTCTTGAAACTAACTATACACTAACTAAACCAGAGATCAAGATCTTTTTATAAAGATCTATGTTTTAGGTTTTAAGATCTTATGTGTATTATTTTATATATGTATTCATGTGCAAAATTTGCATGACACGAGACGCAAAATTTGCATCACAACACGGTATACTCATACGTACTCATCCCTCTGCGTTCTGTCGATAGATACCCTAGTGCCACGAGGTTTTTTATGGATGTACTGATTGACCTTTCGGACACACCCGTAGCTTCACTAATCGTTTTATAACTAGCAAAGTATTTCTTCCCTTTTGTCTCTAAGTATCCTGCCTTGTACTTTATGTGGAGCAGGACACGAAGATCTGTGCATGACAGGTTCTTATCATGCAGCTCTTTTTCGTCACAAGCTACCCACTTCTCACTCTTTTTTGGCATCCAAGTATTTCTCCAAATGAGTGAGTACAACCTCTTGGGCATACTCTTGAGATGCATAATTGTGGTGAAGAACAGCCAGATCACATCCAAGTTTGTGCAAACTTCTCTCGAATGGAGACAAGTGTGTCATCATAACTTCGACCAGACTAAGCTCTTCTTCTGTGATGTGGAGGGGATCATCCGTGAAATCCCTGGAGATGAGAATCTCCCTCTCACCACCTTCTCCGGCACCATATACCTCGACAATCTTCCTGTTACAGAAAATGTCATACCTATAGCCAATCCGATCATGACCATCTTGGACTTCAAAGTTCACAATGAGACAACAACCAAGCCCCATCAAGTAAATCTCAAAATCCAAATTGTGGACAACTTTCTTATTTAAAGTGCTCATCCAAATCTACCGCCTTCCCAAAAGGAGCTAACCAACCCTTGCGCCCACCACAGATAACCCAGAGAGTGTTGTACTTACGCCCCCAGCTTGCTCCACGATGTCTCAGGTCCTCTATGTAACCATCTGTGAAGATTATAACCTCTTTTGCCTTAGGAATAAACTCATCGATGTACTCAAATGCACATGCGGCAGTTGTTCCACCAGTTGATGTAACTCTATAATCCAGAATTTCCTTTATGTTGTCCTGTGTGTACACGTTGACGTTGCCAACTTGGGTTGACCAACAGAACAATGTGATACGGAAACATTGGTACAGGGTGCTCAAAGCGATTATCTCATTGAAGATACGCGTCATTGTTTGACGAGAGATAGAACCTGAAACGTCAAAACCGATTACAATATCAACAGTCTCTGTTCTTTTTCTGCCAGGCATAACCATGAACTGTCTCTTAGTTAGAGTGCCATGATCACGAAGGACTTTTGTCATCCCCCCTGATCGACGACCTAATACCCGGTAAGTACGATCAGATTTAACACGAGAAATCATTCGTTGCTTAATTATTTGCAGGTAATTAATCTTCGGTTTACCTTTTTGTGCGATTAATTCTCTGGCTTCTTTCGGTCCTTCACCACCTGCGGCTTTCATAGCAGCGTCAATCATGTCCTCAGACCAAGACATATCCTCATCTTCCTGATCAGCAGACTTCTGTGGGTGTGGGTCCGTATACCCCAGGATGTCCAGGTCTTTATCATAATCCCCGATGTGCGCCCCCAGCGGCTTACCTTTACCATCACCAGCTTCATCCGGCAACAGAGCATAAATCTCTTCAGCCGTTTTCCCCTCGTACTGATAGTCACAATAGCAGTAAGCAAGGAATCCAAATTCTTTTGTCTTATCAAAGACTTGCCGATGAGTGAACCATTTCAAACTCTCGGCTTTCTGGCCCAACTCCTTGACCAGGTCGGTGTTGATATAGTGATCGGCTGCGATATTGAAACGTCTACGGTCAAATGTTTTCCCACGAGACATGTGGTCGTTGGTGACATGGCGGACCTCATGCATTAGAATAAATACAATTTCCTTCATGGTTTTTTGGCGATAGAAGACATCAACATATTCTTTATATTCATCTTTTTGCTGTTGTGTCATCATCGGATGCTTGTCAATACGAGCAAAAACCTTTTTCTTGCGATCAACAGGCATACCCATAATGAACTCTGGGTTAAAGTATAGGTTGCGATGATCAGTTGCTGCGGTTGGAAGCCATGCACAGTCAACTATCAGCGGCATACCACTTAATAGCGTCCCGTAGAATGGTCGATTAGTAAGTAAAGCGATGCGGGCAGACTGAACTTTCTTCAGTGCTTCATCAGCCAGTTCCATAATGCTTTCTTTTTCATCTGTATACATTCTTATCTCCAAGAAAAAAGGCCATCAGTTACGATGGCCTTATTATAGGTTAATTCATCACCCTTTGCAATGCAATTTGGGGTAAAAATTCATCTATCCCCTCAATCCTGAAACCCCAGGCCAATTGCGGACCCGGCGCTCCAGGAAGGTGAGGAACAGCAAACAAGACGATCCCATCAATAGCTCCGCGAATCGCGTTCTCTGTGAAAGTCTCTACCAGATCCCCGAAACTAAGACCCGGCCTGAAGCCAGCATTCAGCATTTTTTGCTCTGGCGGGGATGCTGGCCTGCCCAAGATATCTTCGTACATTACACCACCTTGTTCAGTATTGCTGTAACTTTAGGCAGGCTAAGACCCGTCTGGATCATCAGTTGAGTCATAGCAGTTTCCATTTTCTTGGAGACGATGATGAAATTATCTTTGGCAAAGCCAATGTTAAGATCCAGAATCAGAATGGATTTAGGCTCACCAGTAAGCTTCTCTCCGGTCATTGCGCAGGTGCTGCGAATATATTTGGCCTTGAACTGAGCATATGTCACACTTACTTTCATACCGACATTTGCAAAAGTATTGCAGTAATTTGCATAAGCAAGCGCAACAGCTACATCTTCGGGCAGTGCAACACTGATAGCTTCTTTCGGTTCAGCCTCCACTTCCACAGGCGCAGTGGTTTCTTCTGCCGCAGGCGGTTGTTTGTGTTCGTGTTCAGCAAGCTCTTTGTAGTCGGTGTTGTGATTCTTTTCTACTTTTGCCATGTGTTCTTTCATGTCCATTTTTGTCTCCTGTTGTGGGATATATTTAGTTTTCAGTTTTTCGAGATGGTCTTTAGACATATTCAGTATCATAGCCTGCACAATCTCACGGTCTAGCGGATCAATTATAGTGATGGCTGTTTTCTTGTCAACCAAACGATCTTTCAATTCATTGGCTCTTTGCAAGACAACGCATACATTTCCACGAACATAACCTTTCTTATCGTCAATGCGCTCAACTGTCGGATACAATGGGTCTTTTTCGCCATGTACCGACCTCGTGCTAAAGTTCATATTGGTGTAGTCGCACGGGCCGATGCCCAAAAGCTTTTCTCCCATCATGAACCAGTCATCAAGGGTCAAGGAGAATTCTAAACCCCGTTTCTTTGTGCGTTCTACCTTTTTATGATACCGTTCTTCTAGACTTTTAATCTCGTTGTTGGTAAATTTCTTTTTAATATCAAACATTTCTAACTCCTTGGGTCTTACCCGTTCTTAGTAAGGTGATTATCACCATTCTGAAAAGAGTTGTCAACCCTTGATTTCTAAAAAGTGGCGGTGTATCTTTGTTCATTATTTGTATAAGAGGGTAAATGAGATTATGAGCAAGGTAGATATTAATGTAAAACCAAACTATACTTGGAATGAGGAGCGGGATTTCATAGATAAGTTGTTACAAGGGAAGCAGGCTGCTCAAGAGAGATTTCTTTCAACTTTTGAGAGGGACAGATCTGTTGACAACCCCATCACCCGCTTTAGAGATTATCTCCAAGGGGTACAGGATTCAAACCCCATATTGGACATATTTTTGTCATGTCTCCATAAACTTCCGGCGCATGGTGGCCCTTTTTATTGGCAATGGAATTCCGGTGATGTCCGGGAGTATGGTTCTGATATGAGTCAGAAGCTAAATGTTTCACGTATGGAAATAGGCCACCAATCACATATTACGGGTGGTGACCCTTGGACACATCGCTTTGTAGAAACAATCTCCATCAATATTTATGGTCACGGTTGCGGTGAAGCATTTCTTGGTGGGTTCTGGAATTTTAACTACCGTACTAAGTATTTTCTTGAGTGTGTAAAGCAACTTTTGGTGGGGATGTCACACGGAGATGACCTTGATCTCCGTTTGGTTGTCGAATACACCGGTTCCCCTGTCCAATCTTGGATGGCCCATCATGGGGAGAGATTCACCCTTAAAAATGTAAGCCTCATCAGTGGTGATTTGGTTCTTTACTCTGACTATCTTGAGCCTTCAGCGTTCGATCGTGTTTGTAGCCAACTGAATCATTCTGTTATCAACATCATGAACAGAAAGATCGCTAATAAGGCACGTAAGGCAATGTTCGTTTGTTCCCTGAAAGAAACAATGTTCCACTTGGAATATGACCCCAAGCTACAGAGTATGATGGAGGGGGACTCCCCAACAGAAGAAGAACTGATGATGATGTCGGTCGCAGGGTATGAAGATGAATTTTGGCTTGACAACGTAAAATCTTTCGATAGACTGAACATAAAACCCTTTAACCTAGAGGAAGCTGTCAAATGGTATCAACAGACAAGAGTTGTATTCAAGCTTTAAGTCCGGCCCAGGAATTGGCGCTGGCGATCAAAATTGCAGCAGAAGCCCACCTGAATCAGAAAGATAAGGGTGGTAACCCATACATCCTTCACCCGCTGAAGGTAATGCACTACCTGAAGACCGATGATTTTCAGCTTATGGCTATCGCCGCGCTTCATGATGTGGTTGAAGACACCGATGTTACCGCTGCGGATCTGGTTCTGCTAGGCTTCTCGAACCGTGTGAAGGATGCTGTGGTTCTTCTGACGAAAACCCCTAATCAGACACCGGAAGAGTATTTTAACCGCCTGGCCCAAAACTATGATGCGGTACGTGTGAAGCTTGCAGACCTGCGCCATAACTCTGATGTTCGTCGTCTGAAAGGTCTGACAGATAAGGATTTGTTACGTGTTCGTAAGTATCATGACATGTATCTTCGTCTGACAAAGATGAAAGAACACCACGAAGCGATCAACATGTTGGCTACATTATGATCATTACGAAAAAATCAAATGGCCTTCCTTGGTTAGAAATGGAAATTCCTGACAAGGTTGTAGTATGTGCGAGATGTTTTTCCACTTATAACCTGAAAGATGCTCCTGTAAAGGCTCCCGATCAGCTTCGGATTAAGGAACCTTGTTGCCCGAACTGTGGCTTTAAATGGTATTTGTCATGAATTTCTTTAAGGAGATTTGATATGAAAAGCAAAACAAGTCAACAACTTTATGAAGAACATCTTGAGAAAGGTACGCCTATTGAGACCCTTCTCAGGGCTATGGTCAACAGGGCGGATCGTTACCAGAACTATTACAACAGTATGAAAAATCGTGTGGAAGTTTACGAAAAGCAATATGACGAGCTACTTCGTAATACAGGCCGACTTATTACTACCAAAGTGGACCATATAGCACAAGACACCTGGGGGTCATACGTATGGTACAGGCATAACAAATACCGCTGGAATGGTAAATACTGGTATAAAACAGATGATGAAGGGCCGCATTACAACGCAAGGCACTATCATGGTAAATTTACTGTGGATATTATTCTTTCAGAAGAAGATATGCCGGAAGTTTTCATTGGTAAATGCACGGGCAGCGTGTTCGGAGAAAAGGTGATCACAGCTAAAGGGCATATGATCGGGTACGGTGATGAATTTGAATTGAGGAAAATAACCAATGTCTAACTGGAAAACAGCTCTGGACCTACGTGACATCTGGTCTAAAAGAAATGGTGAATGCGGTAGAGAAGACTGGACAGATAAGACGGTGCATGAGCTTGCTAAAGAGATAGCCCGCCGTCTTGAACGGAAATTCCCTCGCGAGTCAAACTATGACAACTGGGATAATGGCTGCGATTATGAGCTGTGTGATATAATTGGCTATTTCCGTGATGTTCCAACATACCCGGATTGGCTAGCCTCTATTGCAGAATGTGAAAATGAGGGGTATGATGCTGATCCTATTCGCCATTATACACCCTTGCGGGAATTCAACGACATCATGAAAGATTTTTATGATTGGTGTGATGAAAATCGCGTATGGGTTGATAAATAATCATTGCAATGGGGAGGATCAAATGTATCCTACTACCGAATTTCATTTACAGGAGACAAATAATGTCAAGTCGCAACATCTTTTCTGGTAACTGGATCACTTTGCGAGATCTTCCACCACTGGTGCAATTTTGCCAGCGTCACAAACGTTCACTGATGATCTTCGGTGGGGCAGGTATTGGTAAAAGTCAAGCTGTGAAGCAAATTGCGGATTCTCTTTTCGGGCCTGGTGATAACTTGGTAGACTTCCGCTTGGCTGATAAAGATAACACTGACCTCACCGGGGTGCAGATTCCATACACCGATGACAATGGTGTTACTCGCACAGTGTACGCCTTGCCGGATTTCTGGCCTCGTGATCCTAACTGGAAAGGTATTGTGTTTCTTGATGAGCTTCTCCACGCAGAGCCTTACCTTCAGAAACTGGCATTCCAAATCATGCTGGACCGTCGAATCGGGACCTACCAGTTCCCTGAAGGGGCTGTACTGGTTGCTGCGGGTAACCGTGCTGGGGATGGTACTGCCGTGACTGCACTGGAAGCTCCTTTGGCTAACCGTATGATGCTGGTAGAGCTTACCTATAGCGCATCGGTGTTCATCGAAGACTATGCCATGCAGAACGGTATTCATTCGTCAATCATTGGTTTTCTGTCTCGTAAGAACAGTGCTATTGAAAACTATGAAGAAATGCTGGATATCGGGTGTCCTTCTTTCGCCACACCGCGTACTTTAACTTACGCCAGTGATGTATTGTACGATTACGATGCTAATTTGCTGCCTGCCAACCTAGCTAAAGTGGCCCTTCAGGGCTTCATTGGCACACCTTTAATGGCTGAACTGTGGGCATACCACACCAAGATTCGTAATATGGTTCCGATCGAAGACGTTATGAACGGTACTGCCCAAGATCCTGGAGACCTTCCATCAGACAGTCTGTGGATTTTGGGTTCAGAAGGTGCTATTTGGTTGCGTAAGGCTATTGCAGATACCAATTACACGGATGACCAGATTATTGAATTCTCTGGAAACTTCCTTCAGTATCTTTACGATCACTTTATGGACCAGAACCGAGACTTCGTAAGCTCTATTTTCCTGTCGTTCATTAAGGAAAATGCGTTTGGTAAGGCGTTGTTGACCACTGCGAGCAACCGTGACAAGCTTCCTGCACGTTTGTTGAAGGCAAAGCCTATCATAATGAAAATTATGGCAGACTTCCAGGTCAACTACGCTGAAGATATTAAGCTTATCGAAGGAAAATAATATTGACAGCCCCTCTTGGGGCTGTTATTCTTCATGTATCAAACAAAACGAGGATAGACTCATGCAAATTTACAAAGTTACTACCGAAGGTGATTGCGAAGGCCGTACAACTAAACTACTTGGTTACGTAAAGGCAAACAGTCCGGCACATGCAATCAAATTCTTGGAAAGTATTGGCAAACACGCTCACTACCAATACTGGATTGACGTTGAGAATAGCTTGGTCATTGAAGCAACTCCAGAATCAGATCTTAATCACTTGATTGCGGAGATCGAACCCCCCTGTTATGAAGGTGGTTCTTTCAAAGGTGTTGTAAAATCAAACTTGCAGGTTTTGCAAGAGAAAAAACAAAAAGTTAAAGATGCTCTTCTTCGTTCGGGGTTGTCCTACGAAGACGTTGTTAAATTCGGAAAGGATGATTGATATGCATTGTTTAACCTGGGAACAAGCAAAGCAGGCCATGCGTGAAGGTAAACGTATCCGTAACCAATATTTCACTTCTGATGAATGGTTCGAAATGGTTGATGGGCGTATCTACGCAGAAGACGGTTGCCCTATGGCAGACTGGTATCGTGGTGAAGCATGGCAGGACGAAGGCTGGAGTGTGATCGAATGATCTACAAAAACCAGTTTCGTAATATCTGGCGCAAGTTTGTTAACGGTAAAGGCTATGTTTCTGGTGACCAAGGCCTCACCTGGACAGAAAGTGGTGCCCCTCAAGACTTGATCAAGCGATTACCTTATTACGTGGAGAGCAAAGTATGAGTCGCAGACCTGGTTTCGGTTATATCTACATTCCCGATTTTACTGGGGAAGATCGTCTTGTTAGGATCAGTGATCTTGATATCAGCGATATTGAAAACCAAGCGCGATATGGACAGACTGGAAAAGAGTGTTATCTTCGTACAGACAATGGCTTCTGTCAGTCAGGCTGGACATCTGGCATAACTGCAATGGAAGTTCTTGAGAAGATCGCTAAACACGATAAAGATAATCTTGGGGCCTTTCGTGATTATGCCCATCGTAACCGGATTGTCCTCATGAAGGGGGAATTATGGTAAAAAACTTTTCGAATTTTGACGAGATCCCTTCTTCTGTACCGATTACTGAAGAACATTTCAAAAATGTCGGAGGTGCTAATGACCTAGTGCAGGCATATCAGCCACACTGGTTCGATATCGAGGCGATGATCTGTTTCTTTACACACTGCATGGTGTATGGGGACCGTGAAACTTTCCGCCCTGCATATGAGCGTGTCCAACGTTTGGCTGATGAAGTGAGGGAATTCGGTTGGAATGAGGACCGTGTTCGCCGTTGCAAGGCTCTCGGAGGGCTTGAAAAAGAGGTCTATGAGGTCTACCCTCATCTTTTTGTACAACAGGGGTGATGAATGAACCTTCAGAACATTGGGCCAGAGTTAACAGAAGACCAGAAAGAAGAACTGGAAAAGGTCCGTGAAGCCCTCAAAGAAATGGTTGGCGATAGAAAGATTGTTGTTCTTGGTTGTGGTAATCCTGTGGGGTACTCAACACTAGCTTCTTTGTGGGATGCAGAAACCATTTCTTTGGACGCGATATCTGCCCGTCCTGCAAACAATATCATTATGATTGATAATGATGATGTTGACTATGCTAAGTTTAAGATCGTTAAGGGGCGTGGTCACAACAAACTAAAGAAGAAAAAGAAGAAGAGGAAATAATGGCAAAATTCAAATTCCCAGTTTCTGAACTAAACGAGTGTTGGTGGCTTGACACCGCCGACTGTGTTATGGCAGGATACACCTATCGACGGCATCGGGTGTTTGTTGTCTGTGCGAAAAATCGTGCGGATGCTATTGAATCCATGAAAGAGTTTAAAGAGAGGAGTTGTAAATGAAAGTTAAAATGACCGCAAGTTACAGCGAACAAGGGCACGCCCCCCAAAAAGGTGATATTCTGGATGTTCTGGAGGAAGTGTATAATGGGACATTTATTGACTATTACCGTTGTGAGTGGAAAGGCCAAGACCTCGATATCTATCCATACGAATGTGAGGAAGTGCGATGAGCTTCAAATACAAAGTTGGTGACCTGATCGATGCTGCAAAAAGCGGTGAGATTAATGTCTTTGGGCATGGCTGTAATTGCTATTGCACGATGGGAAGCGGAATCGCCCCGTTGATCAAAGAAGCATTCCCTAAGATGTACGCTGCCGATCTGAAAACTGAGAAGGGCGATAAGACCAAGCTGGGAACCTGTACAATGGCCTTTTTGAATGATGGGTCTCTCGCAGGATTTAATCTGTACTCGCAATACGGCTATAATCGTCGTAAACAGGGCCTCAGGGACCTCGATTACAATGCCCTGTACGATTCGATGGTTGAGATGAAAAAGCTCTTACAGAGCTATACAGACGGTTCTATGGCTGACTACAAAATTGGCTTCCCTAAAATTGGTGCGGGCCTTGCAGGCGGTGACTGGAACGTCATCGAGGCAATGATCAAATCAATCTTCTTTGATTGTGATGTGACAGTTTATGTCTTGAAAGAATGGGAAATCCCTGGCTACTACCCTCCAGACGACGGCCCTCTGACATCAGAACAGATCGCTGCCATTCGGGAAATGACAAAATGTGGATTATCCACAGGGGGGACTGGATTATCGTGGTTAAATTGAGAGACGGTATGGTAGCACATACCAAAAAGATCGACCTTTATGTGGGTAATACGGTGTTAACCTATAACGCCCCTCGTGGTCAGAGCTTTGCCATACTACTACTTGGGGTAGAGAAACCAAGTGGTGACGGCACGGGTATCCAGGTTGAAGAGTGGCTGAATAGCAGAGGCTGGAAACTGGAGAGTTCTGATGAGTAAATCCGTTTTTGTCATCTATGACACTGTTGACAGATGCCTCTGGAACCACAAAGCCAAGATTGGATGGATTAGCTCTGGCGCTGCCAAGAATGCGTGGAATCTTGTCCACGCAACATGGAGTGGGAAGCAGTATTTTGATGACCAACAAAGATATGTAGTTCTTGAACTTTCTGGCGGACACATTAGCAAATTATTTGAGGAGAATAAAATTGACAAAACCAATTAAATACCCAAGCACCGCACAGTTCCGTCAGGTTATCCGCACCATGCATGATAAACTGACGTTCGACGGTATTGATGAAGAGGGCAATATCAAGCGAAAGGTGTTGCCACCGGAAGCATACCTGATCCCGTACATTGGTACGGTTAAGCTCCACGGCACCAATGGTAGCGTGGTATTCCACTCTGAGGATGAAGTTGTCTTCCAGTCCAAAGAGCGTGTCGTGACTGTAGGCGACGATAACAATGGCTTCGCGGCCTTCATGTCTCGAAAAGACACCGCAGAGTTGCTTTCTCAGGTTAAATATCTGTGTGAAGTCAATGACGTTGAGTTCCAGTTCCCGGTTGAAATTGCTGGTGAATGGGCTGGTCGCGGCATTCAGAAAGGTGTTGCCATCACTGAAGTAGAGCCGTTCTTTGCTATCTTCCGTGTGGCTGTGGGACGGGATGAGGCAACGGATACCCTCAACTGGCTACCACCAACGTTCCAGTTTGGAATTGGATTGCCGGATGCTCGTATCTACAGTATCCTTGACTTTGGTTACTGGATGGCTAATATCCCATTCAATGAGCCGGAACTTGTCCAGAATGACCTGGCAGAACTGACTCGTGAAGTGGAAAACAAATGCCCGGCAGGTAAGTTCTTTGGCGTAGAAGGTATCGGTGAAGGCATTGTCTGGTCTCCAAAAGATCCTGAGCTTTCTAAAATCTCTGGCCTGTGGTTTAAAGTCAAGGGTGATAAACATTCTGTATCTAAAGTTAAAACCCTGGCAGCGATCGACCCAGAACGCCTCGCAAGTATGCGTGAGTTCGTTGAGTACGCTGTGACGGAAGCACGTCTTGAGCAGGGTGTTAGCGAAGTCGGTCTTGACCAGACTAAGATTGGTGAATTCATTGGATGGATTAACCGAGACATCAACAAGGAAGAGGGTGATGTTCTGGAAGCCAGCTCCATGACCATGAAAGATGTTGGTAAGTTTATCAGCAACAAAGCTCGTGCATGGTACATGACTCGTCTGAGTGAGGAGGGCTAATGGCCCTCATTGTAGCCACAACGCGGTCTGTTGAAAAAAGACCTGGACATTCTTTCACCGAGTGTGATACCTTGATTTTCGAAGATGAAGAACAGGGCAAAAAGTTTGTTAAAGAGAACAAACAGTTTGTCTATCATGTCCAAAAAGCGAGGATCATTAAAAATGGTGAGACCAGAGCCGAAGTTTAAAGTCGGGCAGACAGTTCAAGATACCTTGAGTGGTAGACTGAAAACTATCACCGTTGCACAATACCAAGCCATAGACGGTATTGCACAATGGTGCTACTCATTTGACTCTTTGGGGTGGTATTTTTACCCAGAGGATGAGCTGGAGGCGGTGTAATGGGTCTGCGTGAATACTTAGCAGTGAAATTAAAACATGCAAAGGAGCAATCTATGGTTAAAGTGAATGGTAATACCATCACGATCAACGGGGATACCGTCGTTAATGGTGACATTATTGGTGGAGACTTGAGTATTTCTGCAAATGGGGATAAAATCCTCATCAACGGAAAAGAAGTCTATACCACTTCTGATAAAAACATTATCGTGGTCATCCACGGAAATACCGGGAGCATAAACACCACATCTGGGGATGTGAAGGTGTATGGCACAGCAGGTAATGTTAAGACTGTTTCTGGTGATGTCCGTATCGAAACAGGGTCACTTGCAGATGTGACCACCGTCTCGGGAGACGTTATAGCAGAAACCATTGAAGGTAATGTTAGAACAGTCTCAGGAGATGTCTCTCACCGTCGTTGATATACAGCCCCGCAATGGGGCTTTTTAATTTGGAGTGTAAATTTGAAATTAAGAAAAAAGGTTTTTAGTGTTGGAATAATGGATGTAACCACACCTGTGGCTACAAGAAACCCAAACTGGAGGTGCCCATACTATTCAAGATGGTTGTGGATGCTGACAAGATGCTATGACCCACAATACTTGGAGAACCATCCCTCTTATAACGGGGTGTCCGTATGCTCTGAATGGCTCGTATTCAGCAATTTCAAAGCATGGATGATGTCTCAAGATTGGGAAAATAAGGCTCTTGACAAGGATATCCTTGGTAATGGTAAATTATATTCCCCAGAGACCTGTGTTTTTGTTACTCAATCTTTGAATAACTTCTTTTTGTCTAGGGATTCTGCAAGGGGCGATTATGCGCTAGGGGTATCTTTTTACAAAGGTAAGTTTTGTGCAACAATTCGAGAGAACGGTAAAAGTATCTATTTAGGAAGATATGATGACCAAATTCTTGCCCATCAGGCATGGCAAAAAAGAAAGATATTGCAAATAAATAACATCATTGCTACAGTTGAGGACCAAAGACTTAAAGATGGCCTTTGTAGAAAGGCAAACGTACTAAAAGAAGACATCAAAAATGGGAGGTTAACATCAAATATCTAACTATTTTAATAGCACTACTAACAACACTCTCAACAGGCCCAGTCATCGCGGAGCCTCTTAAAAGTGCTGCAAAGAAGCCCAAGGTAATTCATCTGTGCAAAAAAGATGATACAGCGGTAAACATCTTGGCATGTAATATGTATCGAGAGGCCCGTGGAGAAAGCGACTCCGGGTTAATGTCGATCGCATTCGTGACTTTGAATCGTAAGGATAACGACAAATATCCGGGGACCGTAAAGAAGATTGTCTACCAACCAGGACAATTCTCCTGGACATCTTCAGGAACAACGTTTAAAGTCTATGAAAAGGATCGCTGGGATAAGGCACAAGAGTTTGCTAAAGTTCTGATCAAGATTCATAAACAGAACAGGGTCGTTTACGATGCTCTGGACATAACACACGGGGCCACTCACTACCATTCACGAAAAGTAAAACCCTACTGGACAAAGGCCATGCTACGCACAGTCAGGATCGATAACCATATATATTATAAAGAGAAAGAAGATTCTCAGGGGGCATGAACTCATGAAGAAATTCTTAGTAATATTTGTTTGCATTACCCCTCTGTGTGTGATATTGTCACTGTCACAGCCCATGTATTGGGAACAAATTTGTGGAGCATACGCAATAGGTATGGCTACAGCGGCCTTTAGACTAAATATAAATAACTGCAAAAAGTAGGAGAAGTAGATGATAATCGAGCGTAATGAGAAGAAGGTAGAAGTTAGTACCAACGTCAAACGCTATCAGGCTGGTATCGCGATTAATGCTGAAACTTTCAGTATCTTGATCGATGGTATTTATGAGGACAAGATCCTTGCTGCCTGTCGTGAACCCCTGTTCAATGCGGTAGATGCACACACAGAAGCCGGATGCCGGGATAAACCGATTATCATTCACTCCCCAACTGACCTAGAACCGTGGTATTCTGTCAAGGATGGTGGTATTGGGATGGACTTTGACATGGTTACCCAGACCTTCATGATGCTGGGGTCGTCCACCAAACGTGAATCCAACGATCTGATCGGTGCGAAAGGTATTGGTTCCAAGGCCCCGTTCACCGTTACGGACATGTTCAGTGTCATCTCCATCAAAGATGGTACTAAAACTGTGTACTCTGTTCATAAAGACCAAGGGATACCTGAGGTTGTGCCTCTCCACGAGTCAAAAACCATAGAAGAAAATGGTGTTGAAATCAAATTCAACGTTGACCCGGCAGAGACTGAGAAATACCGCCGTGCAATTATCAGTTGCCTGCGTTATGCTAAGTTCCCTTACGAGATCAATGACCCATTTGTGACTTCATCTATTCGAGACCGTACCTACCCGGTGCAGTATACGTTCAAAGATGAAGAATCTGGTTGGATGCTGGAAATGTATTCGTCGGTATCTAACAATGCTGATAGCGTTGTGGTTATGGGACAACAGCCGTACAAATCAAAGTTTCTGAGCAATAACCCTGAATGGCCCCTGATGATGGTGTCCATCCCAATCGGGGATTGCGATGTCAATCCGGGACGTGAATGGACTATCGAGGGCAAGAATGACCGTGGCTTCGAAGAGCGCCTTAAGACATTCGTTCAGACGGCCCTTGATCGCCGTGGTGAAGAAATTTACCATGAACTCCGTAAGCTTCCAAAACTTGCGGATGTTCTGGAGTATATGAAGCGAGTTGGCGGGTGGTTTGCTACAAAATACGGCGCAAAATACATTGCGGAATTGTTCAGAGATTATGTTGACTCTGTAAGCGTCAAGGAATGTGTAACTTACAACGGCCACGGGGAGAAGCGTAGAACTGACAAAGACTATTCATATGCGGATATGATGAATGGTTACCATCTTGTATACAACGACGACAATAAGCTGGTTAGAAGTAAATGTAATCAGTTGTTTGATGTAACAGGCAAGGCCGTCTATCTGACGGACAATCTTGGTGTGGCACAAATGTGTGATAATCCATTCTTTGCGGGAATGATCCATAAGCTGTCGGATTTGGAAAAGCGTCCAGCATCGAAATCGGATAAAAAGTATGGCGGCTATAGCCTGTATGAACCAGGGCATCCAGTATGGATCATTGAGCAGAGTGGAGCTATTAGGAAAACACGTATCTCCCGTGCGGAATTTGATGATATCAAATATGCCATGATCTATTCTGGTGGTCAGGCACGAGGGACTTGTGACCTTGGGTCTACGGCGTACCTTTCTAACCGTCATCAACCGGAGACCTTCTTGTCAGATCTTGGTATTGATGATAAATTATACATCGTACCTTTAAACCGAGTGAGTTGGCTGGATGATGATGTTAGGATGATTACACAGGACGACCTTTATAAGGTTGCAAGTTCAAACCTGTTGGATTATCATCTTAATCAGTTAACCAGACAGCGTGAGTATCGCTCTCTCTTGGACGACTTAAAGGGAATAGGTGTAGAGGTTGTCAAAGATCCTGAATACAAGGAAAAGGTTAATATGGCTAGTACCCTTTACCATGTTAAAGGTTATTATAGTGCAGAAAGAACTGCGAAGAGAATCGTCAATGGACGTATTCGTGTTGGGAAAAGCCTGATTAACAAGGTAAAAGAACGTTACCCGTTACTGAAGCACATCCCGATGGAGCATTTTAACTCACCAGAGGTGGCTGAGTATCGTAAATTTATTGATAGCAAAGGAGAGAAATAATGAGTGATCTTTTTAAATCCCGTGCAGATGCTCGTGTTTGTGCTGCAAGTCGTGGTATGAAGGTTGTGGACCGTGGTGTATCCCCAGCGGTGCTGGCAGAGGGGCGTTGGATGGTTGTCCCCAAAGATAGTATTGGTGCTTCCCCGGAAAAGACGATTTCCTTCGATATGGAAACTTACCCTGCGCCAACTGCCTCTATGTTCTTTGCGAGTCGGGGAGAGGCCCGAGCATTCTCTAAGACTGTACAGAATGCGAAGATTATCGATCATGCAAAGACAACAGCAGGACATGACAAAGAGGAGGGAGTTGTCAAGGACCTTGGCAAGCGTGGTAAGCGCTGGGAAGTGGTGTTCGTGGTTTCTGATGTAGAAGTGAGCGTTACTGTTCCTCAGCTTCCAGAACCTACACCTGTGCCTATTAAGATTTCGGTTGTTGATGACACGAAAGCTGATCCCATTGTCATCATGACACCAGGCAACGTTTCCATCACACTTCCAGATGGAACCATTCATACTCTGGGCAGTAACAGCGAAATCTTTAACGACGTCGGTATGTTGCTGTTAAACAACAAGATCGACGAAGCCGTAGCGCTTATTGAAGCGGGGATCGCTGCAAAAGCTGAAGTGGCAATCGACCTTGGACCGGATATGAAGCTGCTAGACGGAATTCTGTACTGGCACGGTATCAAACAAGAAAGCGGTATTGCTCGCCGTATTGTTTCCGATATCGAGACGGGGAAGTTCGATAACCGTTATGTCGAGTTCATGCGGAAGCTGATGCTCAATCCTTCTTACAAATCGGTTGAAATGCTGTACGACTTCTTGGAGCATAACAAGTTCGAGATTCTGGAGAATGGCAACATCTTGGCCTACAAGGGTCTTAAACGCACTGAGAATGGTCCTCGTGACTGGTTCACAGGCTTGGTCCCTAACTGGGCTAACACCACAGTCACTATGCCAAGAAACATGGTTGAAGATGACCCAACCAAAGCTTGTAGCCAGGGTTTACATATCGCCTCCAAGGAATATGCCCGTGATTATGGTAATGTGGTTGAGGTATCTGTTGACCCGGCAGACATTGTTAGCGTACCATATAACTACAATAACAAGAAATGCCGCTGCTGCCGCTATGAGGTATTGACAGGAAAAGAAAAGCCAGCAGGTGCTCCTGATGTTATTGTTGTGGGTGTAAGGGGTGCTATCCTGGACGAAATTTATCTCGATAAGGAGGATTAATGTCTGATTTTGGAGTGGGAACGGAAGAGGCCTTAGGTGCTATCATTGAAGGCAAAAACGTTTTCATTACGGGACCTGGTGGTAGTGGCAAGAGCCATCTGATCAAAACAATCCAATCCCTGTATCCAAGTTCAACATTAACAGTGGCCCCGACAGGGGTCGCTTCACTTAATGTTGATGGAATGACAACTCATCGAGCTTTCGGGTTATCAATGGGGATAGCCACAGAAGATGATGGTAAGACAGTAAAAACTAAACCTAAAAAACTTTTAAAAAGCAAATCTCTTGAGCGTATCATTATTGATGAAATATCTATGGTGCGAGCCGACAAATTGTGGGAAATGGATCAGAAACTACGTGTTGCGAGAAGGGAGCCTAAGAAAGCTTTCGGCGGTCTTCAGGTCATCATGTTTGGTGATTTCTTTCAGAATCCTCCAGTTCTGACAGATTCTGAAGAAAACGCTTACTTCGAACTCCACAGCACAGAATTATCGTGTTTCTCAGACACTTGGGGAGAGATAAATCCATACCCTGTACTTCTTGACAAGATTTATCGTCAAAACAGCGTGCATTTTTCATCGCTATTGAATCATATGAGGAAAGGCGAGCGTATTGATGAAATAGTTAAATTCCTCAACAATCAGTGCTATTCAAAAGGTGCAGCACTGAATGCGATTACCCTGACTTCAACTAATGCCGCGGCGGAACGTATCAACAAAAAGCATTACGATCAGATACCGGGTGAAGAGGTTATTTACAAAGCCTCCAAAACAGGAGATTTTGCCCAGCGTCCAGTTGCTGAGAGTCTACACCTCAAGGTAGGGACTCGTGTCATGATCACCGTTAATGATCAGAATCCAGATGAAGACGGTCCTAAATTTGTAAACGGAACACGGGGTATTATCAAGGCCCTAAGGAAGTTTTCGGTAGATGTAGAACTGGAAGACGGCAAGGTTGTAGAGATCGAAAAGAATGTCTGGGAAAATGTTGAATACTTCCCAAGAAAGGTTATCAAGAATGGTAAGACTGAAGAGGAATTGGAAAAGATTGTTGTTGGAACATACACAAACTTACCCATTCGACTTGGTTATGCAGTGACCATTCACAAAGCTCAAGGCTTGACTTTGCCAGAGGTTAATATAGACTTTGGTTATGGAGCTTTTGCTCCTGGGATGGCCTATGTTGCCTTTAGCAGGGCCACTTCTACAAAAGGTTTAAGATTGTTGCGTCCGGTTAAAGAACGTGATATTATCGTAGACCAAAGAATTGTTAAATTCTACAAAGACACATTCCCAGGAAAATTTTAGGAGAAAATAATGGCATCATATTCTCGTCTGGAGCTGGTAGAAAAGTTCCGCAAAGAACTTGAAGTATGGAATCAATGGCAGGTTCCTCGCTCTGAAAAAGCTATGGACACTACCCACATCCAAATGGCCTCTCTTGACGAGATGATGTCTGCTTATGGGTATGTCCCTCGTCGTCTTCCGAACTTCCCAGAAGTTAAAGATGGCCGCTTTGGCTACCAGCTTGCATTCCCTCGGTGTAAAAAGATTTGTCGCCCATTCTTTATCTCGTTACAGGATGCAGTTAGCATCCATAATGGCAATGGGTACAAGGGGAATCCATTCCGTAGGTTGGGGGATCGCATGAGTTTTGCTCTACAGAACCGTATTGTTGAGCAGGTGGCGGTTCAGAGGGACAAGTCTTTAGAAGGTGGTATCAAATCAACTAAGAAGTGGATTAAGTTCTATGAGGAGAACAAAAATGCAGGTTGAAGACTTCACTGACCTGAGCAAGGTCTCAATGGAGAAGCTTTTGAAACTCCGTGACGTGGCTCGCGATTATTATGATGATATGCAGCAAGCAGAGGTTGAAGCGTGGAATCGCCTCAGTGATATCGAGAAAGAATTAGAGGAGCGAAAGAATGCTCAAAAAACTGTTTAATTGGCTATTTGCAAAAGAAGATGAGGCCTCAGAGCACGAAGTCAGGGTATTTGACTTCACAGAACAAGGTCCTGGACATGATATCGCTATACGAGTCATCAATGATGGGGAATACGCAGAGGCAGTGGTTGCCCTGAAACTTGCGGATCTGCCGCCTGCGGTTGGTGACTTCATTGTCGTAGTTATTGATGGCGCTTGGAATACTTTTGTGGTAGAAACTTCAGAATGTGTAAGCCTGACAGTTACTAAATTGACACTGACTCGTTATGAAGGTGCAGAAGATGAAAAATCGTGAAAATATTTGTAAGCTTATTGATGATTTGGAGCGCATCGCAAGACAAGCAACACCAGGTAAGTGGTGGATAGATTCACATGGTCATGCTATGGTTGCATTTTCAACGGAAGATGCTGGCATGGAAACAGTGTTTGTGACAGACGGGAATATGGGTCCGGTTGTGCGCCATGAGAACACAGGTAATCTTTCGGCTTGGCGCAATGATATGGATGCAACATACATTGCGACTGCCTGCCCTCAGAATGTGCTGGCAGTTCTGGAATATCTAAGTTCTGGTGCTAACGCGTGGAATACCATAAGCACTTATATGGAAACTCGCTTGCATGGTGATGCAGCCGCTTTACGTAATGATGTAAGCCGAAAGTTGTTTGATGACGGTTGTCATAGTGCAGCAGTCCATGCAATTCAGTTTATCGAGGCACTGATTGACCAGAATATTGAATTAAAGGCCGAACTGGAGTCTAAATGATCAAAGATTGTTTTGGGAATGAGGCGAGAGTTGGCGACAAGATCGCCTTCTCTCAAGGCAATGCTGGAGCAAAAAAGTGGGAATTCGGGGAGATCACCCGAATAACCGATAAGTGTATATATTTTCGTGGTCGCGCCGGGGGAATGTTCCGTGACTGGCGTGATGATACCGAGCTTCGCCGTGGAGAAGGCGCGTTCGTAATTAATTTAGAAGCGAGAGGACTTAATGAGTAAAGCCGCACTTCCTGTAGAGATCGAATTCAGTTATGACCACCCTACTGCGGGTGTCGTCACCGTCGAAGCACTTTATTCTGTGATGGAAGGCGACCGTAACAGTCGTGAAAGCGATGTAGATTACAACGGTTTCCAAGATTTGGAGTATTATGCTGTATTCTCTGGAGATAAACAGATCTACGTTGACATTCCAGATGATGTCCTATACCATCATTTACGCGAGTATATCCGCAATCTTGAAATTGTAGGCTGCTTCCAGGAAGAGGAGGAGTTTTAAAATGAAACATGAAGTTAAAGTCGTTGAATTCGAATTCGGTAAACACAGAGGTCCAGACTATGTGGCTAAAGTGTTGGCAGAACATCTTGACGAAGGGTATACTATCGTAGGGCAATCTGAAAGCGCTAGATATCTGACCTACACCCTGGTTAAAATTATTCCAATTTCCATGATGGGTACGGTAACAAATGCCGATCACCAAGGGGTCAGTTTCCACTAAGGGAGGGCGTTTGAAGAAGAAAGTGATCATTCTTTATGATTACACTTCGGTCATGGCCCGTCCTTGGTTAGAGGCTGGCTATGAGGTTTGGACTTTTGATGGTCAACATTCACCAGGAGTCACCCGCGAGGGTGACCTTGTTAAAGTCGGGATGTGGTTCTTCCACGACAAGACCGTTCAACAAGCTCAAGAGATCAAAGAAATGGTTGGTGACAATGTTCACATCGTCTTTGGTTTCCCGGAATGTACTCACCTGACCAATGCAGGTTCACGTCATTGGGCTAAGAAAAGAGCAGCAAACCCTAACTTCCAGAAGGAAGCAATGGAACTTTGCCTATTGGTAGAGAAGGTTGGAGATTTATATAATGTTCCGTGGGCCTTTGAAAACCCTGTCGGTGTTCTCTCTTCAATGTATCGAAAACCTGATTACATGTTTGATCCTAAGGATTACGGCGGGTATCTCCCAACCACTGATATACACCCACTATATCCGCACGTATACCCTCCTCAGGACGCGTATAACAAGAAGACGTGCATTTGGATGGGCAATGGCGCAAAACAGCCTGACAAGCTTCCTGTGAAGGAATTGTACAAGGACAATCCAGGCTGGAAGAAGTGTGGTGGCAAATCCACCAAGACTAAAAATATTCGTAGTTGTACACCTCGCGGTTTTGCGGAGGCGTTTTACCAGAAAAATAAATGAGAGGGATAATGGGAAATGGACCGGATTGGGCGGCGTATCGCAAAGGTGGCAATGAAAACCCAAGAGCAGGTTTTGGAAGTAATCGCGGAGGCAAGTTGAGTTATAGTAACAATCGAGCAGAAGAGACCCTGGAATCAGTGCTGTCTGGCACCCGCATCATGGCTGTTCCCGAAATGAGTCTCTCTCTTGAAGCAGCACAGTATTTTAAGATCCGTTCTGCGGTATCCCCGGCGGATGGTATCACCCCGGTAGCAACATACTTGCCCTATTATGATAAGTATGGGAAACTGACGGGATTCAAGAAACGTGACTGGACGTTACAGAAGGAAAAGACAGGACACTTTTCAACTGTTGGTGCTGTGAAGGCATCATCTCAGTTCTTCGGGCAGCATGAAGCCTCTATGGGTGTTGGTCGTAAGCAGATCAATATCGTGGAAGGTGAAGGTGACGTATGCGCCGCATGGCAGGCAGCGTATGAGATGGTTAAGGCTATGTCCACCAGTCCAAAGGCCAGTAAAGGCGTTAAAGACTGGGCGGATAGCATCTTAAAAGGTATCCGTCATATTCAGAACGACGAGGACATTGGAGGTCTTCCGACACTACCCTATGTTGGATTAAACTGTGGTACTGCAAACGCTGTTGATACTTTCGCAAACAACGAGAAGTTCATTCGCAGTTATGAGAAGGTAGTCTTGGGCTTTGATAACGACGAAGCCACAGCATTAGAAAAAGAAAAGAAAATAAAGAAAGGTAAAGAAGCAACCGACGATGTCGCTAGCTTCCTGCTGTCAGAAAACATTTACGTTGTGCGATATCCTAACGAGCGTAATGACCCGGATGGCTTTAAAGACATTCGTGACATGTATGATGCAGGTAAGGTACGCGAGCTTTATGCAATGTTTACCAAAGCAGACGATCGCTATGTTCCTGATAAGCTTATCGGTCTTAAGGATATTACCATTGAGAATCTTCGCAAGAAGAAAAAAGATGGTGTTCCATTACCAGGGCTACCCGGCCTATATAACCTGACCCGTGGCCCCCGTACTGGTGAGCTTTGGACATTGACAGGCCCGTCTGGTGGTGGTAAGTCTACAATCTCTCGTAAGATTGAATACGCGATCATTGATTATCTTCGTGATATGTCAATTCCCCGCCTAGATGGCTGGACCGAGAGTGAGAAAGTAGCCATCATCCGTCTGGAAGAGGATGAAGAAGAGTCTGTAAACAGCTTGTATGCTGAAGAGCTGAAGGTGGACCCTAAGGCATTTGTTGCTGACCCGGAGCAGTTCTTAACCGAAGAGCAACACCTTGAGATTCACCAACGCTGGATTCGGGAAGATAAGATTAAGATCTTTGATCACTTCGGTTCTATCCCGACAGACCAGCTTATTCAGAAACTTAAGCAGATGGTGTTCCTTGATGGTTGTAAATGGATCATCCTCGATCACCTGTCAATGGTAATCTCTGGTCTTAAGTCCGACAACGAACGTCGAGACCTTGATAACATCATGACCGAGCTGGCAGCTTTCTGTAAGAAGTACGATGTTTTCATCTTATCAATCAGCCACATGAAGCGTAAAGAACTTCAGCTTCCGAAAGATAAAGATGGGAATCTATTGCCGTTCTGGTATCCGGTCCGTAAAGAAGACCTGCGCGGTTCTGCGGCCCTTGAACAACTCTCATGGGTGGTTCTGGGTGTTGAACCAGAAGAGCTTCCTGACCGCTCCCGTGGACGTGTACGTATCGTGGTGCTGAAGAACCGCCCACACAAAAAACTGGGTATCGCTGATACAATGGTTATGGATGACAACGGGCAGTTCTCCGATGCTTCCGGCTGGGAATGGGAAGATGGGATGTTCAAGCTTAATGGTGAAGTTATGCTTCGTCCTCAGAGCCTGATCCATCAACTATCCCTGGAAACTCCGGTTGGAAAGGTCAATGTCCCGGCACCTGAGTATAAGCCAACCATCGATCTTGACAGGACCCCCGTTCCTACTCTTGGTCCTGACGATGATACGCCTTTCGCCCCGATAGGATTGCAATACGCAAAACATGCAATTTATGTAATTTAATACCAACTGAGAGGTGGGCGACGGTACAGTCTAGCCCACCTTGAATAGGAGGAATCATTAAAGGTCTGTTTATACTGGATAACGAGGCCGATGGCCTGTTAGACGAAGTAACGAAGTACCATTGTACTTTGCTGAAAGAATTTGGGGTCAACAACTGGAATCTGTTTTTAGACCCCGCACACCCAGAATATGAAAGCGCTGTAGCCTTTGCCAGGAGCAAGAAGGATGTTAACCTTACAATTCGTTCATACGACGAGCTGGAAAGCTTCCTGAAGACGTGTAGGGCCATTGCGTGTCACAACCTGTTTGGCTATGACCTGCGTCTATGGAAGAAGTTATCGGGCATTGAATATGATATGTTCAAAGATCCGAAGTGCATGGGGACGATTGGGGATACACAGGTAAATCTCTACGACACCCTCTCTATGAGCCGTGTGCTTTATCCTGACCGTCCATTACCTAACGGTTGCCCTGACTCTGTTCTTAACCCGGTAACCGGGAAACGAGACCGTGTAGGTCCTCATGGCCTGTTGGCCTGGGGCTACCGCGTAGCAAACAAGAAAGTTCAGATCGATGACTGGCGTAACCAACCATTGTGGGAATACGTTAACCGTGTCTGGGAAGACGTTTTAATCAACGAATTGACATGGCAATCCCTGATCGATGAATCTACAGGTGCTCGCTGGCCTGATGACAAGCAGTTCATGTACAAAGATAAGCCGGAAGGGATGCGGCAGATCAACTGGAAGAACGCGCTACGCCGCCGTATGTTGACTGATTACCTGATGATTGAGCAAGAAATTCAGGGTGTTCCATTCAATAAGCATGAAGCTGAAAAGCTGAGAGACCGTATTGATGTAATGATGAAAGAGATTGAGGAAGAAGTAGAACCTCAACTCCCGCTCAAAGAGATGACGAAGTCTCAACAGCCAAAATTCCCTGCTAATCCTTTTGATGGTGCAGGAAGAATTTCCCATCACGGGTGGAATTGGTTAGAATACAAGCTGGGCTATCCAGTTAATCGTGAAGCGCTGGAATTCAAAGGTCCACCGAAGACGGCGTTTAAAGGTAACGGTGATGTAAGTGCAGCAGGGGAAAGATACTGTATCCAGAATGGTGTTGAAGACCCGGCAGCGATGCCAGACTTCATTAGAAGCCAGATAAAGAAAGAGAATACCCTTGTCCCATTGCCACCAGACCTAATGGAAAAGGCAATTGCCGATCTTCGTGCTGGAAAGATGCCAGACCTGATGGTTCCGATGAAGATCTCGAACCAGGACGACATCAAGAAGTATCTGATCCGCGATGCGGGATGGAAACCAACGCTCTGGCGTGTTAAAGATGTGACGAAAGACCAGTTCAAAAAGACCCGCGATGATGCGGAGGTTGATGGCCTGGTGCGTAAGTACATCGAAGAACTTGGAGAGTCTGAGTATAAATCTCTGATTCTTGAGCACTTAAATAATAGTGACGCAAAGTTCAATATCTCGGAAAACAAGTTCGACCATCGTCATGGTTCTGATCGTGTTTACGAGGAGATCTTCAAGAAGTTCAGACGCAAAGCTCGTCAACTGCCGACGTCACCACAGTTGAAGGATAACTTTGGCAAGCTGTGTCCCAACCTTGAAGTTATCGATGTTCACTTGGCTAAACAGATTGTTAAGTGGCTGTCATTACGTAACCGTCGTTCTGTTCTCGACCCTATTGACGAGGATAAAAACGATACAGGGCTGTTGAATCATCCTCGCCTGGCGATTGATGGAAAACTTCCAGCTCGTTTCTCTGGTATCACTAACACCGGGCGTTGTAAGCACACCATTTGTGCAAACATGCCTAAGCCAGACCCTAAGGTGTTGTTGGGTAAAGAGATGCGTGGCCTCTGGGGTGTTACCGATGAATATTACCAGGTCGGTATCGATGGTTCTAACCTCGAAGGTATGATCGCGGCATGGGGTGCATATCAGTTCGATGGTGGTGAATACCTCCGTATCATGGAAAGTGGAGATGCCCACGCACGAAACGCCGAGGCATACACCAAAGCTTCTGGTACTCTGGTAACGCGTAACGGTGGTAAAGGGGTAACCTACGGCATCATGTATGGTGCTCAGGCAGCTAAGATTGCAGCAATGCTTCACATTTCCCTTGACAAGGCACAGGCGGTAATCGATGCTTTCTGGGATAGTAACTTTGGTTTGAAAGGTCGTAAAGAATGGCTTGAAAACTTCTGGGAAGCAACTGGGAAACGTTATATCCCTGGCCTCGATGGTCGTAAGATTTGGACCCGTTCTAAGCACTCTCTTCTGAATGCTTTCCAGCAAAATGGTGGTGCATCTCTATTCGATCTGGTTGGTATCCTGCTTCACTGGGAACTGATCAAGCGTGGCTGGTATGATGATGACGTTCGTCGCCTGATTTACTACCACGATGAATACCAGCTTCAGGTTCCTAAGAAATACCTGAAGAAGTGGGAGTTTGACACCCTGGAAGAGGCAACAGCTTTCGTAAAAGAATGGGAAGCAAAAGGCCGCGTATTTGACGGGCATGAGTGGAGAAAGGCCGTCAAAGATGAAAATGGTGATAAAGTCAAGGATGCGGAAGGCAATACAGTCTACGAGGGTATTTTTGGAGAGGATGGTAAAATTCACATCCAGTATTGCCCTGTTGGTGAAATGGTTGTAAAATGTGTAGAGAAGGCCGCTCGTATCATGGGAAGCCCCGTGCATATTACAGGAGCATACCTGACTGGACGATCCTGGGCTGATTGCCATTAACGATAGGGGCTTCGGCCCCTTTTTTCATAGGAGAAATCATGTTCCCGAACAAACCTAAAGAAGCAACCCATTATTTTATGTATCCAGGGCATCCTACTCCTGGCGGCAATTGGGCGTACTATGTCAGCTTTTTCAGGAAAGTTGCAGGTGAGTGGATGGTGTACACTACCGATACCGACAATGAGTACCCCGGCTGGTCATTGGCTTCTAGACGCTATAAGAATAAAAGCTTCGAGACCATGATTGAATATTTGCAAGAAATTTAAAAATAGTGTTGACAGCCGTTTCGAATAGCATTAAAGTGTATCACATGAAGACGAGAGACCTCGCTTCAAAATAACTTCACAAACAGGAGAACGAAATGACCGCAAAATATGAAACCGTACCTTACGCTGACTTCGTAAAAGCTCTGAAAGCTCAGTTCGCTGTCATGCAAGCGCTGGGTGCGCTTTACACGGTCGATGTACCGAAAGATGAACTGTACGATCTGTACCTCGACTCTTTCCCGGAAGGCACCAATCTGATGTATAAAGAGCGCCGTGAATATGACTGTAACTGCTGCAAGAGCTACATCCGTACTCTGGGCCGAGTAGTCGCGATTCACAACGGCAAGCTGGTCTCTATTTGGGACGTTAAAGTTGGTGGTTACTACCAAGTTGTTGCCGATGCGATGAAAGCGCGTGTTGAAAGCGCCGAGATCCGCGATCGCTTCTTCCACTTCGAAGGCCGCGTTGGTACTGAGAGCAACGTAGCTCTGCTGGAAAATGGGAAAACCAAAACCTGGACCCACTTCCATCAGGCCCTGCCTCGCGAACTGGTTAAACGTGGTGAAGATATCCCTTCTGCCCTGGGTGAGTACCGTGACAACGCAACTGTGCTGGCACGTTCTCTGAAAGATATCGATATGGACTCTGCCGAAACGGTAATGGACCTGATCAACCAAGGCTCTCTGTACCGTGGTGATGAGAAAAAGCACATTGTTGCTGCCTTTATTAAGGCGAAACGTGCATACGACAAAACGCCGGAAGATCAGCGAATGAACTTCTGCTGGAAACAAAGTGAAACGCTGGGTAAACTGGGCCGCTTCCGTAATGATGTCATCGGTACACTGATGAGCGATCTGGCAGAAGGTATTGATCTTGAAGCCGCAGTGAAGTCCTTTGAAGACAAAGTCTCAGGGACCAACTACAAGCGTACTACAGCTCTGGTAACTCCGGGCATGATCAAGGCAGCACAAGAGAAGGTTGAAGCCCTCGGCTTGACTGAATCTCTGGCACGTCGCTTTGCGGTGACCTCTGACCTGACGATCAACAACGTGTTGTTTGCTGACCGTTCTGCAAAGGCCCAGATGAACGTATTCGAGCAACTGGCAGCGTCAACCAAAAACGCGCCGAAGTCACTGTCGAAAGTAGAAGAGATCAGCATTGAGGATTTCATCAATAACGTTCTGCCGAAAGCGGACACTATCGAAGCGCTGGTTGAAGGTCGTCTGACACCGAACCTGATGAGCCTGGTTGCCCCGGCAAACGCAGGTGCTCCTAACCTGTTCAAATGGGATAACGGCTTCTCCTGGTCGTATAATGGCGAAGTAACTGACTCCATCAAGGAGCGTGTGAAAGCCGCTGGCGGTAGCGTGACTGGTGACCTGCGTGTTTCGTTGTCCTGGTACAACAGTGATGACCTCGACCTGCACGTATTCGAGCCTGGTGGTGGTCAAATTTACTTCGGTAACAAACGTGGTCGCTCAACGGGTACGCTGGATGTGGATATGAATGCCTATGGCAAGTCAGACGCACACCATCCGGTTGAGAACGTTACGTGGGAAAATGAGCGTAATATCACGGAAGGTGTTTACAAGGTTGTTGTTAACAACTATAATAAGCGCATGACTGATCGCGTTGGCTTCGAAGTACAGATGGAATACAAAGGCCAAGTGTTCAACTTTGCATACCCGCAAGCTTTGGGTAATAGCAAGAGCCAGACCGTTGTAACCTTTAAGTATTCTCGTGCGAAAGGTGTTGAAATTGTAGACAGCATCGGGCATACTAAGCAATCTAAAGAAGTATGGGGCGTCTCTACCGAGACCTTCCAGAAAGTTTCTCTGGTGCTGAATTCTCCTAACTTCTGGGATGGTCAGACCAAAGGTAACAAACACTACTTCTTTATGCTGGAAGGTTGCATTAACCCTGACGATACTCGTGGCTTCTACAATGAGTATCTGCGTGACGAGCTGCATGAGCATCGTAAAGTGTTCGAAGTGTTGGGTTCCAAGCTCAAAGCTGAACACTCCACTGATCAACTGAGCGGCCTAGGCTTCTCGTCTACCCAGCGTAACGAGTTGGTTGTGAAGGTTACTGGTTCTTTCAACCGCACCCTGAAGATTAAATTCTGATGAAAACGGGGTTGCAACCAACCCCGGTAACTGATAGACTCGTTGCATGTCTGGAGGGGTTCGCTCCTCCAGAAAATCCTTACCAAAGGATATGCAATGAGTTCGGGTGTGCGTACATAACTGCAAAGAAAATGTTGCACTCCTTTACGTACCGGGCAACTGAACAACAATTGGCTGCGATTCTTGAAGAACGCAGCATACTGAAAAACTAAAAGAGGAGAACAAAAATATGTCAATCATCAATACTACCATCGCAAATACCGCTACCCTGTTCGAACTGGCTACCCGTAAAAAACTGCGTTTTGCAAGCCCGAAAGGTCTACTGACCACAGAAGATCTGTGGGATCTGCCGATGACTGGTAATACCAGCCTGGATACGGTTTCCAAACTGGCTAACCGTGATGTGAAAGCATCTGCTGAAGAAAGTTTCGTTGTCGAGGCCAGTGCTGTAAATGGCGAAGCAAACCTGAAACTGGATATCCTGAAGTACATCATCTCGGTGCGTAAAGCGGAGATCGCGGATCGCCAGGCAGCGAAAGAGAAGGTTGAGCGTAAGCGTAAACTTCTGGACCTGCTGGCAGAGAAGGATAACGAGAAAGATGCAGCGATGTCTCGTGAAGAGATCCTGAAAGAGCTGGAATCTCTGTAATCTGCCCGCCAAGGCCCTTCGGGGCCTTTTTGTGTTGGAGGATAAATGAAAGTAACTGGCAAACAAACTATTGTACAGAATGTGGAAGTAGATATCTCTGATGAAGAGATCATGAATATTGTCAAGGCACAAACACCAGACTACCTCGCAGATGTCCTCACCAAAGAACTGCTGAGGGACTTCATCTATAGATTACCAGCAGATTTTACTGGTGAGCGGGCCGTGTGGGAAACACGTAAAAGAGGATATGAACCGTTTCTTGTACTTGTCCATGTAGACGCCTGGTGGGACTACCACAACAATGTTGGTGTGGATGAAGAAGTCAGACCGCTCACCGAAGAAGAAACGGCAAAATATAATATGATTTGCGGTTTGCGGGACTACATTAAGGAGCTGCAAAAATAATTCAAAAGCCTCTTGACTTCATGGTTGAGGGGCTTTATTGTTATGGAAGCTAAATAACCTGGAGGGTGTATGTTAGAGGCAATCAATTATTTCTTTTTAGTTCTGGCAGCAGTGGCCTGTGTTTCTTGTGCCTTCGGCGCTGTCTTTTCAAAAGATGAAACACACCGCACGGTGTACGTAGGTTGTGCAGTCATCAACGCTGCTTTTACGGTGCATCTCTGGAGTATCGCCCTATGAAGCTTTCACATTTTATTTATGCAGTGTTAGGCCTTATGGCCCTGACCATGCTGACAACGTTGGGGCTTTCATTTACAGCAGACCATGAGCAACAAACAAAAGAAATTTTGGGAGCAGGTTTCGGTATGTTTATGCTTGAATTCTTCCTGCTTCTTTTGGGCGGTGTGATTGTCGATACTTCCGGCTGGTAAGGAGAAATAAATGCGTGGATTCATGCCTTGGGTGCGTCCGTTGGTTATTGTGATTGTTGTTGCAGTTGTCGCCTACATATCGCTTGACATCGCAGATAACGTGACCCATAATTGCAAGCCTAACGGTGAGCAACGCCTTGCTAACTCGGTTGATGGTGTTATCGTTGAGAACAAACTGATCTGCGACGGTGGTCGAGTGAAGTGGTCTCGCTACTAAATTCTGACTAAATAATCTCAAGAGGAGATTCAAATGAAAAAGATTATCCTAGCCGCCCTGCTCGCGCTTTCTTGCTCTGCACAAGCAACAGAGTTTTATCCTGAAGCAAACCCGAATGATATTAACGAGTCCGTTGATAGTGAACTGGCAAAGTCCCTACTGAAACGCGACACCCTTGAATTGAAAATTAAAATCGCAGAGCTTGAAGTGGAACTTGCCAAAATGAAGAAGACTCAAGTTCTATACAGCATTGCCCTTGAATCAATGGAGAAAAACAAATGACGATTACTCGCGGCCTTATCTTCG